AAGAATTTAATAAACAAGGCAAGGAAGTGTTTCCGCATATTATTGCCATACCCCCAATTCCAGGACGTATGATTATCTTTAAAAGTAACATACTACATACAGCTACACCTTTTAAAGATTTACCTAGGTTTACACCTACAATTAAATTTGTACCTTATGATCCTGAAATACATAAAGAAGGTCCTATAAGACTGAATATGAAAGAAACCTATCCCTGGAGGAACTTATGATTAAGAAACATTATTATAGTTGGCAAGACGTTGAAAAAATGTGTGTAAGCATTGTTAATCAAATGTACAAAGATAACTGGCGACCTGATTACATTATAGGTATTACTAGAGGTGGTAATGTACCTGCTACTATTATCAGTAACATGACCGGTATACCTTGCGAAGCACTTAAAGTTAGTTTACGTGACGACAGTCGCGACAGTGAAAGTAATCTTTGGATGGCGGAAGATGCATTTGGATACAATGACGGTACAGTAATTACAGGTGGTCCGTTACATAAGAACATACTTATTGTAGATGATATCAACGATACTGGTGCTACATTTAATTGGATCAAAGAAGACTGGGCTTCAGGTTGTATGCCAATGGATCCTAAGTGGAATAGTATATTTGGTAACAACGTTCGCTTTGCTACACTAACTGAAAATCTAGCAAGTGATTGTAGTGATGTAAGTTATACATGTCACGAACTTAACAAAGCAGAAGAAGATGTATGGTTAGTTTATCCTTGGGAAAATGTAGGCGAGTATGGCAACTAATATAGGTTGGTGTTGGGCAGGTGGTTTACCTGAGCTATTGGTATTAGAACCCGAACGCATTAAGACACCAAAAATAGTTAATAAAGAATATAACAAACGTGGAATTATTGATTGTCCTTCTTACCAAGGATTTTATAGTAACATGTTTGTACTAAAGTCGCCTATTGCATTTGACGTTGAACCTCAAGACGGAACTGTTCGCATTACTTCTAAAGAAGTTGATGAACAAGAACTACATAGTTTGTTTGTTGTACACCGTCCGGAAGAAATGTACGACACTAAAAAGCCAATGTTTCAACTTAACTTAAACTATTTGTTTGTTGCAGACGAGCCGTGTTTAATGGAAATACTTCCGCCATTTATGCATGACGATAAGTTTCCAGGTGAAGTTGTTGGTGGAAGTTTTAACATTCATAGTTGGATAAGAACTATTAGTTGGGGCTTTGTATTCAACAGTACACGTACTAAACTAAGCATTAAGCGTGGCGACCCGTTGTGCTACATTAAGTTCACTACGCCTAACTTGACAAATAAGGTCAGTTTAGACGAGTGTATACTTACTGACGAGTTAAAAAGAGAACTTGATCGTAAAAGATTCTTGACAAACTTTAAAAAAGGTGGTATAATTAACTTAATGAGTAGAGCATTAAAATTGCGTCCAAAAAAATTAATTAAAAAGGAACCAAGGATATGAGAGCAGATACACTTGAAGTAGCACAGGCAGAAGGCAGAGCACCGTGGGATAATGTTGAAATTAGCACTCGCGAATTTATTGTGTACAAAGATGCTTACCCTGTAACTGACGGACATATTCTTATTGTACCTCGTATAGCTGATGGCGAAAGTATTATGAAATGTTTTAACTTTGGTATTACTATGGGTTACGATAACGTAGCAAGTGATAAAACAAATATTACAGGTTATAACATGGGAATTAATATGGGAGAGAGTGCAGGACAAACTTGCATGTATCCGCATGTACATCTTATTTTTAGACGTGATGGCGACACAGAAGATCCCAAAGGCGGAGTACGTGGCGTTATTCCAAATAAACAAAAGTATAATACAACTCGTCCAATGGCTTACCTAGAAGGAGATTGCGTGTAATGAGAACTGCCGCAATAGGTTGTAGTCATACATCAGGATATCACGTTGCTGATATACCAGAACATCCAACAATGGAGAACTGGCCATTTAGTGGCAAGTGGCACGATAACAACTGGGCAGAATACTACATTAACGACAAAGGCAATGACGGAGTTATCTTTGCTAATCCTCAACACGGGTGGTGGTCATACTCAGAATGGTTGAGCCATCTGTTTCAAACATATGACGACATTGGTGAAGTTGTTGTGCAAATGACATACTGGAATCGTTTTAGATTAGCAGTACAATATCCAATGCACTACGAAAATCTTATTCCTCTTGATATATTATATACCAAAGACACTACTAAAGGAAAAATTGATTGTTGGTTTCCAAAGAATGGAACTGAAGATAATAAGGTATGGGATATTCCAATGCAGGCTTTTAAAGAAGACTTTCAAACAGAATTACCGTTTGTAGTTAGATACGATCCTGAATTTAAAATAGACGAACCTGACCTTAGATCAATACCTTACATGACTGTAAAGACACATATGGAAATTATGAGCCTGAAAGCACAACGTGAATGGTTTAAGGAGATATATATTTTACAAGAGATGTGTCGACAGAAAGGCGCAAGTCTAAAACTGTTTGGTCTGAACAGTTGGACTTGGATACCTAAGTTAAAAGAAATGAACAAGTACTTTGATTTTAACTATATTCAAGTTGCAGAAGATACTGTAGAAGATTGGTTTCTACAGAAAAAAGACATCAACGTGGGTACGCATACACTCGACGGTGAACATTTTGATAATGAATTACACAAGATGATTGCACTAGAGTATATACCATCCCAATTTAGAAAGGAAGATAAATGAGAGAACAACTACTAGAAGCGGCAGTTAAACATGCAGAAGGACAAATTGCAGTACATAAAACAAACGTCGAAGTGTATTTGAATAATCCTGCAGGTATCGGTGAACATAGTGACATCGTTGAAACAATTCAAAAAGAATTGGATTTGTTAGCAAGTGCTGACGATAGATTAGAAATGCTCAAAAAGTATTTTTAAGTGTATTTTATACTTGACAAAAACCTAAATACTTGTTATAATATATATAACATTGAAGGCAATCCACTGCCAGAACATCGGAGAAGTAAATGAGTAAAGTAGAAGAAATTAAAGCTCGCCTAGTACAAGCAGACATGCGTTACTGGGCGGGTGACAACATTAGTAAAGTATTGCATACAGGCGATAAGGAACAACTTATTGACGAAGCAACTGTAGCATTTGAAGAGGTGCTAGACGCACTATTAATTGATCGATACAACGATCCTAATAGTAAAGGCACAGCAAGACGTCTTGCTAAAATGTACTACAATGAAATTATGGTAGGACGCTATGAGCCTTCTCCAAGTGCAACAGCATTTCCAAATGATAGTGATGACCGCTATGATGGTATGCTAGTAGTACGTAGTGAACTTAAAAGTATGTGTTCGCATCATCACCAGCCAGTAGCAGGGGTTGCATACATTGGTATTATTGCCGCAGACAAATTAATTGGTCTAAGCAAATACACACGTATTGCACAATGGTGTGCTAGACGTGGTACGCTACAAGAAGAACTTGCAAACGATATTACTAAAGAAATTCAAAAGGCAACTGATGCAGAACACTTAGGTGTTTATATTCAAGCAACACACGGTTGTTGCGAGAACAGAGGCATTATGGCAACTAGCAGTCTTACACAAACAACTGTACTTAAAGGTAGTTTTAAAGATGATGCCGGTACAAAGAAAGAGTTCTTTGACAATATTAAACTACAACAGGAGTATGCGAAATGACAGACGGGCCTTTAAAACACGCAACAGAAGCGGGACTAAACGTTGGCAACCTTAAAGGGGTTGTTAAACAAGAGTTTATTACGTATCGTGTTACAGACGGTATGCTACGTAAAGAAACAGTTAAACGTAGATACTTTGGTAGTGACTATCATGACTCTACAACTACTGAACCATTAATGAAGGTTGTATAATATGCCAATACCAGAAAGAGTAATTATGCCTGCGGCAAAAGACCCAGGTAAAGGACACTTTTATGTTAGCTTGGTAAAAAGTGCAATCCGAATTGTAGCAGGTTACTTTTTAATTACAGGTAATTTTGTAGTTGCAGGTGCATTAATTATTGGTGCAGAAGTACTTGGCATTGTTGAGGAGATGGTATAATGAAGCTAAGATATTCAGAAGCATTTTATAGTGTACAAGGCGAAGGCAAGTTTGTAGGAGTACCTAGTGTATTCCTACGTACCTTTGGTTGTAACTTTCGTTGTATGAACTTTGGACTGAATAACGAACCTAGTCGTGCTGAAAAGCAAAAGCAAGGTGTTATTCATAATCAAGAAGTAAAAGATTTGTTAAATGATGGTATTATTGCAAAGACTGAAAAGTTTACAGACTTGCCTATTATACACACAGGTTGTGACACTTATGCAAGTATCTATCCTGAGTTTAAGCACTTTAATAAACAAGCAGATGTCGACGAAGTAGTTGAACATTTGCTTTCGCTCACTCCAAATGGTAAGTGGGTACAAGATAATGGTCAAGATGTACATTTGATTATGACCGGCGGCGAGCCGTTGTTAGCGTGGCAACGATTATACGTAGAACTATTTGAACACCCACGTATGGCGGATTTAAAAAATGTTACATTTGAGACAAACACTACACAACACTTACACCAAGATTTATTCAACTATCTTAACGATCAAGAAAGAATTTCTGTTACATGGTCTTGTTCCCCTAAACTTAGCGTTTCAGGAGAATCTTGGGAAGATGCTATTAAACCTGATGTTGCTAGTGAGTATAACTTGCTTGACTGTGGTGACATTTATCTCAAGTTTGTTGTCGCTACTCAAGCTGACTTTGAAGAAGTTGAAAGAGCTGTCGATGAGTATCGCAAAGCAGGGGTGGAATGTCCTGTGTATCTTATGCCGTTGGGTGGACGTTCGGAAGAATATGTCCTCAATGTTAAACAAGTTGCCGAAGCGTGTATGGAAAAAGGATGGCGATTTACCCCAAGACTCCACATATCCTTATTCGGAAATGCATGGGGAACTTGATGCATACAAAAGTGAGCAACATAAAAAAGCTATGAAGGCTACAATTAACAAACCTCTTGATCAAGAGTTAAGAGAAAAAGGACTAATATAAAGGATACAATATGATTGATAAACTTAAAAATATGTTTAAGAAAACGGAACCTGTAACAGGTGAACCTAATTCGAGAGCAGTACTAGAAAAAGAAAAGGCGGCGGCTACTAAAGCTAAGAAGCCTTGGGTTGGTGTACTTGATACACAAGTTAACCCTACAGATATTAAGAACGGATTCTTTGAACTTGATTGGAATAACGAGTTTATTGAACAACTACTTGATGCTGGATACAAAGGCGAAACTAACGAAGAAATTGTAGATGGTTGGTTTAAAGACGTTGCAAGAACTATTTTAACAGAAGAAGGTCATAATCCTAAAAGAGAAGCAGGCCATATTAAGATAGAGAAAAGGGCTGACGGCAAAAGTGAAGCATTTTAAATGGAAATATATTAATCCTATCCAAGGGTTAGATACTCGGTCGTTAAACGTTATTACTGAAAAGACAACGTTACATACCCGAGAGTCTAGTAGTAAGCCTGATTGGATTAGTGCAATTAATACAGAAACCATTGTTAAGAACAAAAAGAACAGTCTTCTTATTGTTGTAGGTGAAAGCTGGTCGTACGGTGAAAACTTTGCCGGAGTAGAAAGCGGTCTTGGTAACGACAGTCTAACATATCGAATTAATAATTCGTTTGCAGGACATTGTGCAAAAGCATTAGATAGTGATTTATTGTTATCAGCAGTTCCTGGTAACTGTAACCAAAACATGATACACGACTTAGATAGACTGTTAGAAGAATATGCTATACACTACGAAGAAATTAAAGTAATATTACAATTAACTAGCCCGGGCAGAGATCAATCTAAAATTGAAGATTGGTATCAAACGTTAGAACATTACAATACATTATACTCTGAAACACAAACACTAGATAAAAAAATGTCTGATGTTGAATGGTTTAAACTGTACGACACAATGATGTTAAAAGAATTCAATCGTATCATTACATCACATACAAATGTAGAAGGTCTAGTTTGGAAGAATTTCAATCCATTTATGGTTGACTTTGCTACAGATTCGTGTACAATAGTAGTATGTCCGTGGGTTAGATTAACTGCACAGATGCATGGTAGTGTTTTTGAATTGCCTGTTATTAACGAAGCAGGTTGGTGGCAAGAGCATTATCGCAAGTATGAGAATGTAGAGAGTGATAGTAACTATATAATGAAGCAACTAGATAATTTAGAAAGTAGTAATACACTACTAGGCAACAGTAGCATTAATGGATTTCATCCTAAAGAAGAATTTCATATGCTATGGGCAACTTACTTATTAGGCAAAACGGAGTGGACAACAATATGAAATACGTACTAGTAGATACAGCAAATACTTTTTTTAGAGCAAGGCACGTTGTACGTGGCGACTTGGATACTAAAGTTGGTATGGCTTTTCACATTACATTAAACAGCGTGAAGAAAGCATGGGAAGACTTTAATGCTGATCATATTGTATTTTGTTTAGAAGGACGCAGTTGGCGTAAGGATCATTATGCTCCTTACAAAGCAAACCGTAAAGAAACTAGAGATGCAATGAATCCTTCACAGGCACAAGAAGAAAAGATCTTCTGGGAAACGTTTGATGCATTTAAAGACTTTGTTACAGACAAGACTAACTGTACTGTTATGCAACATCCTGAGCTAGAAGCAGATGACTTAATTGCAGGTTGGGTACAACATCATCCTAATGATGAACATGTTATTATTAGTACAGATGGTGACTTTGCACAACTTATTAGTCCTACTGTAACACAATACAATGGTGTAAGTAATACTATCATTACACACGAAGGCTACTTTGACGATAAGAAGAAGAAGCCTGTAATAGATAAAAAAACAGGTTTAGAAAAGCCTGCACCTAATCCCGACTACATGTTATTTGAAAAGTGTATGCGAGGCGACACTAGTGACAATGTGTTTAGTGCTTATCCAGGTGTACGTAAAAAAGGCACTAAGAACAAAGTAGGTCTACAAGAAGCATATGCAGATAAAGATACTAAAGGCTACAATTGGAACAACATGATGCTACAACGTTGGGTAGATCATAACGGTACAGAACATCGTGTACTAGATGATTACAATCGTAATGTTATCCTTTGTGACTTAACTGCACAACCGCAGAACGTTAGAGACAAGATTGATAACACTATTATCGAAAATGCACAACCTAAGAATATATCACAAGTTGGGCTACGACTAATGAAGTTCTGTGCATTATATGACATGCAACGAATTAGCGACAATGCACAATCTTATGCTAAACCATTACAAGCGAGGTATCCAGTACTATGACACGACTTAAAGCAAACGAAATATTAAAGAATAAATTTTGGATTATTGAAGATACGGATTCAAATGAAAAGAAAGGCACCTTGTCAAAAGATGCTGATAACAAATATATGTATAGTTGTGAAACAGGAACATACATGTATGACAACAAAAGTGTTGTAGAAAAGAACCTTGGAACATTAGTATGGAATAAAGCAACCGTTAGCAATTCCGAGAAAGCTGACGACAAACTAATTTACGGTTTGCCTACAAGTGCTAGTCCGTTTAATTCAATGTTTGATGTTAAAAGAAAGTTTGGATTATTTACAAAGAGTAAAAAATCAAAGAGCTTGTATGCGGCAGGTTATTTTTGTATTCACTTTGACAAAGGTTGGGTCAAGAGTTTTTGTCCTAAAATGGTAACCTTAGAGTCATACGAATATAGAGGTCCGTTTAAAACAGAATTAGAAATGCGACAGGAGTTATCACGTGCCAACCGTTAACCCCTTAAATACAATTCCGTTACAGCAGTTTATTGACAAGGTCAAGACTGCTGACAACACACAAGAGAAACAAATCACTCTTAATATACGAGATGCAAAGAACTTAGCACTAACCCTAGGTAGTGTAATGAGTCGCTTACACGGCGAATTAGAAGCTCTAGTACACCAGGAAAAGAACGCTGAAGAAGTCATTAACGTAACTGTTGATGGTGGCGGACAAGGTTGGAAGTAATCAAATAAACTACGCATATAACTCGCTCAATTAGATAAATACTAATGGAGAGAGAATATATATGAGTAGACCTAAACCTAACGTATTGCTAGAGCATGTAAATAAAAAGTCTTATAAGAGCGAACAAGTTCTTGAGGCAGAAGCTATTTGGGCTGTATTTTACAAAGACAAACCTTTTAATTTAAAATCCTCGAATGTGTTAACTAACTATCCAGGACCTAAATATAAAAAAGTTAGTTTTTCAAATCCCGGCCATGCACACAATTTAGCAAGTAAACTTAATGAGCTCTTCACCACAGAAGATTTTGCAGTCGTAAAATTGATATCCGGCACAATAGTAAAAGAAGACTAAGATGAACTGGAAAGAAACCTATACTAAGGTATTCTTAAAACAGGCGGGTATTAGCATTGGTGAAAGCACGTTAAAAGAATACATGCCTCTTTGGTGGCAGAATACAAGAGAACGTTCATCCGGTGGGCTTCGCTTAACTGACGATGGACTGATGTTTCTCTCAGATAAATTGGAATTAGCAGTATACGAAATTCCGTTTCCGCCTGATTTTAAAATAACTACCCAAGTTATACTGTTCTTAGATAAGTTTATCGACTGTCCTTACTACATAACTAACAAGCATATTACTGTTACAAGCGAAAAAAAGAGCATGGAATTGCACCTTTTTAGCGGAGATGTACGCAAGTATGGACTAGCAAAAGCTCTAAAACGGACAGATGAAGAATTAAACCCTTGATATTACTACATTCTTTTTCTTAAAATAATTGCATTTTCTGGTTGACCTTTTGGAAACGAGGTGCTATAATATATACATACTTAGAAATTAACGTATGGCACTGATAACAGAAGAGGAATATAGCATGGAAAATATAGCAGTTAGAACAGTAAGTCCAAACTCTGCAAAGAAGAGCATTGTTCGGGCTTTTAAAAAGAAGCGTCCTATCTTTATTTGGGGAGCACCAGGTATTGGTAAGTCAGACATTGTAAGTCAAATATCAACCGAAATTGATGCTTACATGATTGACATTCGTTTATCATTATGGGATCCTACAGATATTAAAGGTATTCCGTTTTATAATTCAACATCAAATACTATGGAGTGGGCGGCACCAGCTGAACTTCCATCAAAAGCATTTGCTAAAAAACATAAGTTCATTGTGTTATTCTTAGACGAAATGAACTCAGCGGCACCAGCAGTACAAGCGGCGGCTTATCAATTAATTCTTAACCGTAAGGTTGGTACTTATGAACTACCTGATAACGTTCTTATTGTAGCGGCTGGTAACAGAGATGCTGACAAAGGCGTTACTTATAGAATGCCTGCTCCGTTAGCAAACAGATTTGTTCACTTAGAACTTAAAGTTGATTTTGACGACTGGTTCCAGTGGGCTGTTTTAAACAACATACATAACGATGTTGTTGGTTACTTAACATTTGCAAAGAAAGACTTATACGACTTTGATCCAAAAAGTCCAAGTCGTTCATTTGCTACACCGCGTTCTTGGTCATTTGTATCCGAACTACTAGAGGATGATGATGACGAGAATACCACTACTGATTTAGTTAGTGGTACAGTTGGCGAAGGACTTGCTGTAAAGTTCATGGCCCATCGTAAAATTGCTTCTAAGCTACCTAACCCAACAGATATTTTGAACGGTAAGGTTAAGACTTTAGACACACGAGAAATCAGTGCCATGTATTCCTTGACTGTGTCTTTATGCTACGAGCTTAAAGAAGCGAACGATAAAGGCAATAAGAAGTTTGACGATATGGTTAATAACTTCTTAAGGTTCTCAATGGACAACTTTGATACTGAATTAGTAGTAATGGGTATCAAACTAGGCCTTACACAATATCAACTTCCAATCGATCCAGACGAAGTTGAATGTTTTGATGAGTTCCATGAAAAGTACGGTAAGTATATTACTGCCGCACAGGCAAGCTAACTAGGTTAGGGGTAGAGTATTTTCGGTGCTCTACCCTTATTCTTTGGTTGACAAACGTATTAAATAGTAGTATACTATAAGAACAATAAGGGAAAGGGAACAGGCACATGACATCAGCAATTACTTTAGAACCGCAAACTACAGAAATAGAAATTACCCAAGAACTTCGTGAAGAAGTATTGGATAGGATTATTGTAGCAAGAGTTGGGTTACTACTACGTCATCCATTTTTTGGTAATATGGCAACACGTCTTATTATTAAAGAAGCAAGTGATTGGTGTCCTACTGCGGCAACAGATGGTCGTCATTTGTTTTATAGTGTTCCTTTCTTTGCTAAGATGTCTAACAAAGAGATTGAGTTCGTAATTGCACATGAAATTTTGCATTGTGTATTTGATCACATGACAAGACGTGAAGATAGAGATCCACAGATACATAATATTGCGGCAGACTATATTGTAAACAATACACTAGTACGTGATCGTATTGGAGAAAAGCCTAAAGATATTAAAATATTCCAAGACTTTAAATACGAAAAATGGACCAGCGAAGCAGTATACGATGATATCTTTGAAAAGTATGACCAAGATGAATTAGATCAATTAGGTAAACTACTTGACGAACATATTGATTGGGATAAAGATAGTGATTCCGGTCAACCTAGTCCAAAGAGCGGAGGTGGTAAAGGTAATAATCCTAAGCCTTCATATTCAAAAGAAGAACTTAAAAAGATACGTGACGAGATTAAAGAGAACATGTTGTCAGCGGCACAAGCGGCTGGTGCAGGTAATGTTCCTGGTGAAGTTGAACGTATGATTAAAGAACTTACAGAGCCTAAGATGACTTGGCGTGAGTTACTACGTATGCAGATACAAACTACTATACGTAATGATTTTACATTTAGTCGTCCTTCACGTAAGGGTTGGCACATTGGTGCAATATTACCGGGTATGAACTTCCAAGAAACTATTGATATTTGTATTGCTATAGATATGTCAGGTTCAATTGGTTCTGTACAAGGTAAAGACTTCCTAAGTGAAGTACAAGGTATTATGTCAGAGTACCAAGACTACAATATTAAGATTTGGTGTTTTGATACTAAGGTATATAACGAACAAGACTTTAGTGCAGATCAAGCAAGTGATATAAACGACTACCAGCTTATGGGTGGAGGTGGTACAGACTTTACTACTAACTGGGAGTACATGAAAGAAAATGATATTCTTCCTAAGAAGTTTATTATGTTTACAGATGGTTATCCTTGGGATAGCTGGGGTGATGAAGATTATTGCGAAACAATTTTTGTTATTCACGGACACCACGATAAAAACTTGCAGGCACCTTTTGGGGTTACTGCACATTATGAAGAAGGAAATTAGTGCTGAATAAAAACAAGACCCCTAATGCATTTGATTTTTTTGATATAAGAGAATCAAAAACTGCTCCTAAACACTACGAGTTCTGCAATATTGCACCTCGTTATAACATGGAAGATTCTATACGTAAATGGATCGCCCATAATTTAAAGGGCAGGTATTATATTGGTAGAACATTATCAATAGTAGAAAACGGTCCAACTGCATATACACCAACACTTAGAATTGGATTTGAACAACATCGAGAGCTTAGTTATTTCATGTTGGCGTGTCCACATTTAAAATACAATTAAATACAAAGAGTAAATAATACTAGCATATAACTGAAGTATGTTTGTTATGATCAAAACAAGGAGAATATAATGTCAGAAGATACAACAAAGGTTGCATCAACACCAGTAGCAGGAAATGATGGCGCAAGCCAGGCTCCTATGCCGGGTGGTGCTCCAGCAACACAGGCCGGTGCAGAACTAACTGTACAAGACCTAGGTGTTTTGAAAACTATTATCGAAGTTGCACAGAGTCGTGGAGCATTTAAAGCTACTGAACTCGAAGCAGTTGGAAAAACGTTTAATAAATTAGACACGTTTCTAACAACGGTACAAAATCAACAAGTAGGCGAATCAGCTAACGCACCGGCACAACCGGCAAAAGCACCAGGTGAAGTATCTAGTGCAGACGCATCAGCTGTATTAGGCGCTTAACAGGAGAAAATAAAATGGCTTTAAAGCACATTGGAAGACTAACTAAGACAGGACGTAAAGTTGCTGTCGCATTTAGAACACTACCAGACGATCCAGAACATTGTTTAGTAGTACAAACAGAAAACTTATCAGATCAAGATCATGATACATTAATGAATCTAATTGAGAGTAATGCAGGACAAACTGCTGAAGAACTAGCAGATGCAATGCAAAGGACTCAATTATCAGATGGTAGTACTATGTTACCAGCTTTTCACTCAAAAGGAAAGTTAACAAAAATACCAACTGCTGAGATTACAATGACACCTGATAATACTGCAACTATTATATTAAGTGAACTTAATAAAGTAATTGCTGACCAAAAAGGCGTTACTATCTCTGATTTAGCAGTAGGCGGAAGCTCTGTTAAAGAAGTAGGTAGTGCAAGTGCTCCAACAACTCCAGCGGCACAAGCTGAAGCAGTTGCGGCAAAAGATGCACCGTTGACAGACGATGATCTTGCAAAGCAATATAGAGCTGATGCTGATCGACTATTTAAAGAAGCAACAGATCTACGTAAACAAGCGGACGAACTGGCACCTGTTAAAAAGGCGACCGGCCGTGGCAAGTCGTAAGAAGAGGCTTCCACAAGACGTAATAGCTAAATGGCCTGAAGTATTTAAAGATATTGATATCGATGCCATTCCGCTAGAATATGTAGAAAGCATTACTGTACACTTCCATAACGGTAAAAAATGGGAGATTCAGATACGAGATAAGTCTTTAGTAGATCCTTTAAAAGAGGTCGAACGATCGCTTAACGAACTATTTGATACATACAGTACTGCTATCAAAAACGTTGATTTCCGGGTAGATTCAGAACGTGTTAAGAATGACGTGCAGAAGCGTACTAAACAGTTTTTGAAGAAGCGGAAGTAAATTAGCTTAATGGCATAAATACATACATAAGATACTAGGAGTGCTATAAATGGCTTTAAGATTAAGACGAGGAACGAACGCCCAGAGGGGCCTTATAACTCCCTTAGATGGTGAGTTGATCTATACAACAGATACTAAAAAGCTGTATGTAGGTGATGGAACCACAGCAGGCGGATTAGCAGTTGATACAGCTGGTACGTTTCTTGGTGCTGACTTAGATCTAAATAATTATAATTTAAACGGTACAGGTAATGTAAACATAGCAGGAAACATTACTGCTACTGGTAATATTACTACAGACGGCAATTTAACTATTGGCGGCAATATTACTATTGGTGATTCATCTGCTGATACTATAAATTTATCAGCTAAAATTGAATCAGATATTATACCAGATGTTGATGGTGCTAGAAGTTTAGGTGCTCCAACACAAAGGTTTGCAGGCGCACACCTTAATACACTTACTGTAACTGATCAAATTGATGCACTTAGTATTAATGCTAACGTCATTGGTAATGACTCTACTGTATTATTAAACGTTGCTACCGGCGCTGTTCAAGTGTCAGGAGAGCTAACAGGTACAGTTAAAGCAAACGATGCTACAACTTTTTACAACCCAGCACTAAAATCAGTTAACGCAGGAACAGGTACATTTACAGGTACTGTTGTTGCTCCAATGTTCCAAGGTATACTTGACGGTGACATGACAGGCTCAGTATATGCTGACGATAGTACTGCACTAATTGACGGTGTTGGCGGAACTGTATTACTTGATAACGGTTCAATTTATGCCACGGGTGATACATTAAGAATTAGAAACGGACTTAATATTAAAGTAGGTGACGTTACTGATTCAAATAGTACAGGCTTACAAATTACTACAGTAGACGGTAGTCCTCCAGTTGATCTAGTTACTCTAGGACAAAGTAGCTTTGGTGGTGTAAGTAAATTTACATTCACTGCTAGACATGGTGATATACAAACTCCGGTACAGGGTACAGCAGGCGACTACTTAGGTGCGTTTAGTGCTCAGAGTTATGATGCGGCAACAGATGCACAGGTTCCAGCAAGTGTTATTACTTTCCAAATTGATCCAAATACAACAGCGGCAAACGATACTGCCAAAGGTAAGATAATGCTTATCAATAACAACGGTACAGGATCAGCACCAGACTTAGTTGCAACAAGTATTTCAGCAGATGGTAGTATGGCTATTGCTAATACTATTTCATATGTGCCTCTAGCTACATTAGACGTTAATGGTTTTGCAAAATTAAAATCACTAGCCACAGAACCAAACACACCAACACTAGGTATGATTGCAGTTGCTGACAGAGCAACATGGGATCCAGTTAGTGTAGGCTCAGGTAACCCTTATCCTGTGTTCTATGACGGTGCGGCTTGGGTCAAGTTAATAGCTTAATTCACAACTAGAATCATAACAACAATTATCAAATAAGTAAGTATATGCTTACGCTATTCACATCTGGAAGTACAGACGAACCTAAGATTGTATCGCACAAATGGTCGTACATTAATCGTTGTGCCCAAAAAAGTGTTGACGAAATTGGTCTAACTAAAGACGATATAGTACTTGATGTGTTTCCTGCAAACACTATAGCACACTACACTATAACCGCTCTGCCAGCTTATATAAGCGGCGCACAGTACGTTTGTACAGCATTTAATGCTCACACCTACCCTGAGCTTTTTAATAGCGTTAAACCGACGTTTATAGCGTTAATACCGCGTCACTTAGAACTACTACAACACACAAAGGGATTTAAAGACTTAGATATGAGTTGTGTACGTTACATGGCTACAGGTTCAAATAAAGTAGAACAAAGTTTTATTGATGCGTTTAAAGAACGTGGTGTACAAGTTGTAGCTAATTGGTATGGCATGACTGAATTTCCACCGCCGGTAATGATTGGGTATGATAGTCCTAATTTTGACTTTAATACTATTAACACAATGGATACGCATGTAATGTTTAATCCGTTAACTGCTACTTCTAAGTTAGGCGAATGTATTATTAACGGTCGCTCTACAGGTGATATATTTGATATGGAAACTAAAACATTTTCACATAGAGTAAAGACAGCAAAAGGACGTACTTGGAAAAATGCGTTTTAGATTACTAACCAAAGACGACACACCTCTTGTTCAAGAATTTTGCAACTCACAACAGTACAGTAATAACACCTCACTTGAAAAAATGAAATGGAATAGCTGTCCGTTATGGACTGCGGCTCTAGTTGATAATAAAATTGTTAGTATTGCTGGTACACACGAACTTCCTGAAGTTAGTCCAGATGCATATAGATGTTTATTCCGCGGAGCTCAACTTCCTGGATTTACACTAGGCACAGGTAGAGATATTTTTAAAACAGGAATACAATTAAGCCAGTTATTAAATTTACAAATTAAATGGGCGTTAGAACAAAACCCTAAAGCTGAACTTTACATTAGTACTAATATAAATGACGATGGCGGCAAGAGTAAACGCATGAACGATATTATGATGCCACTGTTAGCAAAACGTGGTATATGGACTCTTGAAAAAGAGATAATGTTGTATAATGTTCCACAGAATTTGTGGCGTATTGATGTTAAGAAGTATACGGAAGTTCGCGAGCATTCGCTAAAGTTCTAAAACTATATTTGCAAAATAACACTTGTTTTGTTGCAGGCAATTTAACATTGTTAACTTTATCAAAACTTTTCCAGTACTCTGTATGTTCTAATTTGCTAGTCTTATAATGCATTGATAAGAAGTCTGCTAAGTGTTCGTATAGTGCAGTCCATACTCGATTAAACTTTTTGCTTCCTTTAGGATCATCTAAAAGTTTTTCTAACATCATTACAGGTCCGTGTACTAAAAACAAACCTGTTGCTTCAAGAGGTTCTAAAAATCCGCAACTTAGTCCTAAACTTAATACATTCTTTTTCCAAGGTTCTGGATTATAACTGTTTTTAATAGGAACTACAAAAACTTTATCTTTTTTAATACCAGGTGTTTTTGCAATAAATTCTTTTTTAGCATCTTCAACATTAATCATCTTAGAATTAAATGCATATCCGTTACCTGTGCGTTCTTGTATGCTTACACGCCAACGCCAACCGTAGTCCATACTAAAAGTTTGTGTATATGGTAATGGTTGTTCGCCTTCTAAATATGCTCCTGGTCCACATACTGCATAATCATTGATTAATGCTTTATGTTTTTTATATTCAACACCTAGTTTACCTCTAAGTAAACTTTTAAATCCTGTACAATCAATATATAGATCTGCTGTATAATATCCGTTTTCGCATTTTATACCTGTAATACCGTTATCATCAGTGTCAACAGATACAACTGTATCGCTTATATGTTTAACACCGTTAGGAATAGCAGACTTGTCACGAATAACATTACCTAAGCGAGTTGCATCTAAGTGGTATGCCCAACGCCATTCTTTATCAGGCTTAATATAATCCTTCATCCATTTTAACTGTTCGTCGTGTTCTGTTTCATCAAAACAAAAATGGTGATACCATGATTCGTTTTCACCATTCCAGTTATTGTGTTGAATTGTATATTTACGAACTGCTCCGCATCCTTCAAACAAATCTTGTTCAGTAACACCAATTTTATCTAAAAAAGTTGAAATACTAGGAATAGTACTTTCCCCTACTCCAACAATAGGAATATTAGGACTTTCTATTAATGTAACTGTGTGATCAGTTTTTGTCGCAAGATATGCGGCAGTCATCCAGCCTGCACTTCCACCACCTACAATACAAATTTTCATAGGCTAACCCTATTAATTATAAGTTTCTAAACTTAGACTAACAGGAACAAGTTTGGAAGTTTTAGCATCAAGGTCTACAATAGACATATCACCAGCAAGGCCAGCATCACTAAGATCAAACTTGTAAGGTGCTAACATTGTAACACTATCAGTATCGTTAATTGATCCTGAAGTAATGTTTGCAGTACCTAAGTCCATAACTTCATTAATTGCATTGCCTTCAACTTTAAAAACTTTAGTTGTTGGATTTACCATGCTTGGGTTTTGTATTGACGGAAACAAGTAAACGTCTCCAGCATTAATAACTGGCTTACTACCTAGTGACTCATTAGTTTCAAAGCTATCAATAGCAAGTGTATCTAAGTTTAATGATACAAACTCTTTACAGCCTTCCCAACAAGTATGTGTTAATAGTGTGTTACCATTCATAGTTCCGTATTTGAAACCCATCTGTCCGCCCATGTCATCTGTACTAGACGAATCATAAGCAACTGACTTAACAGTATCACCATCGTATACCCAGAAGTTAAACTCTGTAGTTTCATCCATAATTAATGGAGCACCAACTGCTTTGTTGCCGTTAGTGTTGACATGATAAAATGCACTTTTAGTTGGTGCTGTGTGTGGTGTAATTTTGTTTGTTTCAAGATCTAATGTTATCAACATATCAGTTGTTTTACCATATGGAAAAAACACAACTTCATTTAATGATTCTACATACACACTATGGATAGAAGCAAACTTCTCTCCGGTTTCATGTACAGTAAATGTATTAGCAACAGTATCAAACACAATAATCATTCCACTCATAACCGGTGGGTAAATAATTTTAGTACCAACTGTAATTGGTCGACCAAAGTTAAAGTGTCCACAGAATGTTTTAGGAGTTTCTGAGCCGTGTACGTTTACACCTTTTTCTTCAATCATTGTAACTTCATTAGTTGTTAAATCTACTGCCGCAACTCTAATGATGCTATCTACTTTGTCTTTTTGTGTACGCATTACATATGCTGTATTACCTACTACTGCAACACCACGATATCTATCACCGTTATCGCTTTTATCAAAAAAGTCTACAAACGTAGTTTTATCAGCGTTTATTCTAAGTAATCCTGCTCTTGCTCCTGCGTCTTTGTTAAAATCTCTTGTTTCTTCGCCTTCGTGACGTGCCTTACCATTAGTAATTACTGACAAAAATTCGCCATTTCCTAAGTGATATGGTTCGTCTAATACCTGTGTAAAATATGTGTTGCTCATTATTATCTCCTGTTACTGTTATTTATCTGCTATATTGCAGTTTAAGGATAATAGTGAATGCATAAACGAATCGTCAACTCTAGACAATAAGTGTACTCTTTCAGTATTTCCGTTATTTTCTGTTCCATGCGGAACTAGAGTATTAATTATATATCCTTTGCCCAATTCCATATGGTATTTGCGTTCTCTGTTTTCACCAAATGTAAAGACTGCATCTTTATTAGTATAAAATGGTACATGTAGTTTCCTCGTCTTTCCGTCAGTATGTGTATCAACTTTTAATCCTGGTGGGTGCAATGCTATTAGCATTTGTCTTAGAGCTGGTAAGGTTAGCGTTTCTATCATGCTGTTTAAAATACCAAACTTATAAACTTTCATTGGTACACAATCGTAATAGAACTTTGCTTCATCTAAATCTTGTAACTCAGGATACATGTCAATATTAGCTTGTGATTTACTCGGACAAGGTACATCTCGTTCTATAGGCCAGCTAACACTCCATCCTTGAATGTTTCCAAGATAATTACCTACACGATTATCTTTTTTAAATGTTTCGTATATGTCTGGTCTAAGATATTCTTTAGAAGTAAAGCTAAACTGCAAATGAGATAGTTGTTCTTTGAGTTGTGTATAGTAGTGTTGTAGACTATCTGAATCAATAGAAAAGTCTAGCTCGATTATATCCCATTCGAGACTATCAAACAACGTATCGACATCTGTTATATGTTTAGCTTGTAAGTGTCTCATATATAATTCTTTGCCGGTACTTTAAAAAATAAATGTACTCTATCTGTAGAACCTTTATTATTAGTTCCGTGTAACCTAGTAGTATTTATTAGATATGCTTTTCCTACTTTTAAGCAATACCTTTTAGTACCAAACTCAAAGAACGATTCTGCATTTGCTATGATTGGAATATGTACTTTAAGATATCTATCAGTATCAGTGTGTTGTTGAATAATTGTGCCTGGTGGATGTCCGCTTAAACTAAACTGCCTTGCTTCAGGAAATAACGCTTTTAACTTTTTAATAATTCCAAATGATAATTCAGTATCTCTATAATTGTCGCTTCTTGCTTTGTGTACGTTCCAAGGCGGACAAGGTACAGTGAGATCTTCTAAATTACTTTGTATTCCCCAACCATACACGCCGTCGATGATGTGCTTTTCTGAGTCAACAGTATCTTGTACATTAGTAAACTTAAGGTGGGGATAGTTAGTGCATACATTTATATAATAACTTCTAAAGTCAGTATACTCTATAGGGATTGTTATTTCTTTTACATTAAAGCTCATCTAGTATATCCCTTATGATGTTGTACGCAAACTTTCCATCGTGTTTAATTCTAGTGTTATTTACATAATCTGCAACGGCTTTACTACGTGACTCGCCTTTCATACAATGTACATGTATTGTCCCAACTGCTTCTTTAAGGAAATATGAAATATGTCGAATTTGTGTTAGTGTTGGTGCAACGGCTGTGTAGTATGCTTTTATATCTTCACCCCAGTTAGTTTGATCTTCACTAACATCATCAAAACATAAACTTAATACGTTAGGATGAAATTGAGTAAAGTATGGTTCGCTGTCTGGGCCGCCAGTTGAATCAATACATATGTAATAGTCATTAGTATCTTCAACTGTTGTATCGGTGATGTTTTCGCTTTGCATTTTAGATACAAAGTCTTTTTTACTATAACTTACGGCAATCATCTGTCCAAATCTTTCCATATAAATGTATCCTGTCTGTTGTACCTTTGTTTTCTACGCTGTGTGGAATAGTTGTGTTAACAACATATGCCCAGCCTGGTTCCATATGATATTCTTCTCCTGCAATAATCCAATTACTATCTGCATTAGTGTGTATAGGAATATGTACACGAAGTTTATCTGGAGCGTCTTGGTGTGTAATTAGTTTAGTGCCTGGTGTATGAATTGTTACTAACCATTTTTTACTACGCATAGGTAAACTGTTTACAACGTCTAGTGCATAGCCACTAAAACATTGTCTAGGGTTAAGTTGATCGTTGTCATCATCTCGATACTCTGGCTTTGCACACCCTTGTTCAAATGGCTTAGGTCCTGTTTCATCGCTGTTCCAACATAGTGTATAGTATGCTGTGTCGTCCATTAGACGATGTCCTGTCTTTGCTTCAGGATCGCTAATAGGAAATTGCCATATGTGGTGTTGTTCGCCTATAACAAACTTCCAATCACTATAGTTGTTTTCTAAATTATCATACCAAGTACGTAATTTATCAATGTCAACTTTGAATAGTTTTTTAACTGCCCAACCTAAGTTAGCTTCGTCATGCTTTTCTATATAACGCTTCATTTCCATTAGGCGTACCTCGGGTGAGTCAACTGTACGCCATTGCGTACTCTAGAATTCATGTCAACTGCAACATAGTCGTGTCCGTATAGTACAAGATCGTCAGGTATTTGCTGTTCAAATTTTAACCATTGCTGTTCTAACTCTTCAGGCTCTACATTCCAATGAAGCATTTCACTTGACCAAATATTAGTAGTCCATAATACTTTAGTACCATATACGCTATTAATAATGTCAAACAGTTTAGTGTTGTCATACACAAGGTCAATTACATGAAACTCATGTTTTAGGTTTCTGTATCTATCCCACAACCTTTGAAATGCTAACGATCCACCAAACTCTCTTAATTCTTGTTCCCAGAACTTTTTATAAGTTCCCCTATACGTAGAACTAAAGTTATAATCTAAATCATGTTCAAGCAACCACTTGTCTAAGTCATAGCCGTCCCACGTTTCAAGTAAATGTTTCTTATAGTTTAAACTTGCTTCACACCAATCAAAGTAATGTACCGTTGTACCACTGTGAAATCCGTTTGCATTTAATATTGCAAGGGGTTTAAATCCTGCTGATGCTGAAAACAAATGGTCAATTTGGTTTCCATTAGTTCTAACACCTTCACTACTTAACGTTTCTGTGTTAAACGCATACACACGGTTCTTTTCTATTTCTTCTTGATATGCTTGTTTTCTAATCCAAGCACGTTGGCTTTGGTTAGTTAAATCGTCTACTAAAGGTGATTGTTTGTTGTACCAAATCTTTCCAAGTAGATCCGAGTCAATGTATGGATATAAAAATACCTTACAAGCTCGCATATCATTATCTAAATTGTCAATACGTATGTTATTACGCATAGCGATGTCAATCCAATTACTGCCATCACTGGTCGTATCATACTTTGTTGTTCCTTTGTTATTAATAACCCACTTGGGTGTGTAAGTACTGTGAATAGAATCTTTACTCATTTGATAATTTTGTAGTTCAGGCTTTCTATCCCAAAAGACTCCTATTTCATCAAACGGTGGTTTACCAAGTTCAACCCACTTGGCTAAATTTACAAAAAGATATTGCCTGTGTAATCCAGGATAAGCACCTTTGGTCATGTAATGTTGTTTTGTTTTGTCCATGATATGGCCAACTACAAAGAACTGCGGATTGTTTTCAGCATATTCTACACTTTGTTGTAGTAAACTTGGGCCTCTATGTAATAACAACCCTTGACATGCTACCATTGCAAACTCTTTGTCTGCACTTAATGCTTCTTCAAGTATTGTTTCTACACGATTGTGAAATCCAACGTAACTACACATGCCCATTTTAATCATACGATTAATATAAAAGTATGTCATATCAAATGTGCGTTTCTGTACTGTTGAATTTGTAATATCTCTTGAGATGTCTAGTATACCAACACCTACGTTGTTTTCAATGCTTAGGTTTTCATAGTACCTATCAACAGTTATGCTATTCCAGTCTTTCATATTATCCTTGGTTCGTAAAATAGCTCTGACGTAGAACGTAAAAGAAATCTCTAACACGTCTACCTAGTTCATAATGTATAATCATATGAATACGTGGCTTGTCACTGTTATTATATACTGCATGTACGTTTGATATATCCATTAAGAAAGCACTACCGGTGTCTTCAAACGGAACTCTGCCGTGATCCTTAAAAATAAAGTTACAACCTTCTGGATTATTCAAACTAATATTACAAACACTTAACCGCTTCTCTTCGTCTTTGCGATCTTGATGCGGAAGTATGTATCCACCTGGTTCAAGTAACATAAATCTTACACGATTTAAAAACTCTGCTGGCCAAACATCAGTTAAAAACTTCTTAGTGACAGGACATTCGTCTGCTACCCAAGTCCAATCTAACTGTTTAAGAGTTTCTGATCGTTCTCCGTATGTGTTTAGTGATTGGCTGTCTTCGTTTACTCCATGTAGTGTTAAACTTTTCCACCCGTTGCCGTATGTAGTTTCTCTATGTGAATAAAACTTGTCAGCAAGTGCTTCTGCTTCTTTGTGCATTTCTTGCCAAGGTTGGTTATCTAATGCACTTAGCCTAAAACAAGGCCAGCCACTTTCTGTTACAATCCATTTAGGATCAAACTGCTCAGGATACTGTATTGTAATATCTCTGTCGTGATCCTGTATATATTTCTGTAATTCAGGTGTCATATTTCTTCTTTATCATTAAACTATCTGTTAAATATACTTATGCCATATATAACGCCATCAGCACTAGATACGATTGTAGTAGACTTCACTAGTCATTGCAATTCTATGTGCGGAAATTGCAGTAGAAATATTGGGGGAGTTGAAGTTAATCCACATATGCCTTTAGGACATATGGATTTAAAAACTTGGAAAAACTTGTTTACTACGTCAGTAGTTGACAATGTTAGAGAAGTAATATTTAATGGTAGCTATGGTGATCCATTATTTAATCCAAACTTAATTCCAGCACTTGAACATTTATTAGCAATTACAAGTACTGCACCTCCGGTAGTAACTATTCATACCAATGCTGGACTAGGAACAGAATGGCTACGATTAGCAAAAACATTGTCTAAGTTTCCGTATCCAAGTCATGTAGTTTTTAGCATTGACGGATTAGAAGATACTAACCATCTATATCGTAGAGGAGTTATCTGGGATAAGATTATGACTAATGCTAAAACATTTATTGGTGCAGGCGGATTAGCACGTTGGCGTATGCTAGTGTTTGAACACAATGCACACCAATTAGAAGAATGTAAACAACTAGCTTATGATATGGGATTTCAAAAGTTTGATATTAATGGCGGATATACGTTTAGTGCTATTAATAGTATTGCTGATAATGCTATAGAAAAATTTAAAGCAAATAAAAAAGACAAAGCACGAGAGATTAAATACGATAGCAAGTACCTCGACAATGTTGAACGGATTAAGATCATTAAAGATTTTAGTAAAACAACTATATCATGCAAATGGAAAAATAAAAGAAAAGTACAAATAAGTCATACAGGCGAAGTACTATCTTGTTGTTACTTACTAAGTGAGAGATGGCCTAAGAATCCTGACAACCCTTATTCACAAGACAAAATAACATGGCCTAATATAAACGATAGGTCATTAGAAGATATACTTAAAGGTGAAGAACTTATGTACCCAAGTGAAAACAGATTTAAAATATGCGAGGTAACCTGCGGTGAAATGTAAATATTTAGATCATCAAACATGTGTAAGATCAGATGGTCAGTTTAGACTATGCTGTGTTAGCCTTGAACAAACTAATAAAGAAAATATTAAAACACATACTCCGCAAGAATGGCATGACAGTGAATTTCATAAAAAAGTAACTGAACAAATGGACAATGACATTTGGCCAGACGCATGTACACGTTGCGAACAACAAGAAGAACAAGGTATTGATAGTATGCGTACTAGGGTAAAACCAGACGGTTCTAGATACGTTAGAAACTTTTATGGGCCTGGGCTAAGTCATCTTGATATTAGATTCGGCAATAGCTGTAATCTTAAATGTGTTAGCTGTTGGGAAATGAGCAGTAGTAGTATTGCTGAAGAAGCTATTGAAATGAAGAAGGCTGGCATTATTCCATTACACGGAATATTAGAAGTTCCAAACTTTAATTGGGCGTCTGAAGAAACAATGAAAAAGTTTGACGACTTGCCTATTAGAGAAGTTTATCTAACAGGTGGTGAACCTATGATGGTTAGACACTTAGATAAGTTTCTAGAAAGACTTGACTCAAGCGTGTTAGTTAGATTTAATACTAACGGAACATTATGGAACCCTAAGATTGAAAAATTACTAAGAAGATTTAATATGGTAATTATGAGTCTTAGCTTAGATGCCGCAAGTGATAAAATTGATTATATTAGAAGCGGAAGTAAATGGAATGAGATAGAAGTTAACGCACAAAAATATGCAGACTTTTGTAAAGTTGATGTAACTCCAACACTTAGTATTCTTAATGCGTTATACTATGACGAGCTTAAAGAATATGCTACTAAGAATAATTTTAAAATTTACGATAACTTATTGATTCTTCCAGAGTGGTTACATGTTAAAAATGCTCCTGATAGTTTAAAGGAACAGTTCCGTGGTATTCATCCTGACGTTGACGGTTGGGCTAATCATCCATCAGATCCTAAAATTATTGAACACTTTGTAAATCAAATTACAAAACAAGATAAGTGGCGTGGGTTATACATTAAAGATTACTTGCCGGAGGTTGCACAAGCATATGGAATTAATTAAAGAAAATAAAGAAATAGGTAGAAAAGTTTTTGAACTTGAAGACCGATTCCGTAAAGAATGGTCTACTGTAGAAGAAGCACGATTAGAAGAACATATAATTATTTTAAATGAAGTTATGGAAGGCTGGGTTATTGATTGGGGCAGTAACGACACTAGTATGTTTATTGAATATCATAAAGTACCTGGAACTCCTGCAAGTAAGTTTGCACACACTCCTCAATTTATTAAAAAGATATATGACTTCTGCTTATACACTATTAAAGAAACATCACCATACGCCCATTATGACTGGGTGCTAAGTAACATACTAATTGACGGTGAGAACATGTATATGATCGACTGGGACAACGTTGGTCTATATAACGAGAAACAAATTATAGATAAATTACATGCAGACCTAACTAGTGCATTTGGAGACAAGTTTGACCCCGCAATCCTATAGCTATGCTACACTAAGCAACAATGGAATGATTTATGTTCCGCCATATGGGCTAAACGAATCTCTTGATCATATGCTTAAAATAGATCCAACTACATATGATGTTACAAAAATTAAACTTGATGTAGACGATAGCGTTGAGAAGTGGCAACATGGTATTGTGTATAGACACTTTATATATTTTTTACCTTACAACGAAAGTAGAATATTAGTTGTTAATACTGAAACAGATGAAATAGAATACATTGAAGTATCTCCTAAAGGCAAAGGCAAGTATATACAAGGTCACATACATGGTAATGAAATTGTAGCACTACCTTATGGGGAACATGAACCATTTAGCTGGGTTATGCATATTAACTTAGACGACCATACACTACAATATGTGCAAATAGATATAACAACTGACGATTGTAAAAAATGGCATACTACACAAATCATTGATGGTATAATTTACGGAGTGCCACGTGGTGAAAACTTAAAAGAATATTTTCCATATTGTATTGAGTATGATTGTGTTAACATGACATATGAACTTATTAATATGAGTTACCATTGGTTTGATTTAGATAAAGAGTATTGGACTAATAAAAAATATACTACAATGGCTAAAGTAGGGCGTAAACTATATGCTCCTCCTTATAGTGAAAATCCTAACTTTGATGTATTGCTAAGATTTGATGGCCAAGAATGGCATAGTGAACACACAGGATTAACTGCAACTAGCAGAATGTATTTCAGTCATACTGTTGCACGTAACGGCAAAGTATACTTTCCGCCAGCCGGGCATGATGAGGATTGGAGTAAGATGCTTATTATTAATAGTGCTACAGACGAATGGTACACTAAGGAACTGGGCATAGGCAAAGAAAGTAAGAAGTACTTTACAGGTGTTGAAAATAGTGCAGGTAAAATATATTATATTCCTAGAGGCGGGTGTGTTTGCGAACCTGCAGACACTTGGAAGAGTCAAGGAGACCTTGCTGAAATATTAGTGGTTGACACAGTTGACGATACGCATTATACTATAGACGTAGGAGAGTACTTTAAAGACTCAACTACTATTGAAAAGTATAACAACTGTATAATATATAATGATGTAATTTTTGCAATGCCATATGGAGAAAGTGAAACGTTTCAAACTGTACTAGTATTTGATACTAAGACAGAAACAGTAATCCACACTATGGACTTAAAAAATGTATAAAGCATTCCAAGATTTTTATAAAGAACAATCTATTAAACACTTATTGTTAGTTGAGCATAACAATGAATTACTAAGCCCTCCTTTTGCTACAGAAAAATGTAAAGAGTATAGTAAAGTATTTTACAAAGGTAGTTACATTGATCTAGAATTACTACCGGCAACTAGTAAGACTAATGCTGTTGCACAAATTGATAATAGCAGTTGGTTTATTCCTTACGGTATTTGGGACGAGTTTAATACTGTAGTAGAACTACGTGACACAACACCCTACTATCATACATTACCATTCAAAGGTAAAGGACAATTTTATAGCGTAGCAACTGATGGAAAGACTGCATTTAGTTTTCCACTAGGGTACGAAGATACAAACTTTGGATTGTACATTGATGGAATAATTAAAGCACACGAGTTACCTACCAAAGGTAAAAAGTTACACATGGGAACTGTATACTGCAATGGAAGATATTGGAGTATGCCTCGCGGTGATGAGCCAGGATATAATACACTTTTAAGTTTTGATGGCAACGCATATCAAAGTTACGAATTAGATGTTGATGCTAACATTACAAGAAAATATTCAGATATTATTGTGAAAGGTAATATACTTTACAGTTTACCGTTTGGCGAAACTAGCGGACTTAATACTATTGTAGAGTTTGATACAGAAACAAATACAGTAACCTATCATGAAATTAACGGAGTTGACTTTGCTAAGAAATATAATTGCGGTGTAATGCTTGGCGATAGAATAATAGCATTACCGTATGGTGATGAATTTGCAAGTGATAGTCGTTGGGGGTTAGTGTTTGATACTGTAACTAAACAAAGTTACCAATTTGATATTGGATTAGAGTTTGGTGGCAAGTATCGTTTTCGTAGCGGAATTGAATATAACGGCAATGCGTACTTCTTTCCAAGTGGCACCCCTGGATGTCCAATTTTTAAAATTGATAGCAAAGGAACTATATTACATTACGAACAATTTGAAAATACAATGCTAGGAAGACCAATTATATACAACAATCAAATGTATGCTATTGGGCATAATATGACAACCAATAAAGAAGCCATTTACAAGTTTAAGGAGGATCTAAGTTATGAAATGTTTTGCTCCTTGGCATAGTATTACTGTACGCTTTAATGGTGACATTGTACCTTGTTGTGTGTATAAAGAACGCTATGGTAACGTGCTTACAACACCGTTAAACACCGTCTTAGACAGTCTTACAGCGTCACACACAAAGGATAGCTTCCGTAATGGAGTGTTACCGCCAGCTTGTCAACAATGTACTTTAAAAGAAGAATCTGTAGGTCATAGCAGGCGTATATTCTTCCGTGATACACTTAATCCAATGTTGGATAACACCAATTACGACTACTCAAAAAACTTTACAGATATTTACTTTTTGGAGTTTAATATGAGTAATATTTGCAATTTGAAATGTCGTATGTGTAGCGGTCTTGCTTCTAGTGCTTGGGTTAAAGATGATATTAAATTACATAATTTAGACAGCAATTATCAACGCCCTGTTAAACATCCAGAGTTTGGTTATACAAATAAAAGCGAACAAATTATAGAACGGTTGTTTGAAGATCCTAGGCCATTTATGAACTTACAATATCTAAGTATACTAGGTGGTGAACCTTATATGGAGCCTGCTAATAAAATTATACTACAAAAATTTATAGACTTAGGTATTGCTAAAAACATTACACTTGACTGGACTACTAATGGCACTATCGTAGATGAAGAAGTACATGTACTTGCAAAACAGTTTGGAAAAACTAAATGGAATATAAGTGTTGAAGGTACTGAAGGACTATACGAATATATTAGAGGTGGTAAAAACTTTACGTTTGCACAACTAAATGAAAATTTAAAACAATTTAATTTTGATAGAGTAATTATTACCACAACTGTTATGGCATATAATATTGCACACTTAGATAAACTACATCAGTGGTTTGAAGAAAATAAACAAGACAACTGGGAAATATATTTTACAAATGTTGTGGCAACACCTGCCTACTTAAATCCGCAAGTCTTACCTAACAGCGTATTAGACAAAATTGATTTTAGATTTCCTAATATAAATTATAATAGCAAAGACGATAGTAACTTGTTAGACTTGTTTGTTAAGTATACAAAAGATTTAGATAAAATTAGAAACGAAAACGTACTAGACTATTGTCCAGAACTTAGTCCATTGTTTAAATAAATGTTATTGTTCTTTCCTAATGTATATATCGCTTAAACACCCGCATACACTTTTACCGCACATGATAGGTTCAGTAGGCAAGCTATATCGTTCTAGGTTTCCAATTGGTCCTCCAAACTGACAATCTGCTCTGTACATGTTACCCCACATGTCTACATTAATTCCGTCAAGTCCGGCCCAACATTTCCAACCGCTAAACTTATTCATATCAGACACAATTAAATCGTTTGCTGTAACGTATTCAGAGTCTAGTAATAAGTCTCCTCTATGAAGATGCTTGTCATTAACAGGTCTAGCAAATGGCCATAACCCAATAATTTCTTTTTGTTCTTTAGTATAAGGGGCCACTGTATTAGTAATATAGTCTCCACTAGTTTTATCTAAAATAACTTTGGGCCATATTGTCATTCTATCAGTATTTTCAAATAAGAACTTTGCTATTTCGTATTGTTCTTTAAATGCTTCCTCGCCCTCTGGTAACATTAAGTTAACAATGATTTCACAGTTTGTTTCATTTGCAATATTAACAAAGTGTTTAGCATCAGAATATTCAGGATGATAACTTATCATCATTCCATCTGTGTACTGATCAATTTCTTTAAAGTATTCAACCTTTTGACTACCGTTAGTAACAAAACTAAATGTGTGCCCTTGTTGCTTAACTAACTTTGCAAGATCAATAAAGTGTTTCCAATACGTAGGTTCTCCTCCGCTTAGTCGATAGCAGATTTCCTTAGGAACTTTAAAGTTCTCAACAAAATTTTTAACAGTTTCCCATTTAGGTTGTCCTGTACTTCCGTTATGTAATATGTCTGGGCAGTACGAACATCGGTAGTTACACTTATTACTTAAAGTCCAACTTACTAGGAACCAATCATTTTTTGCTTTATCTTCGTAGGTTAATTTCATTCGCTCATGCTGTGCTTAATAATTAAATCATGTGTGCGTTGATTTAATTTAACTGTGAGTATTAATGAATGTAATCCGTTAGTGTAACTAAACACACTATGCTCTTTTTGAAAGTTAATAAAGTGTACATACTCTGGATCAGGGTAGATTAATTGCTTGTCAAGTATGTGTGCATAGTTCTCTGGTTGTGCTTTGCCAAACGTGCATAACAGTCTAAAGTACTCTGGACCTACTCCTGGAAAGTCTCTGTGTGGCGGAAAGAACCCACCTTCATCTACTCTAAGTAAATGCACTCGACCAATGTCAGGTGCAAACGTATCTACTAAACTAGCAAGTTGTGGAATATTCTTATACACTTCTGTTGGTGTTGTAAAGTTTTCTTCTTTCATTTCAACATCGTGATAACGTTGCATGTGACCAAAGCTGTTTAAATGATAGTTGTCCATTACATCACCTGTGTGACTTGTAACAGGTAATCCCCAACGATTGTTATGGGCATCTTTCTTTTGGTTATAAGGACACCAGTTATCTTTAAATTGCTCTAGTTCCTGTACAAGGTTGTGTCCGTCAACTTTTAACTTTAGTTTAACCATGTCTCCCATGTTACACAGGCTATTCCATAGTAAGGCTCTTTCAATATTATTTTGTTCCATTATATTCCTTGTTGTAACTGTTGCAGACTAATTGCATAATTGTTTCATTCCACTGATCAATTGGTTCACTGTGTACAATTATATGTATCCTAGATTTGCTACTGTTGTTTGTAATTTGATGTATACTTCCTAGATCAATTAGTCTCGATTCACCTTCTTGCCATTCTACATTACCATAATTTTCAATGTTAAACACTACTTCTTTGGGGTGTGTAATAGCAATATTGATTCCGCCTAATAATTGTCCATGTAAAAAGTCTTTGTGTGGACTAACATACCCGCCTGGGTCAACTATCATTATTCTAATTCTTCCATACTTTTCAAAAGGTATATTTTTAGTAATCCATTGTTTAGTTAACGGAAAGTGCTTTGCTATATCAGTCCATTCTTTAGTACCTAATGTGAATCCTTTTTCTTTGTAAGCATCATCACTGTCAGTCATTATAGAACTGTGTCCGTGAAGTGTTAAACTGCGCCAACCTTTGCCATCAGTATCCCTATGGGGAACAGCAATGTCAACACTTTTTAATATTTCATCTCTAATATCATTTGAAGGCTTTGGAATATCTAACAGAAGTGTAGCAAGGCCGCTGTTGTGTCTAATCCAGTTAAACTTTTCTACTAGATCCATGGCAATTCTTTAAATTTATCGTCTAACGTCATGTCTACTAATTCACTTGCTAGTGTTTGAATATATGTTCCATTGACTGTTACCATATCAACATACCATTTAATTTTATCTTGTGCTAATAAACTAATTAATTCGTTTTGTTTTTTAAGTCTTGCCTTTGCATCAAACATTATGCAATTAGGAAAGTATAAAAATACATTACTTAAACAAAATAATCCTACATTACCTTGGCATTTTGTTAAAAACTGTTCTACAGCTCGTATATCAAATAAATCAACTTGGTTGTAATTGTAGCTCTTAGTTACATCTATATTATATTTTTCTCTTGTTTTTTCTAATGCCATTGGACTAATATCAATAACATATGTATGTTTGGCTAGTAACTGACTTGGAGTGTCACCACTTGCTAACGCAACAACACAATCAGGATCAATTATTGTTTTTAACGGTACTTCAGTATTCTCTTTAAAATATACATTATAATTTAAAATACTATTCAACACACTGATATTTTCAACTGTATGTTTGTCATCTAAGAAGATAGTTCCTAGCGGTACTCCTTTAGTTGTAGAGTACTTAACTTTTAGTGCATGAGCAGTATGATACTCAGCAATATTTCTTGCTATACTATTAAGACTGTCGTTGTTATAGTCAATATGTTTCCAAGTTATTTTGTTCATGTTGATATCCTGTACAATGGCATAGCATATTTGTTGCCATCTAATTCAACTTGAACATATTTCTCTATTGGTCCTACTTCGTTAACTACTGTGTCTGTTATTTTTAAATTACCACTAGTTATATTACCTTGTGTAATTAAGTTACCATTACTATCAAGTTTTAATTTAATAGACATGTCTGTATTATTAGACAATGCTATAACCATCTCATTAGCAACTGCACCTTGTTTATTATAATCCTTAGATACAAAAAATTGTATAGCACCATTCAACGGTGTTTCATCATGACAATACCCTAAACTACTGCCTGGCTTAGTTCTTCCATAAATTTGAACACCACCTAAGTTATCTCCTGGTTCAACTGGTAACTTATTCTGCTGTGTTCCTCTTGATTTAGTTATTCCAAGAAAAATAGGTTCATTGCCACCTGTGGCTCCGTCAATATATAACAACTGTTCGTTAGCAGTAGAACGCACAATAAGATTTGCATTCTTTTCTTCTGTACCAATAACAGTTTGTTCATGTAGTTCTATAGGATCTACATCATGGCAAACAACCTTATATCCTACGTCCATTATATATGTTTTCCTAATTCCGGAAACGTTTTTCTAAAGTCCGTTCCGCGGCGTTCGTCTAATACTCGTAGGTAGTCTTGTAGCTGTGGTAACTTATCAGACCAATCTTCTGACATCATATAGTTAACAATTCCGTCCCAGCGTGGTTTGCCCATTGCATGATTGTTCCAATCTGTATTAAACTTCTGTCTTTGAATAAAACTTTCAATATTACCTTTAGCAAACTCTTTAAGCTCTCTAGGTAATGTTCTAACATTTAAGTAACTAGGAAAATAAACTAAATGCGTATTAATTAGTCCGCCACCAAACGGTAATACATTAACTTTACTAAAGCCTTGATCTATTTTCCACTCAGCTAGTTCATGTATGTATGCAACATTTAATAATTGTACTGCGGCCGCAACGTTTATTATAATATTATCTAAACTTGAATCAAGTTTATGCAAGTTTTTTTGAATATCAGCCCACTTACTTGGATAACGTATATAATCATTCCTGTCACCATATGCATCTATACTAAAATTAAATGTAATTTCTTTAAAGTGTTGCCATAGTACAAATAATTTGTCAGGCAACTCTAATCCGTTACTGTTATAACGTATACAAATATCTTTAGCATAATTATTATCAACCATAAACTGTAGTATAGCATAATGCTCTGGTATTAGCAATGGTTCGCCACCAGCAAAGTATAATTCTTTGATATGCTGTGATTGGCCTTTCATTGATTCTATAAAAGAACCTTTCTTATACCAAGTATAATCAAAGTCTTCGTCCCAACTTGTGTCTGCAATTAAATTCTTGTCTCTGTATTTGGGCTTTTGCAGTTTCCATTCTTTAATCCAACTGCTTGAATCATGTGGACTACACATAACGCACTTTAGTTGACATAGATTTCCAAGTCGTAGGTCAAAGTAAGGAATGTTAACAGGTATGTTACCTTGATCATCTGTTTTTGCTACAATACTTTCAATGTCTAACCGTTTATTCCATACTTTAGTTTCCCACTGACGCTTACTCACAATGCCACGTTCTTCTTCTGCAAAGCATTTACGACAACTTGCCGGAACTTCTTCATTAAGCATTTGTAATCGTGTAGTACGCATATGTTCACTGTTCCATACTTCTTCAATAGTATGGTTACGCATGTTCATAGCAATGCCGTCCTTTTTAACAAGGCCTACTGTTTTATCGTCTTCAAGTCCTGCACCTGATGCATTAGCCGTACAACAAACTCTAACGTCACCATTAGGTCGAGTTGCTAAGTGTATCCACGGTAAAGGGCAAAATGTCTTACTCATGTTCGTGCCTTTCAAATTGTGCATTTAGTTTATCAAAACTTCCACATTGTTTCGAACATTCTTTAAGTCCAGTGGAATTCCAACAACTACTAATCTTGTTAAAGAAGCCGTTGTTAAAGATCTCTGCAAATGAATACTTATGTAAATTAGGGTATTCTTTAATTTTTATCATATAATCTATTCTTGAATGGGAGTGTTGTGGTAACCATTCTAAATCTAGCCAACAACATGGACTAACATTTCCATTAGCGGCAATATACATTTGTTTATCTTCAACTGCCTTACAATTAATAGTTGGTAATGTTTCTTTCCTAGCTTTTTCTGCTGGTGCTATCATTTCTAAACTTTTTTGCGATGGTAATAATATGTGTGTTACATTATAATTGTCATCAATAACTTCAAACTGTCCGTCTTTAAATCTAGTAGTGTGTTTAATACTAAATCCTTTAAAGCCCATGTCTTTACTTAGTTGCTCACATGCATCTACTTGATGTTCGTTGTGTGCAAATACTAGCATATCCCATCTTGCATCTCCGCCTGCCTGTATAAATGTTTGTGCATTTTTTAGAATCTTATTAAAGTCTGTATTAATTCTGTATAGTGAATGAGTATCTCCTAAGCCATCAATACCAAATACAATCTTTACTCCTGCTTCTGCAAGTCCTTTGAACCAACTTGAAGTTCTAGCACTTCCGTTAGTGTGCATTTGTAAAGTCATTTCAGGATTATGCTTACGTAAGTATTGCATTATGCCTAGAGTATCTTTGGCCATAATAGGATCGCCTAAGTTGCCACACATATTTAAAAACTTTAGTTGCTGTACAAAACTTATAGGAAACCACTCTATAAAAGTAGCGTAACTAATTTCTGTAAGATCTAATCCGTCAAGTTCTGGGCCTCCGTTGACTCTTCTTGGACACATAGGACAACGTGCTTGACACCTAGTTGTAACTTCTAAATGTATTGACGTTATGTCTTCGTAGTTATACATTATACATTTCCTATAATCATAAATCTCTTATACTTTGATAACTCTAATTCATGTGCCGCATCAATATCTATATTACATGTTTTTTTAAATTCTTCTAACGAGCTTACACAATTAACATGTTCGTCTAACTCATAATAGTTATTACTTTGCAATATAATCTTTGTTCCTTTAGGAACTCTGTCTAACCAAGTTTTATATTGTGTAGGTGTAACGTGTTCGCAACTTGTGTTAATAACAAAATACGGATCAGTTGTGTACTCGTACTTGCACATATCTTCTGTTACTGCTTTAAAACGTCCTGCCATCTCTTGACGCTTGTTAACTGTTGATGCAATTTTTTCACAGGCGGGGTCAATATCGATACTAGTAATATGTTTAGTTCCTAGGTCGCTGTTAAACATCATACTAGCAAGTATACCATTCCAGCCTCCAAAGATAACTATATCAGCGTTAGCAATATGGGCTCTGTTTTCCATTTTTTCAATTAGCCAAGACTTGGATTGGAGTTGGCCTCCCCATAAACTTTCTAAGGTACGATCTCTGTCTGCACTATTGCGAATAGCATCTGCCCAAAACTTTATGTCTTGAATATCAATCTTCATCGTTTTCCTTGTAATTTTAAATTAAGCGAAAAGTTCTCTACTAATAGTTTAGTCACAGTTGCCATCATTATCTCAGGCTCTGGCGTTCTTTGATGTATTTCCAATACGTAACTAGCCATTAATAAAAACGCTTGTTCTTCATTAATATTAAGTTCGCCCCAATCTATAGGGTCAATACTTTCAGACTCCATTGCTAGTGTTGCTAGGTCTTTGATGCTTAAATTAGTCATGCTACTACCTTTGGTATTTTACTATCTGCACTACTTACACATGTAGCAGTTACACATTTAGATGGTGTCTTAAACAGCGTAAAACCGTCTTGTAGCGTACCTAGTGGTTCATCGCTACAACTATATGCTCTCTTAACTTCATTGCCACGTATGATACAACTCTGATAGCCTGCATTGCATTTCCACCCTTCAAATTTATTAAACCCGTATGCATTTAATCGCTCTGCTTGATCTATAAAATACGTAGAGCCACTAACATCAGTCAATCTAATTTGATAAACTTCTTCTCCGTTCCATTCTTGCGGGAACCCTTTTTGCATTTTTTCGATTTGGTCGGTAGTATATCCATCGATGATAAACGAGGCGGTAGGATCAGATTGGGGTTTGAGAGTAACATTAATGCCTCTGGTGGCAAATCGTTGTAAGCGTTCGTAAAGTTCTTCAAACATTTCAGGAACCATAACTTGATTGATCGTAACATATACTCCACCTTTCATTAATTGTAAACACTTGTCACCAAACTCTTGCTCTTTAGCAAACTCTGCATGGTAACTTGCTGTAATACTTCTACGTTGTAGACTACTTGTAGTTTCTAACCATTTGTTCCACCATTTGCTTCCTGGACTTAGGTTAGTTGTCATGTGTACGCTTTGATACTTAGCATCTGCATCGTCAGCGTAATATGCTACTAGCTCGCTAAACAATTTGTAAGCAGTTGGCTCGCCACCACTAAAACTAAAATGAAACTCTGTAAATCCGTTTGCTCTTGCTTGGCGTTTTATTTCGTCAATGGTATTTGTATAAAGTTCAAATGCTTGATGATCAGGTTTATTAGAATTAGCGTACGGCCAGCAGTAACTACAACTGTAATTACAGAAGCGACCAAGAATCCAACTAACATTAAACAACGGTTTGTCTAACATTGTTTGTTGGCCAAATGATGCTATTTCTTTAAATGGTATCATTATCGAATTGTTCCTTGAGCCAATCAAAATTATTTATTAAGTTAAGATCACTGCTACTGCTATTACCAAAACGCATGCCAGCCATAGCACCTCGTAACGCATCTCTGCTATGTACTCCTTCAGCATAAGTAGTCCAAGTTTTAAGTCTATCATTTGTTTCTTCCTCCAGTTGTCCTTGTATTGTTTTACTTGCCAACTTAGCACATTCTCTAAACGCACCGCGCCACGTACTAAGTGGATCTGTATTAAATGCCGTAACATTACTAACTTCTGTCATTGCTTTAAATTTATCACTAATACTAGTTGTCATATCTGTTACATTTGTATCCATCTTTAGTGTAAGCATACGTGGTAACAGTTTAACTCCGCCATATCCGTATTCTAATCCGTTAACAGGGTTCTTAGCTCTCCATACATGCACACACTCTAGGTCGTAGCTACTAACTTCGTGATCAAATTTAAACTCGTCAACTATTCGTGCATCGCCATCAACTACCCAAAACATTTTTGTAAAGCATTTCTTTGCTCCTGCAATGTGTGCTTGATGTATTCCTTTAACATCTTTAACACGCTTTGCCATTGGATATTGTTGTTTAAGTTTATCCCAATTACTATCAGCGTTTGCTTCTCCGTAACTTATAAAAACAATATCATACATGCGGTGCTATCTCGTTAGCTAGTTCCTCTTGTATTGTTCTATCTGCATGACAGTTATCCGGGAACCTATCGCTTTTTGTCATAATATTAATCACGTCTTCGTATTCATCTACTATACGTTTAAATTCTGTTTCTTCACTTTCTTCCGGTAGGTTAGGAATATTAAGTTCTGGTCTTTGCCTAGCGAACATACGCAAACTTTCTGCGGCATTTTCTGTTAGGTCTGGTCTACGTCTACGTACATTTTCTGCTGTACCCCAACTACTAATTAATGGTACAGGTCTTCCAAGTATTTTATCCATCCAATCACGGTGTACATATTTTATAAAAGTATACTTGCTAATATCTTTAGGCAGTTTGCCCCAACCTTCAATTACTAACCAAGGTATACCTGTTTGCTCGTAAATTGCTTGTGCGCCGTCTAATGCTATTGTAAGTAGTTCGTCACTTATCTCTTTAATGCTTGTAGCATTTTTAACTTTAGCTTCACTTGCATCATAATACTTTTGTAAGTCATACAGTCCTGCTTCGTCTGGCCATAGACTTCTTTTCAAATCTCTGCAAGGTTCAGTGAGCATCCATATAATTAAATTAGGTTTATAAAATACAGGACTAGTAAAACAAGGTGCAAGTCCTAGTGCTTCTTCTACTTTAAAAATTGCTTCAAAGTTACCTGATCCACCAAATGCATAGTTAGCAGTAGCGTGGCCCATTAGATCTAAGTTATAACCAAAGCCTGGCCATACAACTTGAAAAGGCTTAGGTGCAGACCCTTCTAAGTATTTGTCTTTGTTCCACGGCTCAAACAGTTCTGGGTGTTTAGGGTTAGCACAAGCAGGCCCTGGAATAATAGTACCCCATTCACCTAGTGCATTACTATCACCTACAATTAATATTTTTTTCATCGTGTGTTTCCATAATGGAATACTTCAAATTTATCTGACTTAAAGTCTCTCCAAGGATCAACTACAACACTTCCTTCTGAGAGATAACAATAAAGTTCCGGGTGTGCTAATAGTGCTACAGCCGTAAACGGACCTTTTTGTGGACTAGCCATTGGATCAACTTCAATACAATGATATCCTGCTTCTTTACAATAATGTCCTACTAACAAACTATAACTTCCGTCAGTATAAGGTACTCCTGGTTTATATGCAATGCCGTTTAACAAAATTGGTAAGTTTCGCTTCTCTGCAATCTTAACCAAATAGTTTGCCATGTTCTTAGCCTGCACTTCTCTTGCATTCATTATAGCATCAAATATGTCATATTGCAAGCCTAAATTTTGAGCCATGTATCGTAACGCAATATTATCACGTGGGTGACATGCACCGCCATCTCCCATTCCTGCTTTCATATAACTAGGACCCATTATACGTTGATCGCTCTTAGCAAGTGCAGTAGTTACTACATCGACATTAATATGTCCTTGCTTCTCTGCTACATCTTGAATCATGTTAACTAATCCAATTTTTGCACTAATAAATGTGTTATAAAATACTTTGATACATTCACACTCGTCCCATGTACCAATTTCATAACGTGGATTGTTTTCCATTATAGTTTTATAAAATTCAACAAGCTGTTTTGCATCACCTGTTTCGCTACCATCGTCTGTGCCGATCATAATCATTTCAGGATTGACCATATCCCATGCAACTGTACCCATTGCAATTAAATACGGATTGTAAACAAATCTAGTATTAGTTACTAGTGGTGCAAATTCTCTACGTACTGTGCCTGGTAATACTGTACTAATTAATACAAGTAATTGACCTGTGTTCATCCACGCATTTGCTTCACGTATGCAATCAATCACAATGTCGTACCCAAAGTCTTTAGGTTCTAAATGAGCTGTGGGTGCTTTACCATCATAGTCAGGGTGATGCGGAGTGGGTACTGCAATAAACACAATATCTCTATTTTGGACTGCTTCTTGTATAGTAGGACAAACTGTTACATTATCATTAACTGTTTCAACAATATCATAACCTGTTACGTCATGTCCTTTAATTGCAACAACTTCTGCACAAGGTAATCCTAATTTTCCTAATCCAATAAATCCAATCTTCACTCTGTTCTCCAATCATTATATGCGTACATAAATATAGTAGTATTTATGGAAAGTATACCTTATGAAGTTAATTAAAGACTCTATCATCTTTAACGAATTTATTCAACAGCCAAAAACTACGCTGTCGATTGAAAAGTTAAAAGATCAATTAGTACTAAGTCAAGAAGGTTTTGATGATGTGTCTATTGTACATGCGTTAATCAGTTATCCCAAATGGCAGAAAGATGTTAATCTTTTTCAGTTTGTTAAACATCGAGCTCAGTCGCAATTAAGAAAAGATCCAAAATGTTTTTTCTTTTTTGATGCTAGTACCGAAGGCTTTAGCACAATACACGATGCCCCGTTCTTTGATGTACTATATTATAGCTGTAAACAAGCAAGAATAGATCCTGAAAAGATTATTTTCTTTAGTTCAAACATGTACGACAACGATAACATCATACGTTATAATATGGAACACAAGATTGAACACTCAATTAAAGTTGTTACATTTAATAATTTTGAAAGTATGATATTTGGAATAGCAGGTGCTACGAAGCCTGGTGATGCTATTGGACAACAAATTGAAAAGAAACCTGTTGAAGTTATTTTGCAAGAACGACTAGAACATGAAATAGCACAAACAAAAAAACGTTACACAGGTAAATCATTTTTAAGCCTAAGTCGTGTTAACAGACCGCATCGGACGTTAAGTGCATTTGAAATTTTTCATAGTAACTTATACGATCACGGATTAGTAAGTCATAACAGATTTGATAAAAAAACTATCAAGCATATGGAAAGTTATCAGTTACCGGTAGGTTCACCCATTAGTCGATCTGATTTAAAAACTTGGAACAAAACTATTCTCCCCCTTACAGTTGATACAGATGATTTTGTAACTAATCATGCTATGAGTCTAAACAGCTACTTGCATCAGCAAACATTATTTCAAGTTGTAAACGAAACATTTGCAGAAAACTGGAACGGTACTAGTTTGTTCTGGAGCGAAAAAACATTTAGAAGCATATACCATTTACAACCATTTGTTATATTTGGTCAGCATCAGTGTAATCAAAAATTACAAGACTACGGCTATAAACTATATGATGGAATATTTGATTATAGCTTTGATGATGAAAGAGATACATACAAGCGTTGGGTTAAACTTAAAGCACAAATAGTTAAACAAGTAAACCACTTACAACAGTTAGATCCTAAAAAAGCAATCAAGTGGAAGTTTAGATTTGCAGATATATCTGTACACAACCTTAAAACTATGATACAAGAAAAGCATACTAAAAACGTTATGTTTGATTTGGTTAAATATTTAAAAGAGAAAAAGAATGAAAAAACTAATACATAATCATCCTAAAAGGATTTTTACATTTGGCTGTAGCTTTACTGGGTATCTATGGGGTACATGGGCAAACATACTAGGTGCTGAGTTCCCTGATGCTGAGTTTAGAAACTTTGGCCGTAGTGGAGCAGGTAATCAGTATATTCATAATATGATTATGCAGACTGATAATGTTTATAACTTTGATCACAACGATTTAGTTATTGTGCAATGGACTAATGTATGTAGAGAAGATAGATATCTGCCAGAGAAAGACGGGTGGCTAGTTCCAGGTAACATATATTCACAGAGTGAGTATCCTCAAGACTTTATTCAAAACTTTTTTAGTGAGTACGGTGCATACGTTAGAGACTTTGCACTAATTAAAAGTGCTCATCAGTTACTTAAACATCGTACACAACATCACATGATACAAATGTTAGATTTTGAATTTCCTAATCAATGGAATCTTGCAAGAAATGTAGAATTAAAACTAAAAACTCTTATTGAGTTATACAACGAAAGTATAGATCCAATACTTCCTAGCATTTATCAAACACTATGGGCTAACAATCTAGAAGCTAAGTTTGTAAAAGATAGAAAAATTGTTGATAAAAGATTCCAAGACGGGCATCCAACACCAATTGAACATTACGATTATCTAAAGCAAATATTTAAACATGAGTGGAAAGATGAAACTGACAAAATAGTTGGGGAAGCTCAAACTAAATGGGTTAAGTTAATGAAGTCTGCTGTAAACAGTCAAACTGATGGCTTTAGTCTTTATGAAATGAAAAAGCGTTGGTTGGATATGCTAACGTATGAAACTGTTATGCGACAAAGCGACCAAATTAATCCGTTAATACATCACTAAGTTCTGGAAACGTTTCGTCAAACGATCGATTTCGTATTTTATCAAAGTACATATTCTTAGACTTAAACAAGTCACTTGCACTTTGATCAAATGTTGACTTATGCAAATAATCAATAACACCTTGTACATGTCTTTTATGCTCAGTATGTGTTATTGTGTTTATATACGCTTGTAGCTTGTCTATAGCTGTTTGTCGTTGATTGTCTGTTAATACATTAAAGCTATAATAATTAGGTTCAACTATATTATAAAGCGTACTGTTGTTTACATCAAAGCCTTTGTTTGTCATATATTCTAAAAAGTCTACAAGTGTTAATACATTAAATGCACTTACTACACAATTAAAACTAATAATTACATGTGGGCTTTCTTCTTTAATAATTTTTAAGTTTTGTTCAATTGTAGGCCAGTCAGTGCCTTCTCTAATGTATTCGCCTCTATTTCCATAGCCGTCAATACTTGCACGTACTTCAACATGCTTAAAATTATTCCAATACTCTGTAATGCTTTTCTTTTTAAAGAATAAGTTACTTAAATTACTATTGTATTGTAGTATAGCATCAGTCTTTTTATTTTCAATTAAGTAATCTAAAATATCATAATGCTTATCTGTAATTAGAGGCTCGCCTCCTGCAAAATAATAATCTTGTATATCTTTAAGATAAGGTTTGAATTGATTAAATAAATCTTCGTTACTGTCTCCGCCTGCAAAAATATATACAGGTTTCTTTTCGCCGTTCTTATTATCTTCTAATGCCCAACTTGAACTATATGTGCTACTACACGTTCTACATTTAAAATTACAAATATTACTCCAACGCACATCAAAGTATAACAACTTCATTAAGTCCAACGAACCGTCAATTTTGGTTTCGTCTTTTATATTAATATGCTTTATGAAGCGATTGTTTTGTGCAATCCTATTACTTTCTAAACCTGCTTCTTCATGCTTCCAACATTGTGTACACGTACTAGGCTTTTCGTTATTTAATAATGCTAGTCGTAACTTTTTATATTCTTCACTATTCCAAATTTCTTGAATAGTGTTGTTACGAGTATTTCCAAGAGGTTGACGCCAATCTCCAATGCAACAAGGGAGTACATTACCGTCTGGATTTGCGTAGAAATGGATCCACGGAAGAATACAAAAAGTGCTACTTTCCGCAGTCATTGTAAAACTCCTCTAGTTCAGGAAATGTTTCTACTAAGCTACAATCACGCCTGCGATCAAATTCTTTAAACCAGTTATGGAAATCTTTACGTGCTTGTTCTAACTTACGTGGCTCGTAATGTGTTGTACGCATGTACTCAACAACACGTTTAAACTTTTCTACTTCTAGTTCTGTAAATTTAGATCTGCTTTGGTCGTCTTGATTATCACGCATGTACTGTAAATGTTTTTCCATGTATGGTATAAATTCGTCCTTGGGCAATATGTTCATATCATATATACTAGGCTCTTTTAGGTGAGGTGTATCAAACCTAATACGTTGCCATTGTGTAGCATTATCATCGCTATTATATTTTTCACGCCATTCTAATATTTTTTCTAGTAACTGATTAAAACTAGTTACTCCAAATATATTAAATGTAATCATAAATGTCACAGGCCAATTTGTTTCAGTTAGATAGTAATCTAAGTTTTGTTCCCATAACTTAATGTCTAACCCTGTACGTGCATATTCAGCTCTTGGTCCCCAAGTATCAATACTAGTGTATAGTTTAAAACTTTTAATTTTGCCTTCTGCTTTAAGACGCTTCACAGTTGTAGTTAATCTTTCAACTAGCTTAGGCTTAACGCCCATGTTACTGTTAACTTCAATTTGGATATGAGGTTTAGGATCGTTGTCTAATTTTTCTAACAAGTTCCAAAAACTTTTATGCATTAATGGCTCACCGCCTGTGATACGTAAAATATTTAATGTCTTACTAAGCTCTGGCCACCATTCCCAGAACGCTTTTACATATGGATTAGTATCCTCGTCCTTCTGTATTTCAAACCAATCAATGTCTTGCCTGTGTGTGCTTGACATGTTGTATGGTCCGTGCTGTTTTATTTCGTTATAGTACCTACTAGAAGCTTTAGGGTGACAATATCCGCACTTAAAATTACACTCGTTACTAAAACTAATTTCAATGTACTCAGGATTTACGTTAAAATCCGCCCCTTTTTGTTTTATTTCCGCTACTCTTTCCTCAGTATAGATACTAGTAGTTTTAATATGTCTATCACTAACAAAATCTTTACCCATTGCTTCAATTTTCCAACAGTAACTACAACCGTCTGGTTTATCTCCGCACATCATTGCACTACGTTCAGCTTTCTTTTGCTTTGTGTTGTGTAATGCACTAGGATTATCTTTTAATTCTTCTAAAGGAATTTTATGAGGAGCAGGATGATAACAACTATGTGTTTCACCTGTTGCAAGATAGATAGTTGTGTGATGCCACTTTGCTAAACAAAATGTTGGCGAAGTTTCAGCCTCAACAATAGGCATTACTGTTTTAATTTTTTCTAGTTCGCTCATTTAATATACTTGTCCACTAATTTCTTGCCAATGTACAATACTGCTATCACTGCTACTAAGATTCCTGCCTCTAAGTATAAGTTTCCTGTACTACTGTCTACTTCAATGCTGTCTGTGCTTATTGCTATACGACAATTTTCGCAAGTTTCTTCTAATTTACTCATTTGCGTAATACCCTGTCTGTGTTAACATACACTTCTTTAAAAAAATGACTTTGTTCTTCGTCAAATGGGTTAGTTGAGATTGGTAAGCCTTGTTCGCTGTTAAGTGTCTTACCATAGTGCTGAGCAAGTTCCATTGGATCCTTGTCTTTTGTAGAAAGCCATAACTCGTTTAAGTATTTAAAGTCTCTTGTTTGTACGTGATCCCAATCAGTACACGTTGTCATGTAGCACCCTTGTCTGGCTCCTGCTACACTCCATATACCGTTGTCTACATCAGCACCAACTTGCATCCATATTAACAAACGTTGATAGTTTTGCCACCAAGTTTCACTTGCAACGTCTTTAACTTTGGCTCCTCTATTCAAACTCATCTTTACACCTTCACGGAACCCTGCTCTCCATGCTTGATGTGGAGTAGCACTAATAATACTAGTACTGTAATTGTCATTTAGTTGATAATAATTATCAAAGTAACAAAATTCAATACTAGTGTCTGCGCCACCATCTGTGTTCTCATGTGTTTTCATATTTTTTACAAAATCTTTAGTCCACATTTTTAAACTGCCGTTGCCGTACTTTAATCCGTTAACATTAATGTTACCGCACCAACTAAATTGGTAGTCATCATCAACTCCTAGTGCATCTAAGTCTAATACTACATTTAAAAATGCTGGATCAATAACTGTATCACCATCAACTGTAACAAAGTGTTTGGTTTCACTAAGTTCTGCACACGCTTTGTGTGCGGCATCACTGCCATCTACACCATGTACACGTTTGGCCCAGGGCACTTTATTGATTAAATCAACATAGTTCTTTTCGCAATTTGGTTCATCGTACGATAAGAAGATAATGTCTTGTTCAGCTATATTAATTTTCATTGGTGTACCTCATACATGTATCTATCAAAGTTTTTGATGGTATACACACTAACTGGTTTTGCTTCAAATTCAAATTTACTGTCAAATGGAACAATAACGTATTTGGTATCATGTAGTTCTGAGAAATTAAATGAAATTGTTTTTAGTAATATATTTGGGTCTGACTTTTCAGTTATACTAAAATACAAAGTATTTTTAAAGCTAACCCGTTGTGCTAATATGTTTGCTTTTAGATCACCACCTATTGTAATTTTCCAACAAGTATCGTTAATGTTTTGTATAATATGTATATCAGGACTATCTTCTGAAGTCATTGGAACTTCATATATTAAGTCGTCAACAAAATAGCTGTCTATACTAGTATTAGTTCGTAGTCTAAGTTCATATGTCTTAGTTTTTTTAATGTAGTGTACATAGTAATAGCTTAATGGTTCGGCGCCTGAAAGTAACCCTGTAACTTGCGTTTCTTCTACAGGAATATAACTACCTTCTTCTGGTTTGTAGTTAGGCAAAGAAAGAACGTCACCATTTGACGGATTAAATATTACATAACGTTGGTGTATTGGTTGTGTGTAACTTAGTTTCATATCCCAATACCCTTTTCATATTTTGCAACTTTGTCATCTGTTAAGAACTCTTTTTCAGTATAATGAAAAATGCCTTGCTGTTGATGATTGCCTATTTTTAATGCTAGGTCATCTGTTAGATAACTGCCTACTCTACTACGCCATGTTTCGCTAGGGTTATACCAACCTTGTATCTTAGGCTTCATATGTGTAAAACTTGGAAAGGAAACTTTCTTGTTTGTTATCTTATCTTCGCAGTCTAGTATCTTTGCTACGATTGCAGTACTAGTATCAACACTTAACCAGTTTTGGTATTGCTTAGGTGCATACTTTCCATAAAATAGTTGCCAGTTGTTCATAACTAGTTCTAACCAAGTATAAAACTCCTTTGCAAAATCACACTTTTTAAAGTAATGTAAGCCAGCATACAAGTTAGGTAAGTCATTTGCTTTAAATGTCTTACGATAGTAAGTATCATTTACTACAGTACCTCGGTATGTGTATACTTTGCTAACATAGAACATTTCATAGTTGCCTAAAAAGTCCCACCATGTATCAATGTTTTGTAATACAAGCATATCAGTGTCCATTACGATAGTTTCATCATACGGACTTGCATGGTATAACTTCCAACGGTTGTTTACTTTCCACTCTGTATCAGTTGCATCATCGTTCCATGGTATAGGTTTGATGCAATCAAACAGGTGTAAATACCTAGATGGTACTTTATCGTCGGTTAACAAGCAGACGTTAGTGTCATTAGTAGCCCTGATGCTCATTGCCAGCACACAGGCCTGCTTTACGTAGTCGTGTGTGCTGTTTTGCGCCAGTAAAACGATGCCTTTAGAGCCATTAAGCATTATCAATGACCCTATTCAAACTAAATTTATTCATTACATGTACACTACTACCTTTAATACGCAATGGGGTATATTCTCCAAGGTGTTGTTCTTTCTCAACTAAGAATAGAAAATTATCATCTTCTAATTTCCATAGTATATCTCTGTCTGCTGTGTAGTATTTTTTACCTGGTAACTTATTTGCAAAATCACCATCTTGGTAACCATTCATAATATGTATAGCAATACTAAACACCCAGTCATTACGAAACGTTGGTTTGTTAATTTGAAAAATACTATTGTAGTGTTGCCAGTTTTCTTGTATATGTTTAGTTAGATCAAAGAACACTTTATTGTCTTTTGTTTTTCTAAAAAATACAACAGTAGCCCAATAGAAGTCTACACTAGTTTCACTAATTTTAAGGAATTCTGTATTATCTCTAAACCCTGTTAAGTCACTTGCATCTTTGTAAATTAAAAAATTACTGTCTTGCTCAAAACAATGCGTTAACACATCATTTGCAATAATGTAATCACTGTCTAATAAGATAGTTTCATCATATGGGCTTAGTTCGTATGCTTGTGTTCGGAGGTCGTTTTTAAATTCAAGTTGTTTGTACACACCTGATCCATCAAAGTATCTCTTTTCGCTAAGAGCTCTAGCAAATGGAACTTCAATTACTTGATCAAATACAGTATCATAGTCAGTATATGTTTCTTTCATATACTCGATACTATCTGTAACAATAGTCGTTGGAATGCCGAGATATTTAGTAATACGTTTTGCTAGATAATGAGCTTGTTTAATATAATCAACTTGGGCATTATTCCTAGCAAAGATTAATGCGCCTTTACTCCTCATATTCTACAAGTCCAGATACCTTACGCTGACTTCTAATTTTTTCGTATGCAGTTAGGTATTCGTTTGATGCTGTAAAGTAGATATCTAATACATCGCTAAGAAAGTCTTCTACGTTTTCGACCTTTACAGGTATATCATTGTCGTCAATTAACACCACAGACTCTTGACCTGTTTGTACTAACATATTACAGAAGTTCATTAGGTCTTTGCTTACGGAGAATTGTCCACCGTTATGATAATGAATTGCACTTTCGTAAAACTTCTCTTTTATTACTCTTTTTTGGTTATTAAGAGTAGTCATGTAATTAGCAAAATCTAATGCTTTTTCAAGACGTTCGTCCATAAGGATCTCCTTTAAGTGTATTATACACTATTTAAAGGAGAAAGTCAAGTTTTAAGTTAGATTTGAACTGCCGTTAGTGGAGTACGTAGGGGATACCAATGAAACTGCCGCTCCAGTTGGTCTTGTTTGCGTGATTGTACTGTTAAGAACACCTTGTACGTTTTCATCAGTATTTGGATTACCTGTGTTATCGTCATTAAACGTAACTTTGAAACGTAAAATTGTGCTACTTACTTTTGATCCTTCGATCTTGTAGTCGTTTGCGGCATATAAGCCTGAGCCTGTTTTTTCAAAAAGTTGTTGGTAACTAGAAGTTAGGTCGTGATAACCAATTGCTGAGCCTGAACCCGAGCCTGACGCAACTGTGTTAGTATAATTCATAGTAACTGTGCCCATGTTAACTAACATAGTCATCCAGTCAATTGTTTTTGAGTCAGAGCCAACATATGTAATGTTGGAAGCAAAGCGGACTTCTCCACCTGCATTAAAAAAGTGTCTTTGATGGCCTGCATCAGTAAATGCAATATCAATAATATGTGATAATGTTCCGTTCCAGGCGGTTGTTCTAGTACCAGCAATGGCCGCTTCTGTTGTTACTTGAGTTGCATGTGCTACAAATTTATCATTTTCAAGTGTTGTAGCAAGATTTTCAAATTGTACAATACCTTTTTTGTTAATTGTATCACTGTCAAGCACAACGTCAACGTTTTGCGTAACAAGGTTAATTTCTGATGGTACTGCACCTGTTTGGTGAATACGACCAGCACTCATATCTTGATACAACTGATTAATATCAATTGCTTGTACTGTATCAGCAACTCCAACTTGGGCACTATTTAAGTTCTGTCCGTAGCCGTCATCTCCTGACCCTACTCCCATCACCGTTGCTACTCTTGATTGTAAGTTGTTGTACCTTGCCGCTGTGATTATATCGCCGACTGCCATAATTTTATACCTTTAATACGGCTTCTACTAAGCCTTCTTCGTCTTCTTCTGGTTCCCATGATTCTAAGCTAATACCTACTAAGAAATGGCCTTCTGGTCTAATCGTTTGACCAATGCCGTCCATGTCTGCATAAATTGCTTCGCCTTTATTTACAGGTCCTTTAACTCTTACTGGTACCCGTCCTTTAAGTGCAACTGCTTGACCTTCAATAGTACTGTTCATTAAGAACGCTGGTTGAGCACTAATTACACCAATTGGAATTTCTGTTGGTTCTATTGGTCTAACTTCTGCGTCAATATCTTCGTCAAATTTAACTACTGAAACAATAGTTCCTGTTGGAAGTTCTTCTGCTGTTGTGTACTTTTCCGCTAAATCCGCATATTCTGCTGATGTTGCTGTACCTGTAAATTTGTTTGCTACTAGGTTACCACTTGCATCTCTAACTGCTACTGTATTGTTAGTAGCCGCTGTATCTGCACTACGGTAGTTTGCACCAACTTGTAATTTCTGTGCATTTTCTGCTAACCCTTTAAAGTTAGTTGCATGGATATCTTTGAATACATTGCTTGTTGCGCCAATATCATATGTGTTATGTGATCCTGGTACAATTCCTGTATCTGTAACTGTTGCTACATGCTGTTCAACACCGCCTGAGGTATCAACTTTAAGTTTAATTTTTGTTCCAACATCATTTTTAATAACTGCTTCATTGTCATTTTCAATAAAGATTTTTAAATCGCTGGAGTTACCAATTGAAATACCTGCATCTGCAAAACTAACAAGTGATGTAAATGATCCTGAACCTGCTAACGCAAAATCAGTAGCAGTATATCCACCTAGTTTTAATGAGTTACTAGCTGTACCCCAAAAATAGTCTTGTGTACTTGTAACACCGCCTGCGGCATTCATAGTATTTCTTAGTGTTAGACCCTTTTTAACAACATCAAAGCCTGTAATAGCGTTTGACGGATCTGTATTATCAATAGTAAACGTTGCACCACTAATAATATAGATTGTTTCATCGTTAACAACGGCTTTGATAACTAATCTGTTTACATTAGTTGTATCTCTTACATTAGCTGAAACCATCTGTGTTACAGTTGTACCTGCACCTTGTGGGCCAATTAGTACATATCCTGATCCGCTGTATGCATATAGTTGTTCGTTTGTCGAATCCCACCATAAATCGCCAGTAGCTAAACCAGCTGGTGCAGTTGCGGCAACTTCAGCGCCGCCTGTTGTTCTAAATTTGGATCCATCATAGAATTTTAGTTTATTAGCACCCGAATCGTACCAAACCTGTCCTGAAATGGCCTTCGGAGGCTGGTTAGCACCACTAAAGTTTTCTAGTAAGTGTAAAAAGTTCTCGTTTTGGATCTCACCGTAACCGGCGTAATTCTTACCTACTAATTTAATATCAGTAGTTTGATCGACGGTACCATCTTCAACAACTGTTAAAGTAGTTCCGTTATATCTGTCAATAGTATATGCCATTTCTTTTCCTCTATGTTACTATTTATCTTTTACCACAAGCCGCCGCTTGATCCAAGATCGTTATCAAATGTCCACGCACCTGCGGCTACTATAAAGCGTTTTAACCCACGTCCTACAGTAACGTTAACTACACCTGCCGCTGATGCAAACGCAACATCCTGTACCACACTCTGGTTTAATACACCATTAGCGTCTACAGCAATGTATGATATGTTTTTAGCCGCATCAACGTCAATACCAGTAACCGTAGCACCTGAAATAGTTGATGTTGCAACATACGCATATGTGCCTGTTTTCTTATTACTAGCAGGATATATGTCTTCAATAATTGTAGCAATATTCGTGTTAGTTAATCCTGTGACGTCTAAACTTAAAGTAACCGGTTCTAGATTAATTTGATCGTCAACATAATACTTTGTAGCGGCATCCGTGTTAGTTGTTGGTTCCGCTAGTCCTGTAATTTTTTGGTTATTAGTAATTGTAATAGAACCAGTACTTTCTAACTGTAAAGGTGTGCTAGTTGAAATCTTCGCACCCTGAATGTTAGTTTGGTCTACATTAAGTTGATTTAGTGTACCAATATCAGTAAGTCCAAGTGCTTGTGTTACACTTGATCCTAGTTCTGTTTTGTTTAATACATTAACACCTTCTGCTTTATACCACTTAGTTGCAACAACATCAATATTTTCACTTGATGTCCACGCTCCTGTAGCATTTTTCCAAAGCCATTCTTTATCAAGATCACTTGATTTAAGAATAACTCCACCGCTATCAACTCCGGCATTATTTAATAATGTACTATCACTAGTAATACCTAGTTCAATATTCTTATCTTCAACTCTTAAATCTTGTGTTTCAATAGCAACAGCTGGTGACGTCAAATATAAATTTCCGTCAACACGCATATCTCCACCAACATGTAGTGTATGCTGTGGTGCATCTTTAAATATACCTAAGAATGATTCTGATGTGTCAATAGTTACTGCATCAACAAAGCCTGTTGCTTTTCTAACTCTAATTTTGTAATCATGATTTGACAATTGGTTTTCGTTAACAACACTAGTTCCAACTACCTTTTGAATATTATTTTGTGCTGTACCAATTGTAATTCCGCCGCTGTTAGCAACTGTTAGTGTTCCAATAGTAGTAGCGTTTGTATCTGCTGATAAAAACTGTGATGCACTCTTTGCAACTCCAGCCGCATCAACTAGTGCTGATGCACTATCAGCTGACCCTCTAAATACAAAGTCAGTGACAGTTGAAATAATATTAAAGCCTTTCTTAATACTAGCTAACCCTGTAATAGCATATGCCGCTGATGGCGTAAATTCGTTGTTTGAAAATATTCCAATTAGTGTTCCGGCAATTGAAAACCTTACAACAGTTTTACTATTGTTTTGGTTATCTAAAATTGTTACAGTTTCAAAACCTGACTTGCCTTGATCACTTGTATAAACAGGGCCTGCTAGGTTAAATTGTGTTCCGTCATAAAAGTGTAATTGCTTTGTTGCATTATTAATCCAAAGATCACCTGCAACTACGCCAACACCTGGTTGTGAATTTTGTACAATAGGACCGCCACTGGTTCTAAAGTTTGATCCGTCATAAACTTTTAATCTTGCTTCTTGTGAATCGTACCATAGCTGTCCTTTTAACGGAAGACTTGGTGCAGAAGTATTTGCAAAGTTTTCTAAAATCTTAATAAAGTTTTCGTTAATGCTTTCGCCGAATCCTGAATAGTTTTTACCAATTAATGAAATATCAGTAGTTGTAGTATCTAATTTACCATCTACTAGATCTACAAGTAACGAGCCGTCTGTTTTATTTAATTTATAACTCATTATACTGCTCCCGTATTAGCACCAGCATATATGATAAAGTTCATCGACATATATGGGTTCATAATGTCTATTGGTTGTCCAATTGCACTATTTGTTAAGATGCCACCTGATGATGGATAAGCCTGGGCCGCTCCTGTTCCTGTTGGTGCATCATATTGTATACCTTGTGGATCGTTTGGTGTACCTGTAATATCTCTTGATATGTAGTACTGATCTCCACTTGGGCCACGTTGATCATGTTCGTGTTCTGGTAAGTTAGTAAGTCCAACGGATTGTGTTTGTTGTCCTTCAACATTACCTATTGTATCTGCCGCGGCACTTGTTACAACGTTAGCACTTTCGCCACCCATGTTATCTAGGCCTAGCATAAATCTACCACGTAAGTCTGGTAAAGCAAATTTACCTGCTGTTACAAGTGATTGTGCTTTATAGTTGTATAAGATTACATTAAACAAGTTTTGGTATTCAGCAATAGTAACTTCTCTACCATCACAAATTAACCAATCAGCTGGTAGAACGCCTGCGGCAAATGCCGTAACCATTCCAACTGGAAGTTGCGGAATTGCTTTAAACAAGTTAGTTCTTGATATCTTATATACACCAGTATCACCAGTTACTCTGTTGAACATAATTTCATCAGTGGAGTTACTTAATGCTTGTTCTGTTTTATTTGCAATAAACGTGTTATCAATTGACGTAATAAAAGTTTTAACACTTTCGTCTTGTCCGTTAAATGTAAACTCAGAAGCACTAACGTCACCTGTCATTCTAAATGTTGTTGCACTTGCTAACTTATCAGTAGATCCTGATCTACCACTAATTGATCCTGTAACGTTACCTGTAACATTACCTATAAAGTTTTGCGAAAATACATTTAAGAACTGTTCGTTTGCAGTACCAATATTTCGTGTTGTTGTAATGTTTGGAACAATGTTGCCTGTGGTTAATAACCCTGCAATGTTTGTGTCACTACCTACAAATAACTTCTTAGCAATACCAACACCACCTTTAATAATGGCGCTACCTGTATTAATTGTTGCAGAGTCTGTTGTACCGTTAACTAGTATTTGACTATTTGTTTGAATATTACCAATAACATCTAATGCTTCAACTGGTGCTAAATTGTTAATACCAATTTTACTTGTTGAGTCAACACGCAATACTGTAGTAGTTGTGCCTTCATTGTTAACTCTAATATCAATGTTTGATCCACTTGTTTGGTGACCAATAATTCCTGCTTGTCCTTCAATGCCGATATTCAATGCACTATCTGCACCAACTGTAAGTCCTGAATTGTTTTTAATCTTTATTGGAACAAGACTGTTAGTTTCTTTATCAGCTCTTAAGAAGTTTGCCGCTGGAACATTTTCTGCTCCAACTACTAATGCTTCTGCTTTTTCTGCTGTGCCGCGATATTTTCCAACACCTGAACCAGTAATATCAAATGTACTTAAATTGTACCCTGGACTAATAGTTGTAAAACCTTGCAACGTAGTCTTTGGTGTAAATGCATCAGTGGCCATAATTGCTAAAGTTTTTGCTTTAACTTCAACAATTAGAACTGTGTATGTAATATTGTCTGTACCAATAATAGTATCAGGCTTAACTCCAGTTGAAAGACCATCACTAAATGTTGGTCCAACTAAGATCCAACCCGAACCTGTAAACAAGTATAATTGTTGGTTGTCAGTATCAACCCATAAGTCGCCAACTACTGATTGGTTTGCTTCTGGTTGTGTGGTTGCTTTTTTAAGTCCACTTGCACTAACCCAATTAGTTCCGTCATACAATTTTAGTTGATCAATGCCTGGTGTTGTATCATACCATAGCTGACCTTCTACTGGATTTGTCGGTGCTGTGTTAAAAGCAAAGTTTTCTAGTAAGTGTAAAAAGTTTTCGGCAATAGCTGTACCGTAAGCAGTTGTATTTCTGCCTGGCAAATCTAACGATGTTTGTTGATTGACAGTATTGTCTTCTACAACAATGCTACCTTTTTGGGATAAGTCAGTATAGTTTACGGTATATGCCATTTATTAAACCTCGTTAAAACCTGTTAAACTCTGTACTCTAACAGTATAATCAATTTGGATTAATCTGTTTAGTGATTTTTGTACAGGGTGGAAAATTACATGCGTTAGTAATCTGCCTGTGCCGCTACTTGCGTAACTTACAAGACCTAATTCGTCAAACACGTATAAGCTATCATTAGCTGTTGCATTGTCTAATGCATCTTGTCCACTAGGCTCACCGTAATCAAGTAAACATGTTGCTACAATATCTGTGTAGTTTGTGCCACTTACGTGTCTAGTCTCTAATTTGTTTCTAGTAGGATCTACGTTATTAACGTTATTATTGTCAATAACTTTAGCATATGTTTGGTTATACAAACTAGCATTAGTTCCAGTGGAGTTTGGTGACAAGTACGTAATGATGCCTGTTGGGTCAACATTTGTACCGCCGTTACCAAATGCCATTTGGTATACCATTCCTTGTCCTTGGTTAGATAGACTCTCCGCTAATGAGATACTCATGTTTTCGTAGTGAATAGCATTACGCTTGTCCACCAAGATTTCACCAGTCTCTGGATTGTGTATCTTGATGTGCCCTTGTAAAAGAACACCTTGTTTATCATTAAATTTATCTGTCATCATATGTTTCCTACAAGTGTATTTATTTAGGTAACGCCACCTCTGTGTTCCTTAAGAACCGTGCAATGTCATTTTCTTGCCTATGCAGTGGAATTCCAGTATCAGTCCAAGGTCTACCAATGCGTCTAACCACCACTATCTTGGTATTAATAAGTGGTGTTTCTGCTAATACGACAGTTGATGTGGTTCCATCCACACTAAACTCAGCTGGTGATGTAATATCGCCTTCTGGGCTATCTAGATCAACTGTTGGATCGTATATATTTATTGCATTTTTGCGTAGGCGGCGTCCTGCAACAAATATTTCAAAATCATTAACTGATCCTGGAATAAAGTCTACTACAATGCTACTTGTAGAGCCGTCTGCGGTAAATGTTTCTGTAAGTGTTCTGTCCTGGTATGGTACAGTTTGCTTATTACTCTGATCTAATAGCTCAGTTCCTGCAATATGTACTGTTGGAATACCAGTTCCTAATGTACCTCTACGTAATTGTCTAAGTACTCCACCTTCTTTTAGATAATATTCTATGCGTTCACCGTTAATAAACACAATTCCTGGAATACTACGCTCTTTATTTGGTTGTGGTAACGTATCTACGTTACTAACTTTAATGCTTGTGTCGTAATAGTTTAAGTTTTCTGCTAGGAAGTATCTATTTTCATCACCTAAACGCTTAAAGTGTGTTCTGTTTAATATATCTTTAAACTGACTGAATCCAAACTTAGGAAGCATTGTGTTATTACTAAAGTGAATAAGTTCTAGTTCATCACCAGCATCAATATCAATTGCAATCTTAATAGTTACTTTATCTTCTAATAATGCATATTCAATATTAGGTGATAGCAAATCACCGTTTCTAGTTAGCCACACATAACTTGTATCAATAGCCGGAGTTCTTAACTTAATAAATCCGTTTGTTAATTGATGGTACTCTGAATACTCAGCAGTTCCTTGTGTTACTGAAGCTCTTGCAACAACATCAAAGTTTATTCTTTCAATTTTTGCAACATCGTGATTACTAAATTGATAAACTGTGATTGACTCTCCATTCTGTGGAGCAGTTGTTAACTGTACTTGATTTGGTGTTTCATTCCAGTAGCCACTAGCATCAAAAGTACCAAAGTCGTACTCGCCATCACCTAGTAAGTAAATATCTAAAATATCACCTGCAACTCCAACACCGTTGAATAGTTCAACGCTTGAATTGTATCTGTTCCACATATAGTGTGTTGACAATATTTGTGCTACACCGTTTAGGAATACTTTAATTTTTTCTGCTGGTATTTGTGCAAGTCCAACTTGCCAATCACGCAACTTATATTCTCTAACTGCTGAAACTGTATACTGTTGATTGTATCCTGGTTTAAGTATTTTGTTTCCTACTTTAACAACTACACTATTTGCCAACGGACGTTGTGTAAACGGTGCGTTTGCTAAATTAAATGTCTGTAGTGATCCTGACCCCGTAAACGAATCTGTTGATACTTGGGAGAATGACTTAGCTGTACTATCGTAGATAACATACTGTAATAGTTTGCCTGGTAGCGGAGCAACTGATAGTCTAAGTAATACTTGCCCTGCTTTATCGTATGATGCATCAGTTTCTGCCAATACAGCATCTATAGGTTCACCATCTTGTGTAATGAACAACGATAGTCCTTGTTTAAATTCTACTGGTGTAACAAATACTGATGTTGACCCGTCACCTGTAAACGTATCTGCATCAAGAATGTTTTCACCATTTGCTGACATTGTAATAATGTTAACGCTATTACCAATAGCAGGTGCAACTGAAGCATCTAATGTTAAAGTATTATCTTGATAGTTAACAGTAAACTTAGAGTAATCTAAAATAGTTCCGTTAACCTTAACAAATATATCTTTATTACTTGCTGGTACTACTGTAAGAGCATATGTATAGTTTCCGTCAAACACATAATTGTAATTATTAATAATGCTTGACCCGTCATTAATTCTATCGTATACTTTAATATTCACACTATCAAGAAGTTGTCCTGGAACTAGTTCCTCTGGACCTTTCGATGTTAATGGTGTTACAAATCCGTCACCGTCAATAACAATATCTTCTGCTTCAATACCTCTTGCTGTTTGGTAAGCCATGTTACCACCTTGTAGCATTGTATCGTATGCATCAGCATCTGGTAAGAAACTTCCGTCCGATGTTGATTTCCTAATAACAATTACATCATTAAGTTGTGTTGATATTTTATCGTTGTCAATAATAAATGTATCTGTTTCTCCATCACCTAGTAGTGATAACATTACTGCATTTGGATTTCCTGGTACAGTAGATCCGTCATATTCTGGATCATCAATTCTGATGCCGTTTTTGTATACGTTATATGTTACGCCATTAGCTAATGGTGCTGACAATGTTAATGCAATAGTTGATCCATCTAGTTGGAAAATTTCATCTTCGTATGTTGCATCATATGAATCCCAAGTAGTTGTATAGTAAGGCTCATTACTCCAACCTGTTCCTGTATTAAACGCAAAACTCTTAACTTGAACTCCGCCGTAATCAATACCATCCATAAGTTGCGACACATCGTTACCAAGCTGTCCTGTAGTTGGATTGTAGAATAAGTTAATTCTATCCTGTGCTTGTAACATTGAAACATCTTTCTTATAGCTAACAATAATAGATGCGTTGTTTGCTGGAGGTGTTTCAAAAATTATACGACCTTTGTATCTTGCATAAGACTTATCAGTATATTCTTTATTACTAACAGAATAGTTACCTTGAAGTTCTTCAATACCGTTAACACTAATAGTAATTTGATTAGTTCTAACATCCATTGGCCATTTAACATCAAATATAGTTAAACTATTGTTTCCTGTAAATGTTTGTGTTTCTGACAATGTAGTAATTAAGAATGTTCCAGTTACTCTATCAAACTTGCTACGTAAATGTAAACTTCTAACTTTACTGTTACCTAGTTGTGCAGATATTTTAGCAGTCCTACTAGTAATTGTAGTTGACAAACTTCCTTCAACTTCAACTGTTGGTGCTGACAAATATCCTGAACCTGGATTTGTAACTTCGATGCTTACAACACTTCCGCCTGATCCTAATTTAGCAAGTCCTTTAGCACCTGTGCCGCCACCGCCAACAAATTTAATTACTGGTATTTCTGTATATCCAACACCTGGGTCACTAATATTACAACTTACAACTTCAAAGCCAACATTATCTAACCAATGCTTGTTTGGATATACATTAAGATTTGCATCTTGTCCGTAAATTAAATTGTCTTTAACTTTAAGTGATGCTGGTTCAATACGCTGTGTATCTTCGTTATACTGTGGTGCAAAATCAAAATCACTAATACTACTTTCAGTTTCGTCTGTTTTAGTATAGCTACTTAGATATTCTCTAATTTTTGTTTTAAAAGGTTTAGTTTCTTTAACAAACTCTTCGTAACTAGGCAAGCTATCATTTTGGAATGTAACTTTTTGTTGCAAGTCGCCTGCGTTGTGTTTTGCTTTAATGAAACTAGATTTAAATGCCCAGTCAACAAACGGTTGCTCTGCAAATGCATATCTAATACTTGCAAGGAATAACTGATTGTATTCAACTTCTAAGTTGTCGACAAATAAATCTTCTTTAAGTGCTTTTAATAAAATACGTAACTCTAGTGTAGGTTGGTTATCATAAAAACTAGTATCATAACTTAGTCCATCAAATCCAACATAACTCTTTGCAAAGTTATACAATGTTTCTTTAAACGCTATTGTTCCGTTTTGTCTACCAATTGTTTGATAGTTAGTTGTATAATCAGCCGCTTCTTCGTTACTAATTTTTTCTAATAGTAACCAACCGCCTGCTCCAACATTATTAATTTTAATAATATCGCCAATGCTATCATCTAATGATGTTAGTAAGTAACTTTGATCTATTGTAAAATCAACTTCTGTAAATTTACTGTATCCTGCAGAGTACCAATCAATGTAATCCCACCAAGCACTACAATCATATGACTGTGTTGATGTTCTCTCATACAATCCTGTTATAGTATTGTATGCAAATATTGACCATTTGTTGTTTACGTTTTCGTCACTCTTAACAAGTACACTAAACAATCTTAGTGCTAAGTTTGTAGATGAAGCATAGTTCTTGCCTGGATTTCTAACTGTTACTGTAGCAATACCGCCTGAAGCATTTAATGTTATTTTAATTTGTGCTTTTTCGCCATCACCAACTTGTTCAAACTTGTATATCGGAACTGTAAGATACCCTGCGCCAGGGTTAGTAATATCAACTCTAATTAATTTTCCTTCTTCAAAAATTGGAGTTAATGTTGCCGGCTTAACTTTAGAAATACTAACAAAGCCTAGTTCAGAATGTGTATCAACTGCTATGTCATATTTTGCACTAATAAGATCCGGTTGTGGATCTTTAGAAAGCAAATTAACAAAGCTAAATTCATCTACAATTAATTCTTTTACTAGCACTCTATTAACACGTTCAACAACTTGTTTAAGTGCTTCAATGTTATTTCTAAACATTGATTGTCTAGGTCTATTAAGAATTCCGTATTTCTGTTTAAAGGATAACGCTGGATCTGGTACTGGTCTGTTATAAACATCAACACCAATTAAACTATCAATCCATTTTTCTTCTAAATCTTTGTTTGGCTTACTTGTTGACAATCCATCTGTAATAAGCTGATACTGACTATGTGTATTAATGTCTTGATTTTCAATAGTCCAGTAACGGAAGTTAATTGCTTTTTTATCATCTTCAACTAAACTTCCACAGTTATATAATCCAAATCTATTATTAGCGTAGATTGCAACAAACTTATATCCTTGTGCTACCGGATCTTGAATTAATTGTGCAACATCAAATGCACTTGCACTTCTATTCTCTAAGTTAGGAATAATCTTAGTATTTTTAACCCAATAGTAATATCTGTTGTAGAACGCTCCGCTTACATTATTGTATAATCTTTTAGTTACAAATGTAGCAGTACCGTATTTAGGTGTTCCACTAATTCCTCTACTAAGTCCATCTTCTGTATCAGCTAGTTCTAACCATCTTGTTGGAGTTAATGTAGATTCAACCCATTCATACACATCTACAGATGCGCCAACCATCAACTGGTTAAAGTTTGCTGTATTATAAATGATATTATTCTGATATGGTTCAACCCATTGTACTGTACTAATATCCCACCATAGTTTACCTACATGTTCTTCAGCCCAGTAATTTTCTTGGTCAACGTTTACAGTTGATTGATCACTTTCTGTATAAGTTGCAGGATCAAATGGTGTTGAAAATGCTAATTCTTCTTCAGCTGGTCCAGCAATTTTACCTTGTATTGGATCAATGTAGTCTAGCTGTGTTGCAGTTCCACTACCGTCTTTAGCGTAAATAAACACGCCTTTAAATTTGCTTAGGTCAACTTGTTTAGTTGGAGTTCTGTATTCTATCCACGGAAGTTTATTACGCTGTCTCTTATAATCAACAACAGTTCCAATAAAGTTGTTACCTGTAGTTGATGCACTTAGCTCTGGCATTGACACATAAATGTGATTTAATGATGCGTGGACAAATTCTCCAAACCTTTCAACATCACTGTTATTAAAGGCTAATTTTTCTCCGTACAATAAGTATCCACCAACAAACTGATAAACAAACACTTCACCTGAGTCTAAATTTTCTTTACTAAACTGCGTTAGGTTGTTATCAAAGCTAGTTTCAACAGCTAAGTCCGACTCTTTATTATTAACATATTGTGCAGTAACTAGTGTGCTATCATCTAAGTATGTTTGAGGTTGCGGATCTGCTGGCAATTCGTATCTATCAAAGGAAGTATTGTTAACTAGGTTACCGCCTTGTGATGAAACCATTAATTCGTTTCCTGCAAAGTCAACTGTTTGGCCGAAGCGTTCAGCTACTGAACTATCTGGGCTAGTAAGTTCTTGGAATACGTTAAATGTTCCTTCAGTATTTTTATACACATAAACTTTGCCGTTATCATTAGCAATGCTATCGTCTAACGGTGCACCTACTGCTAATAACTCTCCATCATCTGATAAAGTAATTGCACTTGCATATTTTGTAGACGTTAACGGAGTTATAATAGACTGTGTAAATTCATAATGTCCATTGTTGAATCTGTAAACTGCAATTTTAGGATCTGCATTTTCAAAGTCTGCAACAGTAGCTAATACTTGTCCGTTCTTACTTACAGTAAACGGGTGTGCAAAATTATATAATGTATTACTTTCATCGTCGAATGTTGAATCACCATCTGGTTGTACTCCAGTATCGTTTGGAACATAGCCTAAGAAATCTGTCTGCTTTGGTAGTAACGTCCAACTATTTGAAAACACACCTGCCGCTTGATTCGTTGTACTCTGATAAAAGTTATTACTATAAAGAACAATGTCATCAGTATAGTAAGGTGTTGCCTCACTAAATATTCCTTTATAATACGGATCTCTTGTTACACGCCAATCATAAGTTCCGTTACTATCATATCCTGTTTTAACAAAATGTATTCTACCTGGATTAGTACCGTTGCCTGCACCTGGAGCACTTACAAATAATGTATACAAGTTAGTATGTTTAGTTAATACTAGCTGTGTTCCTAAGTTTTTATCATTGCCACGTTCTAAATTAGTATACCCGTGTTGTAAAGAATATTCACCACTACCAGTTTTGTTATAAACAAAGTACGCACCTTCATTGGAGTATGCACTTGCTACACCATTAGCTGGATCAATTGGTAAGTTATATATTTGTGTCCAGTCTTTGTTTAACGGTGTTGGTGTATTTGCTTGACGTGGTACACCAGTAACTGTTCTAGTTGTGTAGAACTGGAATTCAATTTCGTTTTTGTATGACGGTACTGCTACTTGTAACAATGAACTATCATTGTTTTTAACAACAATATACTTTCCTGAATAAGATGATGTTAAGTCAGTTGATTCAATACGTCCAGTAAGTCTGTTAAATCCTTGACCTTGCCAATTTTGAATATACAAGTCGCCTGTTGCGGCATGCATGTTACCGTAGCTAAATGTACCAGCTAAGTTTTTAACAAATAGTGTTGCACCTAGTAAGCCCTCTTGAACATATACAACTTCAGCGTTTGCTCCTGTATACGGTTCTACTATAATGTCGCCTTCAACAGGAACATATGGAACTTGGTTTGGTGGAGGAGTAAAGTTAGTAAACGTAATTTCAATTTGACCATCCCATAGAGCATAAACTGTCTGTGGTTGATTTAAGTATATTGTTTCTAGTCCTAAAACCATTGGATCATATATTGTGTTCAAACTATCTTTAACTTGGTTAATACCCATTGTAAAAGTATCACCTTCACTAAGTGTATTAGTAATAGACTTAGGAGCTCTGATAAACCAATATGGTTCTGTTACTGGAAGTCCTTGCTTATTGTAATGACTTAGTATTCCAATCTTGCCGCCCCTTGTTGGGTTGTTAAGATCTTGGTTGAACGCATATACGTCATCCATTGTGTTTGCATAAACTTCTGGTGTTCTACTTTCAGTACTTGTAATATAATCAGCAATAACTAAATTTGGAATAGTAATTGATCTTTCAGTAGTAGTAAAACTAGTAATGCCGTTAATTCTCCACCAGCCGCCAAATGTGTTATTAGTGTTATTAAATTCAATAGTTGTGTATGTTCCCATACTAACACTATTTGTAACTAGTGTTCCTGAAGCTTCAAACGCTCCATTAACATCTGATACATATATCATTCCTGTGCTAACATTGTCAATAAGAATATCTTGAACTGTACCAATACCAGTACTAGTTGAAATAATATCGCCAACTGTTGGAATTCTTAATAAGTTTTCAACATAAAGAATAGCATCAATTTTTGCAACAATAGTTTTTGTGCCTTCAAAACTTGCTGTGCCTGGGCCGTTAACACCAAACGGTAAAACACCATTTGGATAGTTTTGCGAATACTGATTCCATTGTAAGCTAATTGTGTCATTAACAGCTGAGCCTTCATATGGGTTTACTGGTGCTCTAACTAATATGTGATCTGTTGCACCGTCAAAACTGTAGCGTCCTCTAATTGCATATACTGTTTCTGGATATGCTCCGTCTGCATAACTTGCAACTGCAATATCATGTGAAGTATAATAACTAGGAAAATTAAACACACCAGATGCTGATCCAATGTCATAGTTAGCTGACCATATTGCTTGTTGGTATGATACAATATCTTTTGCTGTGTAATTAGTAGCGTCTGAAAACTCTCCTTCGTACAATGTCTTAACATTACTTGCTTGTGGAGCGCCAATTACTAAAAACTCAGCATCTTCTGATATAGCAACTGCCTTACCAAAGTTTCCGTTGCCTGCATAGTACGATGTTCCAGGTGCTTCAATTGTTTGAAGATGTGTAAACTCAACTGTATCAGTATTTCTACCAAATAGGTATACTGCGTTGTTTCCATACGCACCAATTGCAAGTGTTGTATTTCTTGAGTCAGCGGCAATAACTGTTCCAAACTCTACTGACGAGTCACTAGTTTTAATATTGGAAATAACTTGTTGCTGAACATGTACTGGATCGTTTTTCAATACTAACCATTCGTTGTTAATATCAGTATCAATCCAAATAGTTTCTCCAACTTGTAAATCGTTATTATAATTTGACAATAACAAGTTTGCAGAATTAAATCCAGAGATTCTATTAGAAGTAAATCTAGTAACAAATCCGTTTGTTAATTCAGCATCTTCAGTTTCACCGTTTGGATAACAAATTAATGTATCTAGTTCGTTACGCTTAACTTTGTAAAACTTTTCAGCACCTTCAACATCAACAATACCAATAATTTCGTCAATTATATAGTTTGATTGTTTTGATAACGTTAATACAAATTCAGTTATTCCAGCATTAGTAGTTGTCTGTACAGCTAACACTCTATCATCAGTTCTATTATACTTTACAACGTCCCATGTAATACCACGTTTACCAATCCAAACATAATCACCAACATTAAGTGCTGATACTGTTTGTGTTAATATGTCGTCATATGTTGCTACAGAAAGTTTTACATCTTGCGGATTAACATATCCTGCTGTTGGTAATGCATTTTTCTGAATGTTTCTGGTTGGAAACGGCTTATGATTATACTGTTGAGGTTTTAAATAAGTTTCAAAAGGTCTAATTCTATATATTAGATCAGTTTCAGTTCCTGATACTGTGTCTACTAGTTCAATAGGTTGTGGACTTAGTCTAAAATTTGCTTCGTCTAGTGTATATTCAACTTCGTCAAACGCTGTTGATGATCCATACTGTCCTAATCTAAATGCCCATTCTTCATAAAAGTCTAAGCTATCTGCATCTGTATTAGACAATGCATCAAACAATTTAGTTAAACTATTCTTTGTACCTTTATCTTGAATAAAGCCTTGATAAAATTTGTACTGTGAAACATCATCATTAATAATGTTTTCTAAATACTTACGCTTTTGATATCCAATTAAATGCTGTGCCAGGCGCTGTTGCTCACTATCAAAGTTATCTGTATCAAGGTCATAAAAGTCGCCAAACTGTTTTGCTTTATAATCTAAGTTTGCTTTTAACCCTGCTTCAGGACGAACTTCTAGTTTCTCCCAGTCTTTATTATCAAATATATTTGTTCCAGGAATTTTTACCTTTGCAACGTAATAAAATTCTTTGTACTTAACTGTGTCGCCTACTGCATAATCATTCCATGTTTCCCATACTGTTGTTTTAGCAGAGTCATATATAAATCCTGGAATATTAAATCCGCCTGTCCAAGCATCAGTTCTATATCCCATAACTTTTAATCTTGCTTGACGGTAACCCGGTGCTTGATCATAAATTACATCTTTGAATACTGTAGTATTATCAAGTATTACAACGTGTTCTTTTTGCACTAACGGAATATTAATGTTGTAAATTCCATCACCTGTATTTCTAGTTTTTAATTCAAATTCGTTATCGTCGTTTCTAGCTACTCTTGCATATTCCTGAATTAATTTCTTACCGTCTGCTTTTAACAAACTGTAGTCATAAAATGTATCAAAGATATTATCTGCTACATTGTGCGTTCTGTAAAAGTTTAATTGGTTAGCACCAGGGCTAAGTGCAATAACACTATTTTCTGCCCAGTTCTGCGTTGTCCAGAATAAGAATTCTTTAGCACTTACTCTCCAATTTTCTACTTCTTTAATATTATCATTGTAATTGTTAAATGTAAAGCCAATGCTTTCTAAATACTTACTATACCCTAGTAAAAAGTCAACAACTTCTTGCTCAGTCTTGTACATAGTACCATACGCTAATTCTGCTGGCTCTTTAACTAATTCAGTATTGAATGAGCGTCTAAAGAACGCTGAACGGCCGCCTCTTAACGGAAGGTCTGGTAGTCTTTGATACAACTCTTGATTAAATCCTGTTGCATCAGTTGTGTGATTTTCTTTAGCAACATAAAAGTTATTGCTAAACTGTATAATTGCACCTTCAACATATCGTTGTTTCTCTGCCCATACTACAAAATCGTCACTAATTCCGCCGATTGTTACAAACGGATCATCTGCTTTAGGTGTTGGCGTAAACCATTTAAAGTAAGGATTAACATTATCATAGCCTCTAATAATAAATCCTTCAGCTTTCTTCTCAATAATTACACCACTGTAAGTTACTAACTCTGTTAGCGAACTTGTGTTTAAAAATATCTGATAATTTTCATCTGGTACAAAAACATTGCCTTCATTGTAAGGAGTTCTTGAATCAAGGATTAACTTAAACTTACTCTTTTCAGTAAAGCCGCCTATTTTAATTCCTAGTTTGTTATCAATAGATTTTAAGTTTGTTTGATAAGCAGAATAAACATTAACATCTCTACTGTTTAAATAGTTTGCAATTACGTTTACAAGTCCACATGTGTTTACTCTAGTTGCATCTGAAGTAGTATTTGGAAATACTAAATCTTCTAATCTTAAACGTTTTCCAGTTGGCTTGTAAACAACAGTTCCTGCACTATCTCTAATAATTCTACTTCTATCCCAACCAAGCCCTATAACTTTACTAGGTTGATTTAAGATTAAGGAAATTATTAATGCAAATGGGTACTCTGAACTTCTTCTCCAAGCAGTTTCTGTTGGGGATTCATCTCCAAATTTAAAAGCATTTTTTGTTGAGCCTAGCACAAACTCTTGTGCATAGTTAGAATCTACAGGACTTATTAAATTTCCACCTTCATCAACAGGTATCCATTTAGTAAGGGCAGGTCTCTTATAATGCTTTAAGTATTTTGGAGGTGCACCTGGAGTTCTTAACAGACCATCTTCGATGTCTTTCCATAGTATTTTGTTTTCACTTGTGTATGGTGCTAATCCGTATTCAGCGTCCCACCAAGTTGGCTTAACACTTATACCTAACATTTCCCATGGATGTGTATGAGGGCGATCTGTATCAAATGCTTGTTTATATACTGCTCTCCAAAAACCAGGGTTAGTGTTACCTATGTTATTGTTAGTAGAACTGTAATTAAAAGTAAAACTGTTTGTTGTGTCGTAGAATGAATAGTCTGTATAGTCTGCGTTACCTACAACTGCAAGCCAATCAATAAACTCTGCAATCATACCCTTGTCTAAAGCCGATTTAGGAATACCTGTATTTCTATTGGCGCCACCTACAAAATCGTGCAAGTCAAATAATGCTGGGTCGTATTTTACTTTTAAGTTATTATAAATTCTTTTTTCTAATTCAAGTAATAACTCATCTCTAAAATCACCATATGCTACAAAAATACTACCGTCATGTCCTTGGATAACTTCTGTTGGTGTTTGGTATGTGTTATCAATAAACTTACTAGGAGCATATGCTGGATACAATCCTAACTTAGTTGGAGTTTCAGGAATAAATGAACCATCAGTATTTTCATATTCGTATACTGTAATAACATCATTAACAGTTAACACTTTTAAGAATTTTATAAATCCTTCAAAGCCTACTTCAAATTCGTAGTCGTCCCCGTGAGTCAATAACGCATCGTTGCGGTATACACTAATTGCTGTATTAGTTGGAGTTGTTAGGCTGAAGTCTGATGTTAAACTATAATATGCTTGATCAGCATCATAAACTTTGTGTGTAATAACATTACTAATTCCATGACCAATCATATCACTAAAGTAAAATGGCATGTCATTAGTCTTATTAAGATTTAATGCTGATAATACTTTATCAAAGTGTACTCTTGTTTGCCCGTCAAACCCTAAAGTTTCAGCAGTTTGTAAAAATGTTCTTCTAAACTTGCCGTATTCTTTTCTTCCAAATTTAAGTGCTTTAATAATATTTGCATTCTTATCAGTTATATGATATAGTGCAAGGTTGGTTAATCCACTGTGCTGTGTAAATCTATGACCGTACGCTGATAAGTTTCCTAGATCTCGTAAATTACTTGTTCCTGGAAAAGTTCCTGTCCAGTCATCTCTGTATTCAGTGATGCTTTCAACATGGTCGTTAACTTCGCCTAGTGTAAAAGAAGCAATATTTTCGTTTTTAGGATTACGTTCAAAGTTAATTGGAAATTCATAAACACCGTTACTATTTTTTGTTGTAGCACTATTAGTTTTAATTACTACGTTGTCGTGTTCTTTTAGATCCTTTGTAAATGTAACATATGCTACACCATTAATTCTATTAATAACAAAGTCTGTAAGTTCAAGTTTACGTTTGTCGTTAACATATGCTCTTACCCATAAATCGTTTAGGTCGCCGCTTCTGTCATAAACATCAATAGCAAAATCATTAAACTGTGTAGTTACAATATACTGCCTATTAACAAGCTGTTTACTTTCAGCACTACCTTTAGTCCATCCACTTACATATGCAAATGTTTCTCTATCAGAATATTGTCTTAGTACACCCTTGTCAGAATTAACACTTACTACTGCATTGTTTTCTTGATACGTAAACGTACTGTTTAGTAAGTTAAAATCAAATTCAATATCGCCAGTGTTTTGTAACGCTCTATAACTTATTGGAAATCCTAGTTCTACATCGTTAGTGCCTGTTCCTTGTTTATAGCTAAAAAGTTTGTTACCAGTAAAGGTTGTGCTTTTATATGTTGTTGCGTTAGAATACGTAACACCATTGCTATCAAACAAATCAAACATAGGAGTTTGGTTAATTGCTGTCTTTTCTTGTGCTAGACACCATTTAGTTCCATCGTAATACCACATTTTACCTTTGTTAGTAGTACCAGATTCAACTAACACTACTTCATTTAATAATGGTGTTGTATCAGTTTCTTCAATTAAACTAATCTGTCTAACATTGTTGTGTGTAATATATTTTATTTTGAAAATCTTGCCTGACACAAAGGAATCTGGATCAGCAGTAAACAATACACGCATGTCGTCTGCAACTTCAACATCGTCAATGTTGTAACCTAACGCACCTTCAACTGTTGAAAATACATCAGTAGTATAAGTATCAATTAAGTCTACATTTGTTTTTGCATATGTACCAAACTTGTAAAGTTTAATGTTTTCATTAAATTCAATAATAGGACGTTTAGCTCTATTTGCTTGATCAATTTCAGGTATAATACCATTAATAGTTGCAGTAGCTTCAATAACAGTTTTATGTGTCCATCTGTTATACCTTGCCCACGGATTTAAATCATTACTTGACTTGTTCATACAAACATAATCTTTAGATCCTGCAAAGCTGTTTGCATTACTAAAAGGAAGTCTATCAAATGCGTCTGAATCAAATGGTACAGGTTTATCTGTAGCATAAGTTCCTGGTATCATAACATTTTCGTCTGATACTAATTTAATCTTTTCGCCAACACCTTCAACATACCACTCGCCCTGTGCATACTTTGCAGGAGTAACTGTACCTTGGAAATATAGCTTCATTCCATTGGATAGTTTATATCCATTTGACATTGTATATTCTTGTTTGCCAATGATTTCTGCATCAACATCAATTGAACTATTTTCTACAACATCGTAAATTTTAATTAGTCCACTGGTATTAATATCGTTTCCGTTAATATAGTATAATGTATCCGGAGCATTAATATCTACTCTAAAAGTAATTGTTCCAATGTCTGTTGTTTGTGTACTGTCGTCAATACCGTCAGTATACAGTACTTCTGAATCTAAACTTCTTTGCGTTCTAAAAGTTAAAGGCATACCAGGAGTATTAAGAATAAACGTATATGTTTGTCCTCTAAATAATTTTAATGACGGATTCTGTGTTTTGCCATCTGGTGAAAATACATACGCTGTGTTATCAAGATTGTCTTCACTTGTAACTGTAAATGTACTATCAATGTCTTTGGCTTGGCCAGCAACACCAATACCTATTGGACCATTTGGTAACCAATAGTATTCTCTAAAGTTTGTAAACTTGTCCCAATTAACATGTGGGTTCCAAGCATAGTACTCTTGTCTGTTTAATACACTATCGTTTGAAACTGTGCCGTTGAACGCTTTAATCTGATTTTTATAATCGTTGTAGTCTTTATAAAACGTAACGTTGTCTAATTCATCTTGAATAACTGTAGCAGGTTCAAATTGATAATTTTCTCTATCAGCATTTACATCTGAAACATAGTTATCACTGGCTGTTCTAGCCTTGGCAATTCGTCTACCGTAGTATGCTGATATTTTTTCAGCAACGCCTGGATTTAAAAGCTGATCTAATGTAGCACTTAGAAACTTCTTATTAGAATCTGTTCTAAAATACTTAGGAAGATGGTCTGCACTAGTTCGCTTCGACTGATTTGCACCTACTGGAAGAGCGTTATCAGATTGATTATCATTAAAAGCCATTTAGACTATTCCCCATTAATAGCCACTACTGTATGTAGTGCCACTTGTAATTCCGTTGCTTGTTGTCGTGCCTGATGCAGTAACAACAGTTCCTGATGCTTGTATTCTACTTGCGGTAATAGCATCAATAACTGTAATGTCATCAACTGTTGCTCCGCTAATAAAAATTTCGTCTGCTTCACTTCTTATTTCAAATAAACTACCAAACGACTGTTCAGTCTGCCTTGGTACAATGATTAAACTTACTAAATCTGGTGAAACTTGATTCATTACATATGTGCTTAGTTCAGTGAAGTAAAATGTATCTCCAAAGTCCCAATTCTCAAGTGCAAAGAATTCGTTAATTGCTGTAATAACCTTTGATTTAATATCATTGTCATTTACAACTTGTTCTGAATTTTTTACAATTTTAAATGTTGCCTGCATGTTTGTTTCTGCTTTTGCACCAAATAGTACTTTGTATTTAACTGGGTGATATATAACTTCGTCACTAATTGACTTAATTTTATTAATCTCTGCTCCGTAGCTATTAAACAAATTATCACTACTTGGAGGTAAAGGTAACGCTGGTGTTACTCCTCTCAAATACTGTCTAAACGATGCATCATATTTCTTTGTTAATAAGTAACAATCATTAATGTTTGTACTACTTGGATCAATACGATTATCATCATCTGCTGTATGCACATAATGGAACTTTAATTTGTCTCTGCCTACGTAGGCTTTATAGTCTGTTGTTTGTGTTAACAATCCTGTAGTTGCATTATACTTCTTAAACACTTCTGTGCTTACAACATAAAATACTTTTCCAGTTGGCATACCTGATAGCTGTATAAACCCATCGTTAGTAACTACTGTAATATTTTCATCAGCATTGTCACAATATTTAAAATCTTCAATGTTATCAGATGTTATATATTTCTTTAAGAAAATAAACTTTGAGTTAACATTAGTTGTTGGAGAAATTAATACGTTAAATGTATCAGGATCATCAACTACCGAATCATCATCAGTATCAAAGAATCCAACTTCAATCTTTTTACTATCAATGTACCCTTCTGGGTCTCTGTATTCTTTAACAATTTGCCAAGGATAATCACTACTAAATGGTGCAGTACCGTCTGGTAAAGTATTAATAGATAATACGCTAATTTTATCTTTAACAATTTGCCCTGTTTTATTATCGTAAATTTTCTGTTCGCTATCGTAGAAGAATCTAATTTCTTCATTGCTTTCAAATACGTATCTTAGTCCTCTATAACTAATAGTATATGTTGCTCCGTCAGTTTCAAACAATAATAACCAACTTGCATCAAGTTGTTGGTTTGTAATATCACCTGTTTTACCTGTACTAAAATTACTTGTAATATCTAAATTATTTTCTGTAACTAAACGCCACTGTCTTAAATTAGCATCGTATCTTAACCCAAATGTTCTGTATGCAAACACTTGATCAATTAACTGGGTCTTAATGTCAGTTACTAATGCCTTACTAAACTTTGGTCTAATTTCCGCTAGTACTGCGTTAGCTGGAATAATATCATTAAATGCAATTGGTCCAGTACCGTCAATATTGTTTGTTCTGCCGTCACCTGCAACACTTACTACTTTTGTCCAAACGTAATCTGTTGCATTGGTTGGTAATATACTACCCGTTCCTAGTGTTCCGTTGCTATTAAAGTATTGGCCTGTTGGTGCTACAAATTTAATTAAACTTCCTGGTTCAATAAATCGTAGTCCACTACCAGTAAATGTTCCAACTTGATATGTAGCATCTTGTGAGTCTAAAAACTTACCCGTACTATAATTTGTTGCTGTAGATAGTTGTGACCATTTTGCTTGTAAATCTGCAACTAGGACCTTTGGAAACTTATCAAGGTAATAGTTAATTACAGATGTTTTTGACAACAGTGGTGTAATTATATTTTCAATAGTTCCTTCAACATCTGTTCTAGTACTAAATGTAAACTGTTCTTTACTTTCTGTTAATTCTTTGTAAAGAAGACCGTCTGTTCCAAACAAACTAGTATTTGAATATTTTCCTGTAGAATCTAATAAGTCGTAATACCTACTAATTCCACTTGCGGATCTATTAACAGTTTTAACTTTAATAATTTCTTGGCTAATACCTAGTGGTGCTACTTGGTAGTCTTCACCAGTTACCATTCTATTTTGTGTATAATAAGTTGACGGAGCGTTTGCTCTAATACTTGCGTTAGTTTCGCTTCTACTTGCATTGTCAACTGTGTACTTCAAAGAAAATGCTAAATTTAGTGTTTCAGAATTTCCTGCTTTAGATATGTACGGAACTGCTACAGAAATATTTGTTAAGTCTTTAGGAACAATATTAAACGAATCATTAGCACTACTTCTATAGTATGCTCTAAATGCCCCTTTAGGAAGATTACCAAATACTCCGTCACTAAAGATCATATCAATTGCATCTTGTGTTTTTGTTAATACAGCAAAAATGTTTCTTTGATTTTTTCTTGTACTATTGTAAACAATGTTATTACCTTCAACAGCATCAACTTTAGTCCATAACTCGTCCTCTGCACCAATTGAATTTAACTTATAAAGCCAAACATCATCGTTGTTGACATCTATTGAATCAATACTTACAACTTGGTTAGTGCTAGGCGTGTCAATGTTAAATGCCCCTGTATCAATAACTCCCTGACGGAAGTGTGCAAAAAATCCTGCGTTAGTTGATCCTGGTCCTCTGCCATCATCTCTAAAAAGAAATCCTAAACTGTTTCCTGGTAATGGTGCTTCTTCTGAAATTACACCGTTACTAACATCTGTAGAAACAATCTGAAACTGTAAACTTCTACCATCAACGTTTTTACTAAAAGTATAAACAGGAACATCAGTATTGGAAGCGTTAAATCTGTATTGGTCTGTAGGTACACCTTCTACTGAGTCTTTTTTAATTGGTTTACCAAACTGCGAATTTAAAGGCAATGCGGCATTTAGTACTCTTTCAAACTGCTCTCTCCAAGTAGCGTTACTTGGGTCGTTCCAAATAACTGATTGGCTAGCTACATTTGTTCCGTTGCTATCAATTACATCTTCTGTAGTTGAAACACTTTCCATTTTAAGCAATCCGTTAGCTGGTTTATTACGCTTAGGATTATAAGAAAGTAAACGTGCTAGTCTTAGTACGCTTTCTCTACGAGATGCAAGTTCTAAAAAGTTTTCTCTAGCATTTAAGTCAACACGGAAAGCAACGTTTTGTCCTAGGAAAGCAATAAGGTCAATAAGTGCCAAGTATTCACTTGATTCAATGTAATCGTTAAAGTCCTCAGGATAATTTTCTCTGAGGTAATTAATCATAGTTCTGCGTAAATTATCAAAATCGTATGATTTAAATTCAGCATTACGGAAAGACTGATAGACCTTGGCCCAATCCTCCGCTATTAGTAATCTGTTCTGTCTATCTGTTGACGCCATTTGTTTGCTTTCCTTAGTATAGTACTATTTATTGTATTGCGTTAAGTGTGTACTTAATTCACTCCCGCACTCTCGTCAAATGTTAGACGCATCTTTTCACTGATATTGTAAGGCAAATATGTTAGATCACAGTCGATAATAATACCACTCTCGTATGAATCAATAACAATTTTGTTAACAACTATTCTTGGATCTGAATTTACAATCTGTTTAACATTTTCAGCTATTGCTTCTTCCATTGACGGTGTCATTGGTTCAAAGATAGCGTCCCATATAATTGTACCAAACTCAGGATTTTCTAGTTTTTCCCCTTGTCTGATATGAAAATGATTTAATAAATCTTGTTTAATTAACCCAATGTCATATAACGTCTTACTTACGTTTTCTGGGTTAACAGTACTAAGCCCTCTATAGGCACGATTAGCAGTTGCCGGGTTACCCGGGCTACTAGATGATGTAACTGTAATATTTTTATATAATTCGCTTGCCATAGTACTATATTTACCTTAATTTTTATCCATTGGTTTTACTGTCTTTATTAAACGTATCAGGAATTCTAGGCGTTGGTTTATCATTCTTAGTTGTAAAATTATTGTCTCTATCTGTAGCAAACGGCTTGTGTGCTGTAGGATTTAAATTTTCATGCCAACCCCATGGTTCATGTTGTGGAACACGCTGTACTAGTACCGGTGATTCTTCTCCTGGAACAGTATGTGTATTCAATGCACTAACTGGATCAGCTGTTGCGGCTGTTGGACCATTCATATGAATGTTTGATGCTGTTTCTGTATGATTTCCACCACTATTAAAGTCTGACGTTGTTCCTGCTGTGAACTTGTTTGCACTACCTGTGTTTAAATCAAAGTTAGTTGATGTTGTAATTTTTCCGTTTGCACCGATTAATATGTTTGTGTCAGCACTTGACTCTATTTGTATTTTTCCTTTGCCAGCTTTTGTTCCTGTGTAATTTCCACTTGCTTTTAAGTACAAGTTAGCACCAGCTTCAATTGTAACATTACGGTCTGCTGTAAAGTTAAAATCATTCTTAGTGTGCATACTAATACTATCGCCGGCATATATATCAACTTTGCCATCGCTTGTAAGTTCAATCCAACTTGTTCCTCTAGCATTACCCACATAAATTAAATCTTCACTATTATGTAAAAGTATTTGATGCCCTGTTCTAGTACGCACACGGAATAATTCGTTGTGTGGAAGGTCTGGCTTACCATCAGTTTCATTAGCCATTACATCAGCATACTCTGGAGGACCATCTTCGGCTGTAGTTTTTCTTAAAAATTTATCATCGCCATCATCTGCTACAAGTGATGTGCCGCCAAGTCTTGATTTAAAGACATCGGCATTTCCTTCTAATGTTCCTATTTTTGTTTTTGGAGCACCTGGGCGTTTGTCAATCGGACCTGGAGTATTAAATCCAAAAACTGCACTAGGAACTTCTCGTCTAGCACTTGATGTTGTAATGCCTCTTGCTTCGTCAAAAATTAGACCTTGCTCAATAAGACCATTTGTAAAATCTTCTTGGAACGGTTTTTTAAACTTAGTTGGGTCTTGACCTAAACCTGATTCAGTTTCTTTGTTATACTCTGTTACAGGTAATTTTGCACCCTGCATTTTTTCAGGTTCAGTTTTTGTAGTGTGTGATGTTGCGGCATTTCCCGGAACTGCAAAATTTGAATATCTATCTTGTACACACCCTAACCAATAACATTGGTTGGGATTACCTTCTGCAAAAATTATAAGAACCTGTGTTCCAATATCAGGCGGAATCATCCACATGCCATAACTTTGTTGTGAATCTCGGTACCCGTCATTTTTTGTTACTCCTGCTCTTGGAGTTTGCCCTGTAAATGGTGACAAATATCTTGCTTGATACATTGAGCCGTTTGCAAAGTTTGAGTTACCTGTTGTTGTAGTTTTTAATAACTGAACTTGTAAAGTTCCCATATATTCAGAATCAACAAAACTAACAACCTTAGCAAGATATGGTCCAGGGAACATTACCGGAACTTTGTGAACTGATACTTGATCTATTAATGGACTATACATTATCTCTGCATTCCTCTACTGGAGTTTGAACTGTTAGTAAGTGTAGTAGTTTTATCTGCACCACCTTCCAAACTTGCACCAACCTTTTCTCCAGCTTGTTTGTTTTTGTAGTCAAGCTCTGCTTGATTGTTCATTCTTAGTAACGTTAGCATTTGTGTAAATTTCCCGCTATCAAATGTATGTTTTACTTCATTAACTTTATATAATCCACTAAACTGTCTAACTGTCACTCCATCAGTTTCTGATTGTACTGTTGGAAATTCTATAGTTGAACTACTAGAACTATAATCGTATGGTGTTTTAAAATTCAATCGTACAAACTGTTGAGAACGTACATGATCTATTTGACCATCTGCGTCTTGGTACCAAGTTGATCCTTCTGCTGATTGGTAATTGCCTGTTCCGCTATCACTTAAGAAATACGGATCTCCCATAATTTCTAATTGTACTTCAACCAAGTCTAATCCGCTGTTAACAAGTGCTTTATGAAATGTTCTTGCAATTACTTCTTTAGTGTCCGAAGGTACTGCTCGCATACCTGATGTAATAATTTCAATATCAGATTCAAGAGTTGATTTAAGTGGTACTATTGGTTTTTCTTCCTTGCCTGCATCAGCCACTATTTTTTTTGATGTATCTTCTTCATTGGCAGTTGCCGAATCACCAGCATTTTGTGCTGTACTTGTGTCTCCCGCTTGATCTCTTGGAATTGGTGTTAAAAATCTTGCGTTAAATGTTAAATCAAAGTTTAAAACATTTTTGTTTTTGCCTGTGTACAAATAATTGTATTCTCTTGCAATATCATTTATCGGAGCCTCTGGAGCAATATCTCCTGGAGCCATCCAAGTACTAGCATGTACAGCATAAGGTATCACTTTAAAAATGTATATAAACGGTGGGCGACCTTTGCGTTGTTCAATTCCATCAATTGGAACTTGAAATACCATTGTTGAAATACTAAACCAATCACGGTATCCTGCAACCTGCTTTGACTCAAGCATCTGTTTTCCGTATTCGCTCATTAATACTAGTTCTTCAATAATGTTATTGATCTTAGTACCTTTTTCAAATTTAAATGCACGTTTGTCTGCAGGGATAGTGTTTAGTTTTAGTTCATATGTCTTTTTAATTGGATCATACATTTGGTCCATTGGTAACGGTTGTACTTCACCTGATTGTAATGCCGTAGAAACTAATTTCGACCTACCAATTGCATTCATTTCATCTTCTTTTAGACTCTGTGCTAATTGTGCTTGTACACCTTTACCGGATTGTATTTTAATAGTTTCGACTCCGGAAATTTTTTCTAAGAACCCAGACATATCGTCTACGGCTTCATTGTCAGAGTTTAATTCGTTAATTTGTATTTCGCTTGCCCTACGTGCCTTAGCACTTTGTAGTGCATTCTTAGGTGGAAATAATATAATATATTGATCAGCATACTCATTATCATTACCTTCTTCTCTTTTCATAAGAGTGCTATTAAGAATTGCTGTTAAACTTTGTTCTCCACTTTGTAATACTTCTTGCAGATCATTCCCAACAAGTTGCACATCAGTTTGAAGTTGTTGTACTGAATTTTTATTAGCAGATGCTCCTGCTGATAAAAATGTAAGTTCATATGTTGTTCCGCTACCGTCAACTGTCATACCTGCTTCTGTTAACTGTACCGGCATCATACGTTTGGCGGCTCTTACCGTTTGGTTATCGCCAGTATAGCCTACAAATTCAACTGATATCAAAAACGTTGCTTGTGTGTAGGTATGATGACCTGCCATATTTGCCGCAACTTGTAACGCTTCTAAAAACTGTCCCATACTATAAGGTTCAATTACTTTAAAACTGCCTCTGTGCAGTTGTACAGCACGAGTAGTAGAGTTATATCCAATTATTGAGTCTATATCCAAGCCGTCAATATAATATTCAACTCTGCCGCCTTCTTTTTCCAAAGACGTCATTGCTTTTCTTGCACCGAGGTTTCTAGTTCCTCCGCCACTTTTAATAATAACAACTTCTGGTTCGCTATTACCATTCATATAGGTGTTGTCAGGATCTAATATTTCTTCAGTAGTTAAACAGTAAAGACCAAACATGTAGTTCATTGAAGTGAACTGTTCGAGCTCATTAGACTGAACACTTTCTCTAATTTTGCCGTCACCTTTTCTAGTTTCAGTTTTACCTGTGCCAGTTGGTTCTACTGTTGCAGACGATTGTTTATTAGTTGGAGTACCAAACTGTGCCTGTGATCGTCCTGGGCTAAAGCCAAACCTACCCTGGCCTATGCTTATACCGGACCCTGAGTTATTTCTAAATTCGTTAAAGTCGTCAACGGCTGTAGCACCTAGCTCAACTGTTTGTGTAGTAAAGTCTTTTTCTGCATCAATGCCGCCGGTTTTTTCACCTTCAGTTGTCATCTTATACCCCTAGTCTATCTGCAATAGCTGATGCTTTTGGTAGATAGATTTTAGTGCCTACTTTTAAATCGTATATTGGATCTTTAATAGTGTCCATGTTACGTTGTGCAAATACCCACCATAGTTTAGGACTTCCATACATATCATATGCTAACAAGTCTGGTCGATAATTGTATTGCGGTTCTATTTCATATAATACATCATCTGGTGATGCAGGTATAGTGCGAATTCTCATTAAGTCTAAATATTCGCCGCTTTGGTTATCAGGTGTGTTAAACCAAGGACTTGATGAACCGTAATTAGTTGCCATTAAATAAATCCTTTTCCGTTTTTAATATAGTCACCGTTTACATATTTCTGTAAACTAAACTGTTCAATTTCTCTTCTACTGTATATAGGTTGTACTGTTACTGTAATTAAACTCTGTGTTGGTGCCCAGCTTACCCCGTTTCGTGATGATGTAACAGGTTTGCCTGGTGATAATTCTGTAGTTTTTTCAATCGTTATATCGTCAAGTCCTGTTGCAATATAATCAACATCTTGTGGAAGGTCAACTGTAAAGTTAGTAACCACACATGGAATATTGTTAAAAATAAAGTCACCGTACCCGTTTAATTTAACAATTGGAGGCGGTGCTCCAAGCGTTTCTGAGTCCCCTCCGTAAAACATTTTAGTTACTGAACGCAAATAATGTAGTGCCGCTACCCAGTACTGTGCTTCTATTCCGTTCTGTACAAAAAAGTCTCCAGTAATAACAAGTTGATCCACTTGTGAGTTCTGATAAGCAAAATAGGGGTAATTAGTATGTGTAGGGGCTATTGCACTATAGTTGGCAGAGTGTGCAACAATAATAGTAGGAGTAAACGGAAATACTAATCCGTTAGTATCACTTAAAGGCTTTAACAGTGGAGATGATTTGAAACTAGCAACATTCGGAACACTTAACCTAACACGCCAATCCCTAGCAGTTGGTCTTTTAAATTCAACTTTACCATCAGCAGATGCAAGAGGATTACCATCAATTGGTAAATTCTTAGAACGATTATTTTTAGCAAATCCATCTACATTAACAAAATCTGAGATATCTTGTGCCGCACTTTGTACGCCGGCCGCTAACGCAGATGCACCCTCTGTGACACCCTTTTTAATTGTATTACCTAATTTAGCTATATCAAAGTCTGACATTTGGCGAACTCCTTTACGTTATTTAGTTGACTTTATTAAGTATGTAGTTTATAATAGAGTATAACCTGGAGAAAACTTAAATGAGAAAAGTGAATTACTTAAACAATCGAGACTTGTTGTCTGAGATACATAAATCAAAGAGCACGTTCAGCAGTTTTATGGACCCTGCGGATGCACAATTTGACTTAATATTACCAAGTGTTGATAAAATTAACATTAGAACTATAGCAGAAGCTAAACGAGCCCAAGCTAAACGTATTGGTCATGCAGAATACGAACGAAGGAAGCTGGCTGGTGAGAAGGTTAAACAAGCTGAAACCGAAGTTGACTATAAAACAATAACCAAACAAGACGTGGTATTTAGGGTCATGACATATGATCATGTTCCAGAACAACCGGGTCGTAAGAAAAACCCTAAAACTATAGCTGATACTAAAGTTAAGTTAAATTTTCCTCCATACGTGCATTATAGGTTTAATGCTAACGATGAACTTGAACTTGTAGGTAAAAGTCATTGGGAAGGTGGTATGGAAAATGGTTACTTTAGTTTAAGTGGCGGACAAGCAACTAACAAACTTGCACTGATGTGGATGAAGTTGTGCGAACGCTATGCTACCCGAGGTAATGTACGTGGATATACATACAATGACGAAATGCGTGGACAAGCAATTCTCCAGCTAACGCAGATTGGTCTACAATTTGACGAATCAAAGTCTAATAATCCGTTTGCATATTATACTGCGGCTGTTACAAATAGTTTTGTAAGAATTATTAATATTGAAAAACGTAATCAAAATATTAGAGATGATATTCTTGAGATGAACAATATGAATCCTTCCTTTACTAGACAGAACCAAGGTCAGTGGGAAGCTGAACTTGAAAAGCATAAAAAAGCAACTGAAAAGAAATAGGTTGACACTTGAATCTATATGTTGTACAATAAAGTATAATTCGTGAGGTAAATGATTTGTTTAAAAAGGCCGCTGTCTTTACAGACATACACTTTGGACTAAAGTCCAATTCAAAAACGCACAATGACGACTGTGAAGAATTCATAGATTGGTACATTGAACAAGCTCAAGCCGCTGGCTGTGAGACTGGTATCTTTATGGGCGATTGGCATCATAATAGAAACAGTTTGAACATTACAACACTTGATGCTACTCTGCGTTCTTTAGAAAAGTTGGGTAAAGCGTTTGAAAACTTTTACTTCTTTCCTGGAAACCACGATTTATACTACAAAGACAAAAGAGATTTAAACTCTGTTGCATTTGGTAAACATATTGACGGCATTACAATGGTTAATGAAATTATGACCATTGGTGATAGCACACTTGTTCCTTGGTTAGTAGGAGATGAGTGGAAAAAGATTAGTAAAATTAAAAGCAAGTATATATTTGGACACTTTGAACTGCCTAGTTTCTATATGAATGCTATGGTACAGATGCCAGACCACGGAGAACTTAGAGCAGAACATTTCCAACACCAAGAATATGTGTTTAGTGGACACTTTCATAAGCGTCAAGTTAAAGGACCTGTACACTATATTGGAAATGCATTGCCACACAACTATGCAGATGCATGGGATGACGAACGTGGCATGATGATTTTAGAACACGATGGTGAACCTGAGTATATTAACTGGTGGAACTGCCCTAAGTATCGTACTGTAAAACTAAGTCGACTATTAGATGAGAAAGATACACTTATTAAACCTAAGATGTATTTGCGAGTTTCATTAGACTTACCTATTAGTTACGAAGAAGCAAGTTTTATTAAAGAAACATTTATTCAAGAATATGAATGCAGAGAGATTACACTGATTCCAAGTACACAAGACGAAGCTATGAACAGTGAAATTGACATTGCACAGTTTGAAAGTGTTGACGAGATTGTATCTAAAGAGATTGAAGCAATTGAATCAGACAACTTTGACAAGAAAAAGCTGTTAGATATATACCGGGAGCTTGGTAGAGATGATTAAGATAAAAGAATTAACAGTTAAAAACTTTATGAGTGTAGGTAATTCTACACAAGGTGTTGATTTTGACCGCGAACAACTGACGTTAGTGCTTGGTGAAAACTTAGATCAAGGAGGTGACGATTCTGGGAGCCGTAACGGTACAGGAAAGACAACAATTATTAATGCGTTGTCATATGCTCTGTACGGCCAAGCACTAACTAACATACGCAAGGACAATTTAGTTAATAAAACTAATAACAAAGCGATGTTGGTAACACTTACGTTTGAAAAAGATGGTAGAAAATATCATATCGAACGTGGACGTAAACCTAATTTGTTAAAATTTAGTATTGATGATCAGGATCAAGAGATTACTGACGAAAGTCAAGGTGATAGTCGTAAGACTCAAGAAGATATCAACACACTTCTTGGCATGAGTCATACTATGTTTAAGCATATACTTGCATTAAACACATATACAGAACCCTTTCTATCATTAAAGAGTAATGATCAACGAGAGATCATTGAACAGTTACTAGGTATTACTATATTATCTAAAAAAGCTGACAGACTTAGAGAAGAATCTAAAAAAACTAAAGATCAGCTTACAGAAGAAACTGCTAGACTACAAGCAGTTACAACAAGCAACGAAAAAATTAAAGAAAACATTGATCGATTGCATACTAGGCGCAAGGCTTGGATTTCTCAAAATAAACAAGACTGTGACAAGTTAGATAAAGCAATTAAAGATTTAGAAAAGCTAGACATTGACTCTGAGCTAGAAGCTCACGATCTTCTTAGTACTTGGTCAGAAAAAACTACCAAGAGTAACAATTTAATCAAAGAACGATCAACAGTTGAACGTGCATTAGAACAAGCTGACAAGAATATGAAGAAGTCTGGTAAAGAACTAGACGATTTAGAACACGCAAAGTGTTATGCTTGTGGGCAAGACTTACATGACGACAAATTAGAAGAACTTGTAGAAAAATTACAAAAAGATTACGGTGATGCACACACATACCTAATTGAAATTGCTGATAAGTTTGATAAAGTTGTTACAAAGATTTCTGAACTAGGTGATATTGAAAGTAAACCTAATACATTTTATGAAAATGCTAAAGAAGCATACGAGCATAGAAGTAATGTTGATAATTTGAAGAGTGCATTAACAGCAAAGCAAGAAGAACTTGATCCTTATCAAGAACAGATTGATGATTTGAATGAAACTGCTATTCAAGAACTTAATTGGGAAGTTGTTAACGACCTAACTAGTGAAAAAGAACATCAAGACTTCTTGTACAAGTTGTTAACAAATAAAGATAGTTTTATTCGTAAAAAGATTATTGAACAAAACTTAGCATACTTAAACAACAGACTTACATACTATCTTGATAAGATCGGTCTTCCGCATACAGTTGTATTTAAAAACGATCTTACTGTTGAGATACAACAGCTAGGACAAGACTTAGACTTTGATAACTTGTCAAGAGGAGAGCGTAATAGACTTATACTTGGTATGAGTTGGTCATTCCGTGACGTATGGGAAAGTTTGTACCAGAATATTAACTTATTGTTTATCGATGAGCTTATTGATAGTGGTATGGATACTGCTGGTGTTGAATGTTCAATTAGTATTTTAAAGAAGATGGCTAGAGAACGTAATAAGAACGTATATCTAATTTCACACAAAGATGAATTAATTGGGCGTGTTACTAACGTGCTTAAAGTTATTAAAGAGAACGGATTTACTAGCTACGATAACGATATTGAGATTCAGTAATGCAAGACGATACACATGATCTACTTACAAAGGCGTACATGCGGTACTATAAAGCTAACGAATCATTTGAAATTCGTAAAAGCGAACGTACTAAGCGTGAAGCTCGTAAGTGGCTCAGTGAAATTAGACGACTATGCTCTGCTCGACGAGTAGAGATCATGGACGACTTTACATCTAACAAGACAAACCACAATCAAGAACAATAATCACAGGCAACAGTAAGTAAGTTCATGCAGTGGACTTATCAAAACAAGAAAATAGAGGATCTTCCAACAGACTGCGAAGGTTTTGTATATTTGATAACAAACTTAACTAACGACCGCAAGTACATAGGCAAAAAATTAGCCCGATTTAAAACAACTAAACCGCCGCTAAAAGGCAGAAAAAATAAAAGACGTGGAACTAAGGAAAGTGACTGGAAAACTTATTGGGGATCTAGTGACAAGCTATTAGCAGACGTTGCAACATTAGGCGAAGATAAATTTACAAGAGAAATTTTGCATTTTTGTCCTAGCAGAGGCGTTTTAAGTTACATAGAGGCAAAAGAACAGTTTGATCGTAGAGTACTTGAGACCGATGAATATTACAACGGTATCATTAATGTACGAGTTGGCAGTTCTAAAATCTTAATCGAAGCATTAAAAAACATATAGGCACAACATAGCAACATTGATTGATCGGGGTTGCTCGATCCGCTAAGATTCTGCATGAAATACTGTCGATGGGTGTAGCGAGTTGCAAGGACAATACTAACTTAGGTATAAAAGATCGTGGCTCTGAGAAAAAGCAACCACTGAGTAAGTGATTTCGACTGTTAGGGATCAACTGCTTTCCGCGTATATTTGCGAATGCTGAAGTAGGGGGTATGCGGTACGCCGCCTCCGTTGTACTATATATTATACATTTAACTATTAAAATTGTTGAATGCATTGTATATCATACAAATCTTCTTTAACATGTTGTGGCGATGCTCACTCAGATAATGTAGGAGTTTCCACTTTTTTTAATTCGTCCGGCAACGGGCGAATTGTGGCTTAACTATCTAGATAATGCTAAAGTGCTTCGCACTTATATTATTCATATATAAACACTTGTTATATAAAAGATAGAAGTGTTTGAGCGATAGCGATAAACAACAAGTACGTAGTACTTGTTCCAAACAATACAATACACTCACAAATACAATAATATACATTAACATACAATTCTTAATGGACACTCGCGATTAATGTAGATCAGGATCACGACCGAATCCAGCTTTGATATAACTATGTTGTTTTTCAACAATAGTGTATTCTTCTTGGGGATTCATGACATTTAACTGTTGCTGTGTTAGGAGGGCTTCTTCATAGCTGTATACTTGTGCTACTTCGGTGTTGTTTCCATCCATTACAATATAATGTGTAACCATAGTCGAGTATTTACGGTTAGTTTGAGACTAATTAAGTATAAATATATTATATAAAGGAGTTTAAGCTATGAAAATAAATCAGATAGTAACAGAAACAACTATTTCTGAGGCTCCTGGCGGCAACGTACTTGGTAACTTAGCTAAAAAAGCAGGTGCTAAAGTAGCAGGCGCAGTTGGTGCAAAAGCAACAGCGGCTGGTATCCAAGGTGGATTAGATGCTAACGCTAGGGCAAAGGAAATATTTACGCAGTACAGATCATTTATGGGTCAAACAGGTGCTAACCATAAGAAGCCAAATGCAGAAGAAGTTATAGACTTTTTACAAAAACAAAAACTTCCAACAAAACAATTAGCAGGTAAGACAGGTCCAATAACTCCTAAAGAAGTTGACACTATTCTACAAGGTGTTTCGCAAGATTCATTTAAAGGACAAGCAGGTCAAGCGGCAGTGGGTCAAAAAGCGGCTCCAGCAAGTTTAGGTGATAAGTTTGGAGGAGGTGCCGCAGGCGGTAGTGCTCCAGGTGGTGCTCCAGGTGGTATACCAGCAGATATCCAAAAAGCAATCGACGCACTTAGTCCTCAGGACAAAGCAGAACTAGCGAAATTACTATAAGGATTATAACATGAAACTACAAGAAGTAATAGCATACAACCTTAAGTCAGAAGCAATATTGACAGAATCTCAGTCATGGGAAATGTTAACTGAGCATCAAAGACTTTATGTAGGTTCATGGGAAAAGAATGTTTGGCCATTAGTTGAGCAGTACAGCAACTTAATGGAAGCTGACATTACACCAGACGAAATACAAAAAATATTTACACAGGCTGAAAAAGTATCAATTGAAGGCGGTGAGAATTTAACAGCATTAGGTAAAGCAGGTAAAGTAACTTCTGAAGTTTCAGGCAAGATGAAAACTGAAATTAACAAGTTAATGGATGTTGCGGCAAACAGCGGACCTGTTAAAAACTTTGATGCACAATTTGAAAAATTAAAAGCACAATTAAAAACTAAACTACAAGGAAACCCAGCAGGACAAAAGATTCTTGCAGGAGTTGATAAGTGGGGCGGATTTGCAAAAGACAATCCAGCCAAGAGTGCATTTATTATTGGTGCTATGACATCAGTACTTGCATTTGCAAGTGGTGGTATTTTAAGTGGTGCCGCAATTGGTTTCTTTTTAAAGTTAGCAAACAACACTATTAAAGGCGATAAACTATCAACGGCAGTTGCTAAAGGTGTTAAAGGCGCGGCACTTGGTGCTATTGCAGGTGGACTGGGAGATGCTATATCAGGAACAGCAGAAGATATGTTCCCAGCAGATGTTACAAATATCTTTGTAAACCAAGATGGTGCTATTGACATAAGTCAACTTGATGCAATGGATGCAACATCACTTACTGATATTGATGCCACAGCGGCTAAAGAATTAATTCAAGCACGTTCAGCAATGGAAGAAATGATTCCAAAATTAGGTGCTGAAGAAAGTGAAGTGTTACAGCAACAGTTAGATCAATTAAATGATAAAATTAACACACTTGGTGCTGGTGATAACCTCAAAGGATCTATTGACGCAATTCAAGACGAGTTTGGTATTGAAGGTCGAGGCGTTGATGTAAAAGTTTCTGCTAATGATGTTTCAACAAGTACTACTGCAGAACCACTACCAGGCGAAGATGGTGAGTACGGTGAGCCTGCAGGCGATGGTGCACCAGATGCAGATAAATTATCAGGTGACGAAGTAGGTACAGTTAAAGCACAATACGGTGCAGATGAACTTAACGACAAATTTAATATTGATTCAAGCGAATTTCCACGTAATGGTTGGTTAGATGAAAATAAAGATGCCTTATTAAAAGCAGGAATGTCTGATCAAGAGTTTGAAGATTTACAAGCGGCTACACAATTACAAAGAGCAGTTGATCAATCAAACTTCCGTGAAGGCGTTAGAATTAGTGCAAGTGATGAATTAAACAGTTTCATGGGCAGTGAGCCACAAGTAATTGGTGGTATAGAAGGTGAATACGAAGCAGGTGAAACATTTACAAGTAAAGTTGAAACTAAATTGCCTGGAACTGAGAAACCTTGGATGGCTCAAGTTGATGTGCAAATTGAAGGTGTAGATGCAAACGGTGATATTGTTTATGCAATTAAAAATTTATCAGTTGCACCAGAAATATTCAACGATAAAATGTTTGCCGCAATTGATGCACTTGCAGAATCAGATCCAGACAACCCATTAGTAAAAGAATTTATGGACAAGGTTATAATGTCCAACTCAGAAGCAAGTATGGATACACTTAGAGATACCTTTGCTCAAGATGTTGCAGAAAAAGTTATGCAAGGTGCGGCGGCAGTTGCACTTGGTGGTGCATTAGCCAAATCAGAATATGTAGAAAAAGGTGCAAAGAAAGAATCAAAAGTTTATAAAAATGCTGAACAGTTAGAAGAACAATACTTTTACGAATTAGAAGATTACATTCTTAATGAAATAGACATTAAACAAATGGCCAAGAAAGCCGCGGCAGGTGCGGCTAACATAGGTAAAGCGGCGGCTAAAGGTGCAGGTAAAGCAGTAGGCTCTGGCTTAGACAAAGCAGGTGCAGTAGCAAACAAAGGCCTTGGCAAGGCTGTAGGCGCAGTTGCAGGTACAGCAAAAAAAGCAGGTAAAGAATTAGGACAGAAAGTTACAACACGTAAACTTAACAAGGCTTGGACAAAAGCAGGTGAACCTACAGACACTGGATCTATTACTAATATACTTTCAGCACAAGGGTTAAGCGATGAACAGATTGGTACAGTTGCTACAGATACAGGACAACCACTTGAGAAAGATCCAAACGCCAGCGGACAAGCGACAGATGGTGCCGTAGACGCAACACAAGCGCCAACAGCAGGTGATAACACTAAAGCTACACAAGCACAAGCAACAACTAAAAATGACAAACAAGAGCCATCTAGCACAACTGCTCCAGGTGAAACTCCTAAAGCAACAGGTGGTGGGTTAGTTGGAAATAATGCTAAGAAACCAAAAGTTCCAGGTGGTGCTAAAGCAGGTGCTGAACCAACTAGTGCAACAGCATCGCAACCAAATGCAATTCCAAGTTTAGCACAAAAGATTAAAAAAGCAGGCGTAGAAGCACAAGTTAAAAAAATGCTTGGTAATACAGGTGGAACACAACAAGGTGGAACACAACAAGGTGGAACACAACAAGGTAGTGAAGTTAGTTTACCAGACTTGGCAACTAAGATTGCTAATGCAGGTGTGCAAAAACAAGTAAGAGCAATGCTGGTTCGGGGATGAAGTACTTAACAACGCCATTATACGCATTTACTAGATGGCATAGAGCACATTTAATTGCATTTCAGAAATGCACAAAACTTACTAATTATCAAATGATGTGGATAGCGTTTGCAAAAGGATTAATCATATCATTTATCCTTTTGAAACTTTGTATACTCTAAAAGAACGGTTGTCCGGATTTTTTAGTAGTTTCTAGATTTTCTTTAATTAACTTAGACATAATTTCTCTATCTTCAGGACCTACTTGATAAATTTCTTCAAGACTCACTGAACCTCTCATGTACCATACTGTACGCATTAGTTCCATTTTAAAGTTCTTGGTCTCATTTTCTAAGTCGTCAACAATTTTTAGGATATCAGGCAGAGCCAGAGCTGATATCCTTATCCGAAAAAATTTGCTTGATCAAATGTAATAGGCATTTCCCATGTTTTAGGAGCACCTGCTTCAAGCTCTTCTTCAGTAGATTCTATTGTGATTGGCTTCAAACTAAACTTAGATCTATTTGCTTCCATATTATCAGTTACAGATGTATAAAACTTTTTGTCTGCATTTGATATAAACTGTGCAATATGATTTTTATCAGTAACAACATCACCTTCGGCTGTTTGAATAGTAGCAACCCCGTCCATTACCATGTCAATAGTAATTGATGTTAATGCAGTAAACGCTTTGTTAAAGACTACTAACTTCTCATCATCAGTCATATCGTTATCTTGAACTGCACTAGCAATACGTTGCTCTTCGAATGTTTTTGTTGCAACTTTAGTAAACTCTCGGTAGGTTTGAGGTCTAAGTGTAAGTGTTAAATCATCAACTGTAATAATACTGTTGTAATCAACGCCTGTAAACTTGTCCAATACTACTCTAAGATCTAAATCAAATTTTCTCTCTAGATCCGAATTTCCTGGTACTTTAGTTGATAGTTCTAATTTTTCGCCGTATGTGGCAATTCTTATAGCAACCAATAGAGTATCTAAATCAATAGTAGGAACGTCCCAAGCGTTTTTAATGTTAGGGACACAACTATGAATAACGTCTACAGTTGCTTGTCCATTAAGTAATGCATCAGGAGTTTTAAACATAAGTTCATCTCTTGCTGTCATTGCATAAATTGGATATTCGCCTGTTTCTGTTTTTTCTATACTTCCATCTGGATACCAGTTACCTTTGCTAGGTAAGCCGATATATATTTTTGGTTGCCTAAAATATTTCTGTAACGGATTGGATCCGCTTCTTTCTATTTCTGGCATTGTTTTTCTCCGGATAAATAATAAGTGTTGTTCATATACATATTTATGATCAGGACTTATATAGGTACTTAATAAATGGCAGTTGAAGTTACATACAGAGGCGGTGGCATGGATGGCGTTACTAGTAATGCCGCATCAGAAGCTACACTAGCACGATTAGTTGCTCTTATGGAAAAAAAGGGCGGTAATGGCGGAGCTGTGTCAAAAATGGCAGGTGATGTCCAATCTAAAGGTGTTAAGATACAAACTGAGGATAACAAAGCCACTCAAGAAAGCACAGAAAGTACAAAAGACCAAACTAAAGCACAAGTAAAACTTACTCAAAAGATAGCAAACGCTGGCAAAGCTCTAGATAGATATACTATGGGTCTATTCAGCGGAATAGGCAATACTGTTAATGCTATTGGTGGGCTAGGTAATGAGTTACTTAGTGGTGGTGACAGAATCAGTGACTTTGGTCAGCATGTTACTGGATTAGTTTCAAAATTTCCAATAGTTGGAGGCGTAGTAGGACAATTTGGTCAAACTATGCTTAATATGATGGACAGTCAGATAGACACCTATCGTACATTATCCAACGGTGGTATTGACTTTGGTAATAGCTTATTTGAAATGCAATCAAAAGCGGCACAAGCTGGTATAAAAATGGAAACCTTAGCAGGAGTGCTCGGCGAGAACTCACAACTATTTGCTCAAGCATTTGGCGGCGCAACTAAGGGTGCTAATGAATTTTCTAAGATTACAAAAATTGTACAACAGTCACAGCAACAATTTTCTGCACTAGGTATGACAATGGAAGATGTTACTGAGTTTACCGCAGACTACATTGATCTACAAATGATACAAGGTAGAATGGAAGGACGATCTGCAAAATCCTTAGCTAAAGGTACAACAGAATATGTCATGCAACTTGATCAACTTTCTAAAGTTACTGGTATGAGTAGAAAGCAGATTGCTGACGAAATGAAAAGCCAAAGTATGGACGGCAGAATTTCAGCGTTGATCATGAACATGGATGACAAAATGAAGCAACAGCTTAATTCCAGTTTAACAATGATCAAAGGTGCAAGTCCAGAGATGGAAAACGCACTAAAAGAATTGGTTGCAACTAACGGTGTTCCACTAAGTGAGTTTGGTAAAAGTTTAATACGTACTAATCCACAGTTTGCCGAGATGGCTATAGGACTAAGAAATGGAACTCTAACAGCAGAACAATTTGCAACTCAGACAAACGAACAAATTGCAGAGGCAAAAAAGTACGTTAAAGAAAACGCGGCTATGATCTCAACCTCCCAAGTATTAGGGAATACAACATATGATGCTGTACTAGCAATGTCTAGAATGGCAACAATCGGTGGTAAAATTTCTGATGCAGACCAAAAACAACTAGATGCTGTGGCCGCTAAAGAAAAAATACTGACCAACTTTGATAAAGTGATCCAAACAGTACGTAGTAATATTATGGATAAACTGATTACTTCTGGCATCTTTGATAAAATGCAAACTGCATTATCAGGGTTAACAGCATGGTTTGGCAAAGCTGAAACGCAAACAATGATCCAAGGATTTATTGATAGGCTAGGAGTAGCTATTGATAGTATAGGTACATATATTGCAAACTTTACTAAAGATTTTAAAACAATGAAGATTGGCGAGTTAGTATCTAAGTATATTTTTGAACCAATCAAAAGAATGTTTACTGGAGAGAGCAAACCACCACCTGGTCATCCAGAGAGTAACAAAGGTGGAGCAAGTGGTGAAAAAGGTGCAGGACTGTTTGGAACTATGTTTGCGGCCTTAGGACCAATAATTGAAAAGTTTGAAACATTTGGCAAAGCATTAATGTGGGGCGGCATAGGTGCCGCGGCAGTATTAATTGGATTTACCTTAGCAATTAAGGCTATGGCAATTCCACTACTAATTGCATCGCCAGGCATTGCGGCGCTTGGTTTAGCATTTGCCGGAGTTGGTGTTGCGATGTTTGGAATTGCGGCAGTAATTGATTCTATTTTTAGTAGCATTGATAAACTAGCAGGCGGTGTTAAGAAGTTTGAAGACATGGATTCTAAGAAGTTACTTGACGTTGGTAAATCATTAGGTCCGTTAACATCTAATATTATGGGCTTGGCCAAAGGTGGTATTGTTGCATCGTTTGTAGGTGACGGAGCCTTAGAAAAGATATCAGCAGGTGTTAAATCCTTTGAAGGCATTGATTCAAAATCAATGAAAGAGATGGGACCTGCATTAACTAGTTTACAAAAAGGTATCTCAGCATTTACTGGTGACGGCTTAATGGATAGCTTTAGTAAATTCTTAGGTGGGTTATTTGGCAATGATGGTGGCATGACAAAAATGGCTAAAGATCTTGAATCTTTTGCTGACATTGATGCCGCAGGATTAAAAAATATTGGAGACGGATTACAAGGCATTGCGGCATATGTTGAAGCTATGGACGATGCCAATTTAAAATCTGTATCTAAAAACATAAAAGAATTAATTAAACAGATTAAAGAATACAACGAAGTGTATAAAACAATGGATGCAGAAACCAAAGCATCGTTTACCAAAGTACTAAATGTTAATAACGAGAGTCAAGATAAGTCTTCTTCCATGCTAACTTCGTTAAATAGTGTTAACAACTTGATACTTGAAGAGTTGAAAAAACAAACTAAAGGTGGAAAAAACATGACACGAGCACTATCAGGAGCGGCATAATATGAGTTGGAAACGTTATTTTACGCCAGTTCCTACTGGTACTGCACAAAATGGAAGTTATTCCCCACTAGGCGGTCGCGGAGACGGCGGCATGGGCCCAGCCCAAGCAAACTATTCAAGTTACCTACCAGATGTGTATGTTGGTTCGCCAAATCGTGTTGAACGGTATGGTCAGTATAATACAATGGACAATGACAGTGAAGTCAATGCCGCATTAGATATCTTAGCAGAATTTACAACCCAAAAGAATACATCAAATAGAAGTCCGTTTATGATGGACTTTAATCAAGACGCAACTAACACAGAAGTAACAACACTTAAATTATATCTACAACAATGGTGTAAGTTACAGAAGTTTGAAACACGCATGTTTCGTATTTTACGTAATGTGTTTAAGTATGGTGATGCATTTTTTATTAGAGATCCAGAAACTAAAAAATGGCACTTCATTGATCCGGCAAACGTTACAAAGATTATTGTTAACGAAAGCGAAGGCAAAACCCCTGAACAATATGTTGTTAAGAATGTTAATTTAAACTTTGTTGACGGCGTAGCAACTACACCATTACAGACTAACGGAAACGTTACTGGTGGCGGTGATGGTTATATGACTGGCGGTGCAAGAGGAATGACAGGCGCACCTAACCAAGCATTACAAGGTGGACGTTTTGCTAAAGGCGAATCAGAATTTGCAATTGATGCAGAGCATATGGTGCATTTAAGTTTAAGCGAAGGCTTAGACAACAACTTTCCGTTTGGTAACAGTTTACTTGAATCAATATTTAAAGTATACAAACAAAAAGAATTACTTGAAGATGCTATTATTATTTACAGAGTGCAAAGAGCACCTGAGCGTAGAGTATTTTACGTTGACGTAGGTAATATGCCAAGTCACTTAGCAATGCAGTTTGTTGAACGTGTAAAAACAGACATTCATCAAAGACGTATTCCAAGTGCTACAGGCGGTGGAAATAATGTTATTGATAGTAGTTATAACCCATTAAGTATTAATGAAGATTACTTCTTCCCACAAACTGCTGAAGGTAGAGGTTCTAAAGTTGAAACACTACCAGGCGGTACTAACCTAGGAGAGATTGATGATCTTAGATATTTTACTAATAAGCTGGTACGCGGCTTGCGTATTCCTAGTTCTTATCTTCCTACAGGGCCTGACGATGGTGCTAGTGCATTCCAAGATGGGCGAGTGGGTACAGCATACATACAAGAGTTACGATTCAATACCTACTGTGAAAGACTACAAGGGCTTTTAACAGAAAGTTTTAACCAAGATTTTAAACGTTACCTATTAGAAAAAGGTATTAACATTGACACAGCAATGTTTGACCTTAGAATGCAACCACCACAAAACTTTGCAAGTTACAGACAGAGTGAACTTGATAATGCAAGAGTTGGTACATTTACACAAATGAGTGCAGTACCTTATGTTTCAAATAGATTTGCACTAAAACGTTTCTTAGGCCTAAGTGCAGAAGAAGTTGCAGACAACGAAAAGTTATGGCGTGAAGAGAACGATGAAAACATAGAACCAATTCCAACAGACGCCGCAGGCGAAATGCGTGGAGCAGGAGTAAGTGCCGCAGGCATGACTGCTGACATGTCAGGTATGGAAGACGAAGCTGTTGATCCGGACGCACCAGCACCAGAAGATGGTGGAGATGGTACTCCTCCAGAAACAGTAACAGGTGAAACCCCGCTACCGGGCGGAGAGGTATAAATACTAGCATGATACTACGTGAACTATTTTATTTTGATAAAGAAACATTAGAGCCTGTTGAAAACACCTCTTATGATCCCTCGTATGACGACTCGATTCTTAAGAAAGATGACACACGTAAGACGCGACTAACCCTACGCCAGATTAATAAAATGAGACAAGCATCTGAACTACATAAAGAGGAGAGCGAGAAGGAATTACATTTTGTAAGACAAATGTATGGACTTTCAGCTAATGCAGAAGTAGGTGTCTAAGAATGTCAATAGCGTTTGTAGTAGGTAACGGTACCTCTAGAAAACCTGTAAATTTAACAAAACTCAAACAACACGGATTACTATACGCTTGTAACGCAGTTTATAGAGAAGGCGTAAATCCTGACTATCTAGTTGCAGTAGATACTAAGATGGTTACAGAGATAAACAGATCACAGTACCAAATAGATAATAGCGTATGGACTAATCCAAACAAATTATTCGAGAAATTTCATAAATTTAACTACTTTGCAACTCCATTAGGCTGGTCAAGCGGACCAACTGCATTATGGTTAGCTACAAACACTACAGAACATACACATGATCAGATATACATACTAGGGTTTGATTTTGAAGGTACAGAAGGAAAGATTAATAACTTGTACGCAGACACTGAAAATTATAAAAGAAGTACAGAAGTTGCAACATACCATGGGAATTGGTCTAGACAAACAGGTATCATAATTCAAAAAAACGTGCAAAAGAGATATATAAGAGTAGTTGAGAACAAAGATGACTACTGTCCAGACAACTTACGCCCATTAGGTAACTTGTCGCATATGACAACCAAGGAATTCATGGAAAAGTTCATGGATTTATAATCTTAATGTAAAACCGGCTCGTTTTGTCCGGTTTAACCCCCCTTTTAATCAAAAACCATAAATACAATTGACAGCTTATCATATCTAAACAACAGGAGGAGATAATAAAATGGCTAATACGAATAAATTTGAAGCAATGCTTGAAAAGCTAATTGCTGAAGACAGAGCGGGTGCAGAAGACCTGTTTCACGAGATTGTGGTTGAAAAATCACGCGATATATACGAAAATTTACTAAAAGACGATGTTGAAGAAGTTGAAGTAGACGAAGCAACAGACGAAGAAGTTGATGAAACAACTGATGAAGAAGTAGATGAAGCAAACGATGAAGAAGTAGATGAGTCAGACGAAGACTTAGATGAATCTACTGATGAAGAAGTTGACGAAGCTACAGACGAAGAAGTTGAAGAAAACTTTGTAGATCAAATTACACCAGAAGCTGATGATGACATGGGTGGCGATGCCGCTGATGATATGATGGCTGACATTGCCGCTGATACAGACGGCGAAGAAGGTGAAGAGTCAGATGACGAGGACATTGAAGACCGCGTTACTGATTTAGAAGATACTTTCGATGACCTAAAAGCTGAATTTGACGCCATGATGAGTGACGACAAAGAAGGTGACGACGAAGGCGAAGATGACATGGAAATGCCAATGGATGCTGGAGACGAAGGTGATGAGGAAGAGGCTGAGGAAGCATTTGCTCCACAAGCCGATCTTGAAGTAGCACCAGTGCGTTATGAAGGCGCAAAAGATGCAAATTCACAAATGCGTGAATATGTTGAAAAAGTGACAGCTAATATGGGCGACAATGGTGATAACACCAAATCTCCAGTAGCTGGCAAAAATGACATGGGTGGAACAACAGCAAATATTGCTAAAGGTTCATCTGAGGAAAAGGGCGGAAAAGCTTCTGGACCTAAAGAAGATAATGCAGGGAACGTTAACGTACCAGGCGGAAAAGCTTCAAAGTCAATGAGTGCTAACTCAAAAGGCCATGGCGCAGAGAAAAAAGGCGCAGGCGAATCAGGTACTGACAGCAAAAGTGTTGTTGGTAAATAATTGTTAAGGAACTTATAAGTGTTCAATCTAACTGAGACATTGACATTCGACCAAGCAAATATGGTCGTCGAGACTACTGAGAACCAGAAAGGCGGCAAAGATCTTTATTTAAAAGGTATTTGCATCCAAGGCGGTGTAAAGAATGCTAACCAGCGAGTTTACCCTGTTACTGAGATAGGTAGAGCTGTCAAAACTCTCAACGATCAAATTACTGGAGGATATAGTGTTCTTGGAGAAGTTGATCACCCAGAAGGACTTAACATTAACTTAGACCGCGTAAGCCATATGATCACAGAGATGTGGATGGATGGACCAAACGGTTACGGAAAGTTAAAAGTATTACCTACGCCAATGGGACAACTAGTACAAACGATGCTTGAAGCAGGCGTAAAACTAGGTGTTTCATCGCGTGGTTCCGGTAACGTTTCAGAAAACGGTGACGGCGAAGTAAGTGATTACGAGATCATTACAGTTGATTGCGTAGCACAACCAAGTGCTCCGGGTGCATACCCAACTCCCATATACGAGCATTTACTAAATTCCCGTGGGGGGTATAAGGCACTTGAAATAGCACGTGAAGTATCAGGCGATGCGAAGGCACAAAAATATTTAAAAGAATCTTTGGTGAATATCATCAAGGGTCTAAGGTAATAGGAGACCATAATGTTGGAAGCACTAAAATCACTTTTTGAGAACAATGTTCTTTCTGAAGAGATTAAAGCTGACATCCAAGAAGCATGGGACAAGCAAGTTAATGAAAATAAACTTACTGTCACTGCCGAGCTTCGCGAAGAGTTTGCTTCAAAGTATGAGATAGATAAAGCTCATATGGTAGAAGCTGTTGACAGTTTAGTCAACGATAAACTAAGCGAAGAAATTTCCGAATTTACTGAAGATAGAAAAGCACTAGCAGAGGCAAGAGCAAAATACGCTGTTGCAATGCGTGAAAACGCAGATTTGTTAAAGGGCTTTGTACTAAATCAGTTAACGAAGGAAGTTGGAGAACTACATGAGGATCAAAAAGTTGTATCAGAGAAATTTGGTGCACTTGAAGAGTTTGTAGTAGAAGCTTTGTCAAAAGAAATTGCAGAGTTCCATCAAGACAAGAAAGACTTAGCCGAAACCAAGGTACGCCTTGTACGTGAAGCTAAAGATCACTTAACAAAAGTTAAAACTACCTTTGTTAAGAGAAGTGCAGAACTAGTAACTGAAACAGTAAGTAAGGGCCTTAAAAAGGAAATTACTGCACTGAAAGATGATATTGATTCAGCACGTAAAAACGATTTTGGTCGCAAGATTTTCGAAACGTTTGCAAATGAGTATACTAATTCATACTTAAATGAAAAATCAGAAACATCTAAGCTAATGAAGGTTGTTGCGTTGAAAGACAAAACAGTTGGAGAAGCAAAAGCTGTAGCTGAACAAGCTAAGAAAATTATCGCTACAAAGAATGCAGAGATTGCAAAACTTGTAGAAGCGACTAAGAGAAAAGACGTAATGTCCGAATTAACTGGGCCTTTAAGTAAGGACCAACGTGAGATTATGAATGACTTACTGGAAAGTGTACAAACAGACAAATTGAAAAATTCGTTTGATAAGTATATTACTGCCGTTATTGACGGGAAGACTCCGGAGAAGAAGAAGGCGAGATTAACAGAGTCAGAGGCAAAAGAGATTACAGGCAATAGAAAAACTAACGTTAGTAGTGTAAGCGTCGAATCAACAAATAATATTGTTGACATTAGACGACTTGCAGGATTGAAATAAGGAGAAAATAATGTCAGAACTACTAGAAAGTCGCTGGCAGGATACCAAAGTTGCACTTTTAGAAGGCCTTCAAGGCAATAAGAAAGCAACAATGGCAAGCACTCTTGAAAACACACGCAAGTGGTTGAATGAGACTGCTACAGCCGGCGGAACTTCCGCAGGTAATGTTGCAACTCTAAATAGAGTTATCCTACCAGTAATCAGACGTGTCATGCCAACTGTTATCGCCAACGAATTAGTCGGTGTACAGCCTATGACAGGTCCCGTGGGTCAAATCCACACATTAAGAGTACGTTACTCAGATTCATCTGATGGTAACGAAGTAGGTGAAGAAGCACTTTCACCATTTAAGATCGCATCAGCTTACTCCGGTAATGCTACAGATGCAACACCAAAAGGATCTGCAACAGCGGCTCTTGAAGGTGCGGCTGGCAAGAGATTGTCAATCCAGATCTTAAAGCAAACAGTCGAAGCAAAAACCAGAAAGCTATCAGCTCGCTGGACTTTTGAAGCGGCTCAAGATGCTCAAGCACAACAAGGCATCGATATTGAAGCAGAAATTATGGCGGCTTTGGCCCAAGAAATTACTGCTGAGATCGATCAAGAAGTATTAGCTTCTTTACGTGCTTTAGCTGGAACTACAAACCAACAGGCATACGACCAGACTGCTGTTAGTGGTACTGCAACTTTCGTAGGTGACGAACATGCGGCTTTAGCTGTTATGATCAACCGCGTTGCAAATACTATTGCTCAGCGTACACGTCGTGGTGCTGGTAACTATGCAGTGGTTAGTCCACATGCATTAACTGTACTTCAATCTGCAACAACTTCAGCGTTCGCAAGAACAACTGAGGGTTCTTTTGAAGCACCAACTAACACTAAGATGGTTGGTACTTTGAATAGTGCAATGAAAGTATATGTTGATTCATATGCGGGTGACGCTACATCAGTACTAGTTGGTTACAAAGGTTCTTCTGAATCAGACGCACCAGCGTTTTACTGCCCATACATTCCATTGATGAGTAGTGGCGTTGTGCTTGATCCAGATAGTTTTGAGCCAGTAGTTAGCTTTATGACTAGATACGGATATGTTGAGTTATCAAACACAGCATCGTCTCTAGGTAATGCGGCAGACTACTTAGGTACTGTTACTATCGCAGGCGTAACATTCTCTTAAGACATAGTCTTAAATAGAGTATTAGGAAGGGCGGCATTTATTTGTCGCCCTTTTTTTACGACTTTTTTTTAACAAAAAGGTTGACAAGTATTATTATATATGTTATAGTATATACATAGCTTAGAATATATACTTTAAGTTATATTACTCAGTAGTGAGTAGCACACAACAAAGGAGCAGTCTAAGTATTGATCAAATTTAGACTCTTAAAAAGGGCTATTATATAGCTCTTTTTTTGTGACCAACTAAATACATATAACAACTTCTAACAAACGACTTTACAGTCGTTTTTTTTGTGGCTTAATTTTCTGGTAAATACTGTATGAAGGATGAGTACACAACTGTCTTTTACGACTTGGTAAAAGAAACTCAGTCAACAACAGGGTTTGAACTTCCTATAGAAGTTGAAGCGTATGTAGTAATGCTTCTTGCAGATAAATTAGACAAACCAGATTTCCTTCCATATGATAGTTTTGCACAATCATTACACAGATTAAAAAGACCTTATAGATTAACAGCAAAAGAGTTAGGTGACACTTGTTTGTTTGTCACAAGCGTATTTCCGTCTTACGGAGCAAGATACGGATTAGACAAGCATTACTACTCCCACATAGGAAAGACAAGCTACAGCCTAGCTAAAACAAGTCTAAACGGCCAACTATTCGAAGTATTAGAAACAAAGTTTGAATGGGTTCGTGATTTTATCTCCCTTACTGTTCGAATTGCGTAAACTGATAAATACTTGTGTCTATTAAAGCGAGCCGCGATTATCACGGCGGACTTATGGGGAATACCATCCTCGTAGACCTAGAACGTCAAAAGGAGAAAACAAAATGGGAAGACCAATTAATAAAAAACACATCGGAGACGGTGCAGGTAAAATCCAAGTAACTGCGGTTAAGTTTGCGGCAGGCGGAGAAATTACTGCGGCAGAGTCGCATATTATTTCACAACGCTCAACTAACAAGTTTAACGTTACTGATGGAACTAAAACTGAAGTTTGTACACTAGTTAACAAATCAATCGGTGCTTTAGGTGCAAGTGAATTTTGCATCAACGTTACTGATAGTGATGGTGTAACTAAGCAAGTTACTAAACTTTACAACAGAAAAGTTCAGCTTGAAGGTGCAACGAAACACAAGTGGTTACGTAACACAGCAGGCGCATCGACAGCAGTTGAAAAAGTAATTACAGGTGCAACAGCGGCTAATCCAGTTGTTATTACATCTAGTGATCACGGACTTGCAAACGGTACTAAAGTATCTATATCAAAAGTAGTTGGTATGGTTGAGCTTAACATCGAAACTGCATACACAGTAGCAAGTACTGCAACAAATACGTTTGCACTAACTGGTATTGACGGTGGAGCATTTACTGGATATACATCAGGTGGTGTTGTAACAGTAGCGGCGGTTGGCGCAGGCAACATTGTTGTTGACGCACAAGCATCGTAAAAAAACTTATAGTGTGGGGGAGCAATCCCCTACATTGTTTGCTCTAGGGAATTATAAATGAAACAGTTAGTAACAGATGGTGATTATACAATAAAAGTAGCAAGTGGTGGTACACTTACTATTGATACTGGAAACCAGATTGGCCAATTATACCTAACAGGTGATTTGGTTGTTAATGGTGCCCAGACAAATGTTACAAGTACAAATTTAAGTATTAACGATAACATTATTGTTCTTAACGCAGGTGAAGCAGGTGCAGGAATTACTCTTAACCAATCAGGTATTAGGATTGAAAGAGGAAGTTTACCAGATACACAAATATTATTTGATGAAACAATTACATGGAATGATCCGGTATCGCAAACAATTAAGACTGGTGCATTTACACTAATTGACGAAGCTGGTGGAAACATTGGTTTGAACGTTAGAAGTATTGCAACTGGTGGCGGAGATTTATTTTTAATTAACGCAGGAACAGGGGTCATTAGTGTTAGTGGTACTAACAACTATGAAGACCAAGTTACTGACGATGATGACATACCAAACAAAGCGTATGTTGACGTAGTGGTTTCAAACCAGGTTGCCGCGGCAAACTTTACAAGATTAAGAACGGGCTCAGCGAGTCTAACACAAATTGAAGTAGAAGACTTTGAAACAACAGGCTTACCAAGTAACTTTAAAATTAGTGTAGATGATGTTAATAATGTTACATACTTTGCGAACAGAACAGAATTACACGATTTAAGAATTACAGGTTCGACAATAGAAACTACAGTAAGTAGTGCAGACCTTATACTATCAGCACCAGGATCAGGCTCAGTAGTTATTGATGACCAGTTACAAATACTACCTACACCTAGTCCAGATGATGCAAGTGTAGATCCTTCAGTACCAGCAGACGGCTTAAAACTTTATGTTAAAACACCAGGAGTTGGTAAAACAGGATTATATTACGTAAATAGTAGTAGCGTTCAAGACGAATTAGTAAGTAAAAATAGATCATTACTTTTAAGTATGATTTTTTAAGGAAGCAAAAATGGCAATAGCACAAACAACAATCGGCGCAACAGACACAGTAGCACTAACGGTACCTGCAGGAAAGTCATGGGCAATTACAACTATTATGGTATGTAATACAGCGGCTTATGATGCGGCAGGAACTAATGATACATCATTTGATTTGCACTTTGTACAAAGTGGAGCTCCTAAAAGCAACACTAACATGGTAGTTAAAGAAATGCCTGTACCAGGTGGCGAAACATTTTCATTCGATAGTGAAAAAGTTATATTATCAGATGGTGACAAAGTTACGTTACTAAGTCAAGCACCGTTAAATTTAAGTGTAACCGTTAGTTATTTGGAAGTGTAATATGCGTTTTTTAAAAGCACAAAGTACAAATGCTAGAGGTATATACGGAAACAAAGATATTCGTAGAGACATTAACGGACTAGTTACTCTTGACAGTACTAATGCTGTTATGGTTCCGTCGGGTACAACAGCACAACAGCCATCAAGTCCGGTTAACGGAATGATGCGTTACAATACTACTACTAATGTATTTGAAAGTTACGAAGCTGGATCATGGGCACCTGTTCGTAGATTTGCACCAGCCGCGATTGTTGTTCAATCAGCAGGCAACGGTGACGATTCTGAAACAAAGTTTGGACCATTAAACAACGGCGATACTTACAATCCAGCACCAGCGGCTGTACAAAATATTCTTGTAATGGTAGAAAACGTTTTACAAATTCCAACTACAAACTTTACTTTAGAACAAAACCCAAGTGGATATGCCACAGGTTGGTATGTAGTATTTGGGGCCGCAGTACCAACAGGAAAACCTGTAACAATCTTCCATAACTTCGACAAGTAATTCCTATAAATATAGTATAGGAGGGCAGTAATGTCAATAGCACGTATTTCAGGTCCGTTACTAGCATCAAACCTAGTACGCACACAATCCGATCTTAAATTTGAAACAGACCTACTACACATAGGTTCTAGTAACACCCGTATTGGTGTTAGGACCGCTTCACCTTCAGACCTATTACAGATAAACGGACAAATAAAGATTATTGATCCGTATGCTACTCGGTTAACAGGTGGTAATGTTGAAATTAACACACTAGGTGCTAGAGCAGTAGTTGGTGATATTAATTTAGATGCAATAAATTTAATCCGTGCTGAAGAACTTAGAACTGAAAATTTAACATTTAACAACCATGCAATTGGTAGTTTATCAAACAGCGATATTACATTTACACCTCACGGTGCTGGACAAACTAATTTTTTAAAGCCTGTTATACAAATAGGTAATCTACAAGTTGACACAAATATTACAGTTGCAGGAGATGTATCAACCGGAGGAACATTTAACTTTGGTGACGGATCTGGTGATACTGTTTCATTTGGTAATGTTGACTTTAGTCAAGACATTGTACCTAGAAGAACTGAAGATCTACTAAACTTAGGTAGTGCTACTAAGATGTGGAATAATGTTACTACGGGTAAAGCAAGATTCGGTGACATTGAAATTGACACTGGCGTAATTACTACTGTAAGTTCAGGTAACAACTTAATCATACGTGCTAGTGGAACAGGTGCAGTTGTTGTTGACAATATGCGTTTCTCTAGCAGTAAACTTTCAACTTCATCAGGTGACTTAGTACTTGATCCAGGTGCGAGCATAGGTATTAGTGCCGCAGGAGCATTAAATGTTCCACATGGTACAGAAGCACAAAGACCTAGTAGTTACAGAGATGTTAGATATAACACAACAACTAACTTCTTTGAATTATTTTCAACAGCATACACTCCACTAAAAGGTATATGGAGTGCTGACAGGCAAACATATGTATTAGCAAATAACAGTAATCAATTTGACTTTTATACTAATGGTACAACTAATGTTAACATGAATGCTGATGGTCTTACTGCACATAAACTTGTATCTCAAGATAGTATTACTATTGACAACGGTACAATTAGTTCAGCAGGAACTAACGATGCTATTAATTTAACAGCAAATGGTACTGGTAGCGTTATTGCAGGTAATTTTAAACTATCAGGCAATACTATTACTAACACCCATCCTACAAATAATTTATTATTAAGTAAAACAGGACAATACGGATATATTAAGTTCGACGGAACTATTGGTATTAAAATACCAACAGGAGGCGTTGCTTCAAGACCAGCTGGCCAAGCAATTGGAACTTCAAGATTTAATACAGCCTTAGGATATTTAGAAACCTGGGACGGAACTACATGGGCTAACGTGTCAGGAGCAGGTGATGCTATTAACACAGAGTACATGGAAGAAGTCGGGTTTATCTATACGTTAGCACTTGGTTAATTCCAAAATCGATAAATACATATAACATAGTACAAGACCAGTAATAGGAGAGATACCGATTACCGTGCTGTGGGACATTACTGTGGTTAGCCCGCAATGTAAGGTGGCTAGAGGGACAGGATCCCCGTATTAGGAGAAAAAAGTGGCTGTAGGTCGTATTACTGGTCCGCTATTAAAGTCCAATCTATTGCGTAACGGCGTGGATTTAGCTTTTGAGACGGATTTACTTTATTTAGATGTCAATAATACCCGCATTGGTATTAAGACTGCAACTCCTCAATACGATTTAGACATTAACGGCACAGGCCGTGCAATTGATTTAATATCCTCAGGAACAGCATACATAGGTGACGTTAGAATTAACGGCAACACTATTAGCACTATTGCTGATACACTTAACCTTACTACTGTTGGTTCCGACAAAGTTACAGCATTAAAAACATTAGAAGTCGACGATTTACGTTTTGATACTAATGTAATCAGTACAACAGTTTCAAACGCAAATATTGATATTCTACCAGACGGTTCTGGTAAAGTAAACGTTACTGGAAACGCACAAATTACAGGTAACTTAGATGTTACTGGAAACATTACTGCATCAGGCGATATTACTATTGCAGGTAACGTTACTATTGGTGATGACGAAAATGATACTATCAACATTGTTGCAGGTATCACAAGTGATTTACTACCAAGTACTACAGCAACATATAACTTAGGTACTACAACAGACACTTGGAACAGCATACATGCTACAAGTGCATATATAGACGACATTCAAATTGATACTGGTGTAATTCAAAACACAGTTTCAAACGCAGATTTAGAATTAAGATACGCAGGCAACGGTAGTGTTATTGTTGATGACTTTGTTTTAAAAGGAAGCAGAATTGCTTCAGCAAATGATATTACACTAGCACCATCAACTGGTATTGTAGATATTGACGGTACTGGATCTTTAAGAATTCCAGCAGGTACTACTGCACAAAGACCAGCTGTACCAGCAGTAGGTATGGTACGTTATAATACAACTACATCAAAATTTGAAGGTTATGATGGCAACTGGGTTGTGTTAACAGGTGTGTATGATTTAGATGCAGACACGTATATTACAGCAGAATTATCGCCAGGCGCAAACGATGATACTATTCGTTTTTATGCAGGTGGCACAGAAATTGCTTCAATAACACAAACAGAGTTTAATGTTGCAAAGCTACAAGTTGATAGTATTAGTATTGATGGGCAAACAATTAGTACAACAACTGCTAATACAGACCTAATTTTAGCACCAAACGGCACTGGTGGTGTACAAATTGACAATATTAATATCGGTGGAAGTACAATAAATAACACTAGTAACAATGCAGTAACAACGTTTAGTAGTACAGGAACAGGCTACTTTGAAATTGACGGAACAGCTGGTTTTGTTGTACCAGTAGGAACAGGATCTGAAAGACACCCTGCTCCAGTTATTGGAATGATGAGATGGAATACAACTGATGGGCGTTTAGAAATTTATGACAGCACTCAGTGGGATTCAGTAGCAGGTAGTTCGGGATCAGTTTCACAAACAGACGCACAAAATATTGCATTAGAATTAGTTTTGAGCATGGGATAAGATAAAATATGGCAACGTTTTTTAAAAATAAAGTAGAAAAAAGTGTAGGGACATTACCTATCACAATACTAACAGTCCCAGCGGCAAGTAAAGTTACTGCTATTGGTATGAGTGTTGCTAACCTACTAGATGGTAACGTAAGAGTTAGTATTCAAGTAAAAGACGATACAAGTGTATTAGGATATTATATTAAAGATGTTATGATTGCGCCTAATGCGGCATTAAGAGCAATTAATGGTGGTGAGAAATTAGTACTACCAGGAAATAATGAAGTAGTAATTACAGCTGATCAAGATGATGCTTGTGATGTTATTTTAAGTTACGTGGAGATTGTATAATGACACAATATGTAGGACAAGCACCTTTACAGGGGCAAACAGGCGATAGATATTTTTACGCACTTCGTAGAGATGACGATGGTGCATTGTTTGTCGCTAAAGTAGACATTGCTTCGCCTACAGATGCGATACAAATGAACAGACCAGGTGGCCCAGATGGTAACTTTGCTGACTTCCAAACAGGTGAAGACTTCTTTGAAGGAAGAAATCCAAACCACGTACTAGTGTTTGATAACTTAGTGTACGAACAAATGCGTTGGGACGAGAAAAACATTTATTATTATGTAAATGAAGAAGGCGAACTTGTCTTAAGAATTAATACAAAATATACATACGATGAAAATGCATCAGCTGATCATTTAGCGTTTGGAAATAACCCGACAGGATACGTAGGATAATGGCTGAATTTAATCTAGCACGAATAAGATATACTTGGAAAAATGTTTGGCTTGCAGGTGCAACTTACATTAAAGATGATATTGTACGACATGGTGGTAACACTTATGTTTGTATGGAAGGCCACTTATCAGACCAAACTTCTTTCACTACAGACCTAGGCTATGCAACACCTAAATGGTTGCTAATGGGAGACGGTTATCAGTGGAAAGGTAACTGGGCTGTTGAAACAAGATATAGAGTTAATGATTTATTCAAGTACAATGCTACAATTTATCGTGTTACTGAAGAGCATGTATCAGGTACTAGTGCCACTGACGGTATTACTAATGACATTGATAAAGTTATTGGATACGCATATACTCCAGATTGGAGATCACAATGGGGACCACTAACAAGATATAGATTTAATGATGTAGTACGTTACAATGGCGTTGTTTACAAATGCGTTACTGAACACACATCATCTTCAATATCAGCAGGACTAGAACAAAACCAAGCTTCATGGACTGTTGTATTCAAAGGAAATAATTTTAGAATTGATTGGGCTCCTAGTACACGTTACACAGTAGATGATGTTGTAAAATACGGTGCTATTGTTTACAGATGTAATGAAGGACATACTTCAGCGGCAACAACAACACTAGGCTTGGAACAAGATGATACTAAGTGGGACGTTGTGCTAAGTGGTATTGATTATAAAGGCTACTGGCAAGACAACGGTGATTCATCTGGCGTAAGATATAAAGTTGGAGACCTAGTTAAATACGGTCCAACTGTTTGGAGATGTAAAACTGCTCACACTTCATTAGCGAGCTTTGCAGAAGCAAACTTTGATATTTGGATGCCAGGTTTAGGATTTGAAGCTGAATGGGATAATGCTACAAGTTACCAACCAGGTGACATTGTTCGTTACGGTGGATACACATACACATCAATGACAAACAACTTAGGTAGTGCGCCAAGTGTAACAGGTGTATTCTACGAAGGTGAAAGTTTACAAGGACTGTACGATTGGGAATTATTAATCACAGGCTATGCTTTTAAGGGCGCCTGGGATGCCGCAGAAAATTATAAAACTGGTGATGTAGTTAGAAATAGTGGTTGGGTTTATATTGCTGTCCAAGACAGTCTTAATCAACAACCTGATTCATTAGATCCAGAAAGTGCAAACTATTACGATCCAGGCGAAACTAGAAGTGCAAACGGCGGGTACTCATTGTACTGGCAGTTGTTAATTACTGGTAATGCTTATAAAGGTGAATGGAAAACTACCGTTGATTATGTATTAGGTGATATTGTAGTACAAGCAGGAACAACGTGGAAGTGTATACAAGCACACGAAGGTGATGATTCGTCACTAGTTGAACCGTCGCTAGATGCAACAAACAGTTATTGGACTAAACATATTCAAGGATCTCCAGGCAACGTAATGGAGTACAGAGGTGACCTAAGAACTCACAATGGTACAGCTCATTTAAGACGTGCTATTGGAAGTCCAGGTGATGCGTTTAAGGTTGTTAGTGGAACAAACGCTTGGGAAGCATTGGGGCAACAAGCTAAAATATTTTATGTTGCAACAACTGGAGTAGATGCCGCAGGAGCAGGACTTGCACCGACAAGCCCATTTGCATCAATTAAATACGCTACGCAATATATTCTAGCAGACGAAGCGGCTAGAGCACCAGCTACAATTTTTGTTAGTACAGGAATTTATGAAGAAATTCTTCCTATTAAAGTACCAGCAGGCGTTGCTATTGTTGGAGACGAATTAAGAAGTACTACGATAAAACCAGCAGAAGGATTTGATGCTGATTACGATATGTTCCAAGTTAGAAATGGCTGTGGAATTAGAAACATGACTCTTGAAGGGTTAAAAGGTATACTAGGAAGTCCAGATACATATGGCGCCCAGGTTCCAGTAGGTGGGTCATTTGTTGCACTTGATCCGGGTTCGGGTCCAGCAGATACAAGTGTTTGGATCACAACTAAATCAACATACGTACAAAACGTAACAACAATTGGTAGTGCATGTGTTGGATTAAAAATTGATGGCGCACTACACAACGGTGGTAATAAATCTATTGTTGCAAACGACTTTACACAAGTTATTAGTGACGGCATTGGTGTATGGGCTAACAAAGATGGTAGAGCAGAGCTTGTATCAGTGTTTACATATTACTGTCATATTGGTTACTATTGTACATCAGGTGGTAAACTACGTGCTACTAACGGTAACAACTCATACGGAAAATATGGATCATTTGCCGAAGGTGAATTAGTAAGTGAAACTCCAATTACAGCAACTATTAATAACAGATATTATGATGCAAAAGCACCAGTTGTTTATAGTAATGCTAACCAGATTTTTGGATTAGGATTTACACACGCTGGCGAAAATTATAAAACTGCAACATTTGCTGTTACAGGATCAGGTGCTGGAGTTAGTGTTGACAATACATCAGTTGATACAAGAAACGGTGCTATTAGTGAAGTTAGATTAATGGATCCAGGTGATTCAAGTACACCAGGTGGTAGAGGACATATTACCGGTGTAAGAAACTCTGCACAGAGTGGAGATACTATTTCAATTACTATTGCACAAGCAGATGCTAACACTCCAGCATATTACGTTGGCAGAGCTATAAGTGCTGTTAACGGAATAAGTGCGGCAGACGCAGGTAGAGTTGGAAATGTAGAAGATGCTCCTTACACTTACACCGGTGTTACAGCAACTTCAAATAATCCATTTGCACTATCAACTGTTGGAACATTTACAGTTGGAGTTAATGGATCTGGAGAGGCAACAGTTACAGTTACAGGTGGCGGACATAGTCATAGACTTGGAGATCAAATTACAATTCTTGATAGTGATATTGGTAACTTTGGCGGTGCTAATTTAGTATTCAATGTTTCCGGCATCACAGAGTCAATGAAAATTATTATTGAAGAAGGCGAAGGCGTTGGGCAATTTGGTATTATTGATGAATACTTTCCTACAACTAAAAAAATGAATATACTTCGCGAGTCAGATGGCAAGCGTGGTTGGGATCATATAGTTCCAGGATGGCCTATTTCAGGAGTACTAGACGGATCAACTACATATAGAATTGAGTCAAGAGTTGAAGTTGATGCTCCACCATATGCTGAAGAAGGATTTGCTACAGGATACGGAACAACAGCATGGCACGATGCGTTTTCTGCAACAGGAACAACAATGGTTGCATTTCCAGTTAGTGGAACTGATAAAGCAATTTATAGTAATGCAGAAGGCAATCAATGGACAGCGGCGGCAGTTGATGCTGGCTTTATAGCTCCAACATGTATTGTTAAGTGTAAAGGTAAATTAGGTTATTTCATTGCATTAGGTAATGGTAATAAAGTTAACTTATCAACTGCTGGTACAGCATGGGGTTCGACAGCGTATACTATTAACACACACAACTACGTACAAGTAGTTGAAGGTCCTTACAACGCAACATCACATACTGTAATTGGTATGGCAGACGATAGTGATGAGATTGCAATTAGTACAACAGACGGAACTACTTGGACTTATGCTAATACAGGATTTGGAACAGGACAAAAATTTATAGCTTACGGAAATGGTAAGTGGATGATTGTTAAAGAAGATGGAACTGCTATTGAAAGTGTTAATAACGGTGCATCATGGACTACTGCAACTAGAGTTTGCCCAATAACATATAATGTTACAGGGTTTGCATTTGGTAATGGTAGATTTGTAACAGCGGCACAACCAAACGGAACTGCGGTTTTTCCATTCGATCCATCAACTACAATGATTAGTGCGGCAACTAGTGCTACAACAGGTATATTTGGTTTAGCATCAACGTTCTTTATTAGCTTTACTGACCTAGCAACAGGTGCATTAAATTCAGTCTGGACTGAAGTAACAGATCCAAACAACGTTAATACAAGAATATGGGGACTTGCATTCAGTGACGGATTGTTTATGGCAATTAGTATACAGGGTGACATTTTATATAGTGACGGTGGAAACATATGGAATAGTAAAACAGCAATTCCGTTACTAAATGCTCAAAACTATAGACAAAAGATTAGTGTTTTACAAATGACTAGTGGTCCAAGATTTATGATTTGCCCAGCTACAGCAACGGCAAATATTGCGGCAATTAAGTTTGGTGCAAGAGCAAGAATGAGAGCGTTTCCTGTAGTAGCTGGACGAGTAAATGCGTTTACAATGACAGATGTTGGCAGTGGTTATACACTAGGTGTTCCACCAAGTCTTCATATTCATGATACACAGAAAACTACAGAAGTAACATACACAGTTAGAATTAAAAACAAAGTATTAGGTCAACCTCACTTTAATAATAGAGGTGCGGCATACACTAAATTTAACCAGGTAGTAATTACTGGAGATGGTTATGCAGACTTATTCCAAATTGGTGGAGAAATTATTGTTAATGCTTTAACACTAATACCAAGTCCAGGTGATAACTTTAGAATTGACGGCATCAACGATGTAATTTATAAAGTGGGTACTGCTACAGTATTAACTGGAGCGGCTCCAAATGCAACAGCAAAACTTACAATAAGTCCTAATATGGGCGTACAAGAGTCGCCTGAACATGCTGTACCAGCAAACATTAGACAGAACTATAGTCAGGTACGTTTAACATTCCATGACTTCTTAGACATTGGTACAGGTAACTTTGGTGATACTGCTTATCCATTACTATACACAGATGGATACGGTAATATTAATCCACCAGAGCAATCATACGAAGCTCAAGAGTATAATGGCGGTAGAGTGTTTTACGCTTCTACAGACCAAGATGGTAACTTTAGAGTAGGTGAACTATTTAAAGTTGAACAAAGTACAGGTATTGTTACTATTAATGCTTCGCAGTTTGACTTAAAAGGTCTAGATGAATTAAGACTTGGTGCATTTATACTAGGTGGCACAAATGCTGTAATTAGAGAGTTCTCAAAAGAACAAACGTTTGTTGCTAATAGTAACAATATTGTTCCAACACAAAAAGCTATTGCGGCATACTTGCAGGGTAGAATTAGTGGTGGTGGATCAAACGTAGCGGCGAATTCTGTTACAGCTGGTACATGTAAATTTAGTGATTTAAACCATATATCAAACACAGGTGGACTAATTATTAATATTCCAGTACCAATGCATTTTACCAAGATACCAAGTGGTATGATGATGGCACAGGCATTCTTTAACGGTAATATGGATACCATGATGCTAACAGAAAGCCAAGATGATTTTGAAGGATCAGATGGGTTTTATGATGGCGGAGAAAACGGTTATGGTCCAGGGGGAATATAAGCAAATGATAAATACATATAACATGCATGTAGGAAGAAAAAATGGCAGAATTTAAACTAGGTAGAATTAGGTTTGTATGGAAAGGTGCTTGGGTAACCGGTACTGTATACTACAAAGACGATATTATTAGACAAGGCGGAAGAACTTACTTCTGTAACGTTGGGCATACTTCATCTGCACTTTTTTCCACTGATGATACAGCAAAGTGGCAACTGTTTACAGACGGTAGTGCTTGGAACGGGTCATGGACAACTAATTATCTTTACAAGCAAAACGATATTGTTAAGTATGGCGGACAGCTATATATTTGTAACACTTCTCACACATCATCAGCAGATGGTTCAGTGTCAGATGACGTTGCAGGAATATTAGAAACTGACCAAGCTAAATGGGATATATTTGCTGAAGGATTTGATTGGAAATCTAACTGGACTATTGCTACAGTTTACAAAATCAATGACATTGTTAAGTATGGTGGTAATTTATATATTGCTAATACTGCACACACGTCAGCTCTATCTGTAGCTTCAGACACAGACGGTTTAGAAAAAGACCAAGCTAAGTGGGATATTTTCTCAAAAGGCATGGATTGGAAAACAAACTGGTCAGTAGCAACAAGATATAAACGCCAAGACACAGTTAAGTATGGCGGAAAACTATATATTTGTAATGAAGGTCATTTATCAAATGCGGCGGCTGGAGAAGGTTTAGAATCTGATCAAAGCAAGTGGGATATTGTACATGACGGCATTGAATACAAATCAGTACATGCAATTAATACACGATACAAACTTAATGATGTTGTTAAGTATGGTGGTGGTCTTTGGATTAACACACATGAACATACATCAAGTGCAACTAGCTTAACAGACGATGTTGAAAGTGCAGGACACATTGTAACAATTGATACAATTAGTGCGGCAGACACAGACAGAGTAGCTGGAACTTACAGAGATATTACAGGAACATCAAACGGTTCAGGAACTGGACATAGATTTAATGTTGTTATTGACGGCTCTGGAGCGGCAACAATTACAGTTGTTAAAGGTGGTCAAGGTCACGCAGTTGCAAATATAATTACAGTTAGTCCAGCAAGTATTGGCGGCTTAGGAACTTCATTTACATTTAGAATTGCTACTATTGAAACTTCAACTCAGTGGCAACAGTTTGTTCCAGGTTTAGAATTTGAAGACAGTTGGGCAACTGCTACAGCATACCAAATTGGTGACTTTGTTACTTACGGTGGTTATTCTTATATTGCAAAAGCAAATAACAATGGCGTTGTTCCTTTTGGTAACGCGGCAACTTGGGATTTATTTACAACAGGATTTAGTTTAAAAGGTAACTACAATAATTCAACAGCTTACAAAGTAGGTGATGTTGTTAGAGTTGGCGGTTACACATATATTACTATTCAAGATAGTACAGGCAACAGACCACCAAACGTAACTTATTGGGATAGACTCAACGAAGGTATGAGTTGGAAGGATGCTTGGGCTAACGCGGCATACTATGATTTAGGTGATACTGTTAGAGGTATTAACAATACTAACTCATATATTTGTATACAAGCACACACATCAGATCAAGTATCAGTACAAAACAGACCAGATCAAGATGTAGCTGGCGATTACTGGAACTTAATATCCGGTGGTGTTGAATCAGGAAACTTAACAACCGCTGGTGACTTAGTTTACTACGGTGGTAGTGGTCCAGCTAGATTACCAATTGGTAAAGATGGACAAGTACTTAAAGTTAATACTGCTGGCAATGCTCCTGAATGGGCATACTTTGGCCAGTTAGATCAAGTTTACTATGTTGGTAGAAGCGGCGTTGACGGATTTGCACCAGCATACGGTGTAACAATTGATAAGCCTTTCTTTTCAACAAGATGGGCGGCAGACCAAATACGTAAAGGTCCTCGTAACCCAGATGCAACGTACCTAGTTGAACGTAACAAACAGTTTATTCAAGAACAAGCAATGGAGTTTATTACACATAGTATTGCAAATAATACTGCTCCATTTACAAGTGCATATACATATAGTGCAGTCAAGTGTCGTAGAGACATTGGAATTATTTTAGACGCATTACTATGGGATCTAAGACACGGCGGAAACGTAAGAATGCGTGAAGTTGCAATATCTTATATTTCACCAGCAGGTGCAAACTATGTTGCAGGACAACAAGCAGAAACTAATGCAGTAGTTAATTACGCAATGAGCTTACTGCCAAACATTATTACAAACTTAGCACCAGCAGTAAACTATGCAACGTTAAATAGTGTTGCGGCACCTGTAGCACAAGTTACAGATGCTACTAAAACTGCAGAACCAAATATTGCTACTGTAGCTAACGCACTAACACTATTAGTTACTGGTACTATTACAGCTGGTAACATTACAACTTTAGCGAAAAAAGTTAAACCAAATGTAACACTATTTGTTAAAACAGGACAGTATACAGAAATACTTCCAATTATTGTTCCTGCAGATACAGCAGTTGTTGGTGACGAATTACGTAGTACAGAAATTAGTGCTTCAACAGCAGGACCAACTAACGTAGCTGATGCAGAATTAACTATAGCGGCTATAAACAGAATCAAAGCAGTACTTTCAGATGCAATTCTAAACAATGCTATAACTAGAACACCAGCAGGTGGTCACTTAACAATGGATACATTTAGTGCGGCAGATGCAAGTAGAACTGCAGGTACATATAACGGTGTAACTGGAGCAAGTGCAGGTTCAGGTACAGTAGGTACATTTGACGTTATTGTTGGCTCCGGCGGCGATGTATCAAGCGTTATTATTGTTACATCTGGTTCAGGACATGCAATTAACGATACAATTACACTTAATGATTCAGTATTAGGAGGTGGCGGTGCCGCTAACTTTACAATGGATGTTGCAAGTATTGCACTTGGCAATATAGCTACACAAAATGTTGCAGTACCAGCAGGAACTGCGGCGGCTGTTACAACAGCTGAGTTATTATTTGCAGATATTCATGATTACATTAACAACAAAGTTAACGGAGTAGGTACATTACCAACAATTACAGGACAGGTTGGTAGACGAGTAGATGCCGCTTACACTGACACTAGAGGAAAAATTTACGCTAACTTAGAATTCTTAGTTGATGAAGGGTTTGAATTTATTCAAGCTACACTAACAAAAGACTTCCAAGAATCAATAGCTTCGGCAGTAAACCAAAGCAAGTGTAAAAGAGATTTAAGAGAATATGTAAAAGCAGTTATTTGGGATTTAGAAAACTACGGTAACTATTACTCAACACTTATGGGTAGATGGTTTAGTAATGCTGTTAACGGATCGCTTACAGAAGACATGTTCTATTTAGAAAACGGCACAGGATTAAGAAACTGTACTATTAAAGGATTAACAGGAACACTAGGAGCGGCAAACGCATATGGAACTAAACGTCCAACAGCAGGTGCATTTTGTTCATTAAACCCAAGTTGGGGACCAGACGATGAAGATGCGTGGATTATTACACGTTCGCCATATGTACAAAACGTAACAACATTTGGTAGTAGATGTGTTGGTCTAAAAGTTGATGGAGATATCCATAACGGCGGTAACGATTCGATTGTTGCCAACGACTTTACACAAGTACTTGACGAAGGTATTGGTGCATGGGTTACTAACTTAGGAAGAGCAGAGCTTGTTTCCGTGTTCTCATACTACGGACACATTGGTTATCTTGCAGAACAAGGCGGTAAGATACGTGCTACTAACGGTAACAGTTCATACGGTGACTTTGGTACTGTAGCTGAAGGGGTTGACTTAACAGAAACAGCTATTAAAGCAACAGTTGATAACAGAAGTTTTGATGCGGTAATTGGTGCAGTTGTAACTAACAACGCAGGAATTATACACAACGAGTATTTACATGCAGGTAGAGAATACGTAGTTGCTAACACAACAATTGGCTATACAGGTGACGGTTACGGAATTACAGGATTAGCACCAACAATAGTTAGTGGTGGTGTTATGGAAATTAGACTAACAGGAACTGCTGAAACATTTGGTGGCGCTGATTATAAAACTGCAACAAACGTACCACAAACTGGCAATACTACAAGTATCACAATATCTAACACTGATGCTTCACTTAGTGCGGCATACACAGGATTAGCATTGTTTATTGTTGGCGGCAAGGGTGCTGGACAATATGGGTATATTGACTCATATAACGCAGGTACAAAGATTGCGACAATTAAAAAATACAGTGATGATAGTGCAGGATGGGACACTACTGTTTCAGGACAAGTAGTTGAAGCTGAACTAGATAATACATCAACTTATAGTATTGAACCAAGAGTTGTTATTGGTGCTCCACAAAATGATGGATCAACAGCAATAGCACAAGCGATTGCAAGAGCAAAAGTTGCAGATGGAAAAATTAGTGAAATAAGAATTATCCATCCGGGTGCTTCTTATACAACACCTCCAACAGTAACATTTATTGATCCAAACAACACACTAGATGCTCCATTGGAAGTATTCTTAGGTGACGGTGTACTTGGACAACCAGTATTTGCTTCAAGAGGAACAGGTTGGACAACGGCAACAGCGGCAGTTGTTGATGCAGGATATGAGAAAGATATTACAGGCTTAACATTTACTGCTAATCCGTTTGCTTATATATTGTATAATGCAAACAAAGAATTTATCAAAGACGAAGTTATTGCATATGTTGAAAATCAAATTGCAAACGCGGCTGTTGGTAGCTCATTATGGGATGCCTTTACATACGATAAAGCTACATGGGAATCAAATGTAGATGATTATGTTGATGCACTAGCACATGATGCTAAGTTTGGCGGAACTAAAGAAACTATTAAACATGCTAGAACATATTGGATTGGTGGTAATTCATCAATGCCAGGCAGACAAGGTCAAGCACTAGCGGCTTATGAGTTTTTGAGAACATTAATTACTACTAAAATTTTAGCTAACTCTGCATATACAACTCTACAAAGTCCAGTTGTAACTACGCAAACTACAAATGGTAACAACGGTGAAGCAACTGCTATTACACTAGCAGGTGAACACATTGATATTATTAACGAAGGGTTAATTAACGGACTTACAAGTTTACCAACTAATGGCGGAGTAGGCATATTAAATATTACTGTTGCAACACATGGTTTACTTGCAGGCGATAAAGTAAATATTAGTGCAGTTGGCGGAACATCACAAGTTAACGGTAACAGCTACTATGTAAAAGTTGTTGATGGTAACACATTACAACTTTACTTAGATTATTTGTTACTATTTCCAGCAGTACTTACAAATGGTAGCCCATATGTTGCTAACGGTACTATTGGATTCGGAGCAGGTTACAGAGATGCTAAACAAGACGGCAAGTACATGCAAGTTGAGGGAATGGAAAGTATTCCACAAGCAGGTGCTAACGTTGAGTTTGCTAGTATTCCAGGAACATTCTTTAAACTAGTTAGTGTTACGCAATTAACAGGTAGTTCACCATACTCGGCATTATTACAGATATCACCAAATATGGCACTAGATGATAGTCCAGTACACGGTGACAATATTGAAATGAGAATTAGATATTCACAATGTAGATTAACAGGACACGATTATCTAGACATTGGTACAGGCGGATTTACTACTACTAACTATCCAGGTACACCAACTACTGCGGCAGATCCATTAGATGAAGCTGTAGAAGGCGGTGGAGGAAGAGTATTCTTTACAAGTACAGACCAAGATGGTAACTTTAGAGTAGGTGATTTGTTCAGTGTTGAACAGGCAACTGGTATTGCAACACTAAATGCTGATGCGTTTAGTATTTCAGGACTACAAGAACTACAACTTGGAGCAGTAGCACTTGGCGGTGCTGGTGCAACAATTAACGAATTTAGTACAGACGGTACATTTACTGCAAATAGTGACAATATTGTTCCAACCCAAAAAGCTATTAAGACATATATTACTAGCCAAATTGGTGGAGGAGCGTCAGAATTGAACGTAAATAGTGTAACAGCTGGTGTTATCAATATTCAAGGTAATACGATTACAACAACTACCGGAGTATTAATAAATACAACAGCACAGATGCATTTCACAGGCGGCGTCAGCGGCGGCCCTGTAGCGATGCAACAGTTTATATTGAGTTAAAGGAGAAAGAAAATGGCCACAGGAAGATTAGGACACGCAGATTTAGCCGCGGGCACAAATACTTCTCTATACACGGTACCTGCAAACACCTTCGGGATTGTTACGCTATCGATTTGTAATAGAGGAAATAGTGCAATTTCGGTTAGAGTTGCTGTAGCATCAGCTGGTACACCAGCGTTAAGTGAATACGTCGAATACGATGTTGAAGTCTTAGCAAAAGGTGTGTTAGAGAGATCAGGTATTGCGTTAGCGGCAGGGCAAATACTTGTTGTTTATAGTAGTGCCGTTAATGTTAGTGCAGTCGCGATGGGTATCGAGACATCTACAGCATAATGATAAATATAGTAATAAAAGGGAAACACTAAAATGGGAAGATATATTTCAACAACAGGAACTGCTAGTAGCGTTATTCGTACCGTGTCTAGTGCTTATAATGCTGTCGTTAATGATAGAATCTTAGCTAACGCTTCCAGTTCGGGATTTACAGTTACATTACCAGCTAACGCTAGTTTGATTGTAAATGATACTATTTCAGTAATAGATGTTACAGGTAATTTTAATACCAACAATGTCATACTTGCTAGAAACGGATCAAAAATCCAGAACTTATCAGAAGACTTAACTTTGGATATCAACAACGTTGCTATTACATTGATTTATTCCGGCGCCACTTATGGCTGGATTATGTCAGGTACGTAAGAGAGGAATTAAATTATGGCAGACCTGAGAACACTATTAGGCGATTCAGTTGCGGGACGTTCAGTTCCAACTAGATTCTTCTATATATACAATAATGATAGAGGAATTAACAATGGTGGTTGTTGTTGTCTTTGGACAGTACCAGCAGACATTGTTAACGTAACATTTGAGCTATGGGGTGCAGGTGCCGCAGGAGCAGGTGCATGTTGCTGTCAATTTAGTTCACAAAATGCAGGCGGCGGATCTTATAGTATAAGGTCAGTCAATACAGTGGCAGGATGCCAATATACAATTTGTGCGGCAGGTAACGGTGCATGTTGTGAAAGAGATTGCTTAGGAATTGACGGTTCAACTAGTCATGTTACAGGTTCAGGAATTGCAACTACATGTGCTAGAGGCGGATGTACAGGCAGAACTAACTGTCACGCTCACTATGCTTATAACTGTTGCTTTGGATGTTCACAGATATCAGGTGGAACGCAAGGCGATTTACGTTTAGGACATAGTAGAGGACAACCACTACAAACACATTATTGCCACAATCAAATGTGGGATTATGTACCAAGTTCACCAATGAGTGGCAACACAAGAAAAGGTCGAGATTATTGCGGTAATCCAATGACTTGTTCGGGTTGCGGATGGGGTTGTGCTCAACCTTACCCAGGTGATGCTGGATTTAACGGAACTGCATGTGGCGGTCCGTGTTGTTGGGGCCATTGGGGCTCAGGCGGCATGGTAAAGGTTTCATATAGTTAACATGACTAAATACAAACGAAGGAAATAAACAATGGCTGAAATTACAAAAAACTTTACATATGATATCCCCGACGCTTATTTGAGCCAAACGAATAATGACGGGGACACAGCAACAGCGTCTTACACAGGTCCAGATAGCCTGTATATATACGTTGATGCAACATCAGGGAAAAACACCCTATCACAAAATCCACCAGATGAGGATTTTCATTATAACCCAACTACAGATACTACACCAGAAGGTGAAAGATTAGTTACTTTAGATTGTGCTGGAGAAGACACATTAATGTGTGCCATTTTCCTTCCGCATACAGTAACACTTACACAAGCTGACGTAGTTACTGCACTACCAGAAGGTTATGGCAACTATGCAACACAATGGCCACCATACCCAGATCACGGATACGAAAGAGATTTATGCGTACACGATGAAGGTACTGGTAATTGGACACTTACATGGAAACAACCTTGGCAGACGTGGGAAACATTGACACAATTAAGAAATGACAGATTGGATTCAACTGATCACAGAGTATCAGCAGATTCTCCTGATAGTGTAAAGAATCCATGGATTGCATTTAGAACAAAATTACGTGAACTACCTGTTACGTACGGCAGAGGTACATCAGCAGAGATTCCAGCACACATGGTTAAGTTTCCAGAAGAACCAAGTGTTGGCGGATACGCTGAAGCACCTTCAACTGACGGCGTAGGAATAGGTTAAGGAGAAATATAAATGTCTGCATTAAGATCATTACTACAGCTTGGAACAGATTCGGGAGCCGCGGCTCTACGTACAATCTATGTTTACCATAGTTCGTTCGATGCTGTAAGAGATAACAATCCAGGTTGCTGTTGTGCATGGACACCAAGTTCAGATGTAACATGGGCGGCTTTTGAAACATGGGGCGCAGGTGGCGATGGTGGCGGTGGCTGTTGTTGTATGGGAGGGGCTCCAGGTGGAGCAGGATCATACGGTAGAAAAATTGCTGAAGTAGCACCAGGTGCAGTATTTACATTATGTGCTGGAGCGGCAGGTTGCTGTAGACCAGTTCAAGGATGTGTAGGTTGCGGTAGTTATGCATGTTCACCAACAGGTTGTTGTTCAGGCGGTTACATGTGCTTATGCTCAAGTGGCGGCGGATATGGTTGTGCAACTTGCGGATTTGGTTCTGCATGGGGCGGTCATTGCGGATGTCCAAACAGAATGTGCGGTTGTGTAAAAGGTGCAGACTTTAGTATGTGCGGCTTTAACGGCGGCGGAGCAGGTACATCAATGTGTTCAAGCTCAGCTTGGGAAAACATGACATCAGCACCATACGGCGGACAAAGTGCTAGAATGTCAAGAGATAACTGTTATAAAACACACGGCAGAGATGCAGGTGGTCCAGCTGACTTCCCAGGAGGAGGTGGCGGAACAATGCACACTCACAACGGTTCTTGTTACTGTGGTGGACCAGGTGCTGGTGGATTAGTAGTTGTTTACTATCAATCGGACGTGGGTTAGGAGATATAGATGTCAAATTTAAGAGATTACATTCCAGGTTATGTTGTAGGCACAAGTGCTCCAACAGCATTTACAGTAAGTTATGCATGGAACTCAGATCACAACGAAGCGTGGCCAGCACAAGCATATGGTGTGCCACCAGAATCAAGATATTATTGTAACAACAACGGCGGAAAATGTTGTAACTTCGTTGTACCAACTAGTGCTACATTTGCAGTATTTGAAATGTGGGGCGGTGGTGCGTCAGGAACAGGTGGCTGTTGCTGTATGCAAGGTTACCCAGCTGACTCAGGCGGTTACGCTATTAAGTCTACTAACGTAGCAGGTGGTGATTCGTTTACAATTTGTGCAGGACGCTCAGGTTGTTGTTTAAATGCTGGCGGTAACTACGCAGGTGAGAATAGTTTTGTAATGGGAACACCCAACGGAGCATCATGTTTTTGTGCTGTAGCTTGTGGTGGATACTGTAGTAACTGTACACATTGTCATGGCTTCTTTAGCTGTTACGGATGTTGCATGAACTGTCATAACTGTCAAATTCAACCTAATAACGTTGACTTTGGTATTGCAAGTACAACTGGTTCGTCACAAAGATCACAGCATTGCGGTGATAGAGGATTACAATTAACACCAAGTGCGCCAATGTCACAATCAGGACCAAAAATGGGTCCAAATGGTTGTTGTACACGAGGCGGCGAGTGTAATGGATTTGGTTCATGGCCAGGCGGCGCTGGCGAAGCAGGACAGGTATATGGCGGCGGTTGCTGTTGTGGTTCACCTGGTGCTGAAGGTGCTGTATACGTGGTGTATTATTAAAGGTAACAATAGGAAAAGAATATGATAGATCCAAATGCAAACAACAAAGTCGTAGAAATTACAAAACAATTTTCATACGATATGCCCGATGCTTACTTGTATCAAACTGCTAATGAAGGTAATGTTGGTACGTGGACGTATGAAGGGCCTAAAGAGTTATGGGTATTTTTAAGAAAGCGTGATAATAAGCGTACCGGCCAAACAAGATTTGCTTACGAAATTGAAGATAATTACATGCCAAACGCAGGTGATTACATGGTTAAGATTAACTGTGAAGAAGATCCGTTGTTATGTGAATTAATGGAAACTGATCAAGATACACTTTTCCTTGAAGGAAGAGAAATGGTCAGCGAAACATTACCTGTTAACGATTGGGAAGGTAATCCATTTGTACATATTGAACCTAAAGTTCCTACACCAGATCACACTTACGATAGAGACCAAATTGAATACAATCCAGTTTCACAAGAATGGGTTAGACCTTTTCCGTTTGTTAAACCACACACTAACTGGGAAGAAATTAAAAAAGTACGTTGGTCAAAACTAAATGCGGCGGATGGACACGTATCAGAAGACATGCCATCAAGTTTACTTACTGCTTGGACTGACTATAGAACAGCATTAAGAGAAATTCCAGCTACATATGGCGCGGCTTGGACAGTTGCAATAGCAACAGCAGGTTCAGGATATGCAGTAGGCGACAACTTCAACGTTGACGCAAGTGTATTTGGACTTACAGCGGCAGATGTAGGCAAATTAGATGACCTAAGTCAGCCAATGGGAACACGACCAGGATTTGATTTTGAAGCGGCAACTAGTGGTATGGACGATACTGCTATTGTTAGTGAAAATGATTCATTAGATGTAAACATTATTGTTACAGCAGTTAGTAGTAGCGGTGCAGTTACAGCAGTTAGAACACGTAATGCATTTAACGCAAGACACATTAAAGAAGCAAGAACTCTTAATGCAGTAGCAACTACAGCAACTACAGATGCAGGCTCAGGCGCTGTATTTAATTTAGCTAAAGTAGTTAGAATTGACCCTTGGAAAGTAAGATTCCCACAAAGTCCAAACGCTCAAAGACCGGGTGTATATGGTGAAAGAGATCAATTCCCAGGTGCAATAGGACGTTACTTAACTGACGAAGCTCGCAACGATCCTGCAGATGGTTGGTTAATGGAGCATACATATCATCCATCAACTGGACACTTTGTTCCACCTGAATCAGGCGGTAACTATTTTGCGGCAGATTTGGCAAGATTAAATTTAAGCACAGACGGAACATCATTTGATGATGGCATTGTTGACGGCTTATCAGCGGCACCAAATGACGCATTAGGCAATCCTCGTATTGCTGGAACAATAACAGCCAGAAAACAAAGCTAACACCTCTATCTTCATTAAATATCTGTACAATACAACACTTTAATTGTAGAAGGATATAACATGACAGATAAAAGAAATACGGCTATTTTTATCAATGGTGGTGCTGGCAGAGTTCTTGCTAGTATTCCAGCACTTGAGAAGTTCGCTGAGGAAAATCCAGAAGATAACTTTATCATTGTTTGCGAGGGCGGTACTGACTTTTACAAAGGTCATCCGATTCTCCATGCAAAGGCATACGATCACTGGCACAAAAACTTATTCCAAGATAAACTTAAAGATATGAATCTATTAACACCTGAACCATATAGGGTGTTTGAGTACTACAACCAACAATGTAGTATTTCAGAAGCATATGATATTCAAATCAATAATAAAGGCTTACGTAAAGTAAAAAAGCCAATCTTAAAACTATCAAGAGAAGAACTTCTTTTTGGTAAGAAACTTATTGATGAAGTAAAAGAAAAAACTAAGAAAGACAAAGTAGTTGTTTTTCAACCATTTGGTAGAGCAGTACAACATGAAGGTGGTGTTATTACTGACTGGAGTGGTAGAAGTTTTGAAGCTGAAAACTCAGTTAATATTGTTAAGAAACTTTCAAAGAAATATGCTGTTATTCATATGGCAGAATTTGGTATTGACTTTTCAAAGCACGGTATTAAAGATGCTGTAGCAAGTCCTATGGGAGCAGATTTAAGACATTGGTCCGGAATTATTGCTAACGCAGATTACTTCTTAGGATGTGATAGTGTAGGGCAACATATTGCACACGCACTAGATAAAAAAGCAACTGTAGTAATTGGTTCTACTTTCCCTATTAACGTATCATATCCAGATAATAAAGATATTGATATTTTAGATATGGGCGAGGGTGCTAGAGTGTATTCTCCAATTAGAGTTACAACAGACGAGTACGCAGATAGAATTAATGATGGCATTATGGCAATGAACGATAAAGTTGAAAATGTTATTATTGAGTCAGTATCTAATGGTATTCGAGGTAAAAAGAAAGTTGGGGCTCAGTACAACAGTACTAGTGATTCAGCCTTACCTGCTACTTCTGCTCCGCTAACTGTATAGTAATGAAGAGATTATTTGTATTCGGATGTTCTTATACATCATGGAACTGGCCAACATGGGCAGATTTATATGCACAAGAATTTGACTACTACGAAAACTGGGGCCTACCGGGTCTAGGTAATCGTGCTATTGCAGAACGTGTCGCCGAGTGCAACTTTAAAAACAAATTTACAGAAGATGATACTGTAGTAATACAATGGTCAAGTCATTTAAGACATGACTGGTTAAAATTTACAGAAGACGATCATGAAAGTTGGAAAACTAAAGGTAGTATTTTCAACTATCATAACGTAGAAAAATTTAGTAAGCATTTTCTTGATACATTTTTTGATGAAAAAGCATATTTTTTACATACTTTAAATAATATTCTACTTACTACTGGACTATTAAAGAGTACTAAATGTAAATTTTTTATGACTAGTATTAGTAAATTAAACACATTAGGTAGTGATATACCACACCAAGACGGCCATGGCGAAAATATAAGAAACAATCCAAAGTTATCAAATGCTTGGGAAGAGTTTGGCCTACAAGAATACAATGAAATATTTGAAGAGGATCATTGGTTAGAACCAATTGGATTACATGGGTGGAATAGGCCTGATCTAAGTTGGTGGTTTACTGATGACTCTAATAATAAATGGGTAGAATTACACCCTAGTCCACAACAACATCTAAGTTGGCTTCAGTCAAACCTAAGCCAAGAATTAACAGATGAGCAACAAAATATGATAGATACTGTTGTAGATTGTAAAACTAATGATTACATTGAAACTATTAAAAAAATAACCAGTATGCAAATAGCAAATTGGGATAGAAGTTACAGAGGATTATAAATGTCAAGTAAAAAACCAGTATGGATTGCAGGTATTGCCAGGGGTCACAATGGTGGCGTATGTTTAATGAAAGATGGAGAAATTATATTCTCAATTGAAGAAGAACGTTTAACTAGGCAGAAGTATGATGGCGGTCCTTATGCAAGTATGATTAAGATACTTGAGTATACTGATAAACTAGATTTTCTAGTTGTTGCACATACACAGAATTTAGAACAAACTGCTGGTAAAGTAGACTTTAGTGGTGACGATGTATATACTGGATTAGCACGTAAGCTAGGACTAATTAAAAGAACACCATATGACGGAAATAGCCATCCTCAAGTAATTGACATGTCGAACATTCATCACAAATTACACGCGGCATGTGCATTTTATCGTTCAGGGTTTGACGATGCTGTAGCACTTATTGTTGACGGCGCTGGTACATTTATTACTTTAGACATTGGTGGACAACCTACTACTGTTTGGGAAACTGAAAGTATTTACGATTGTAATTATCCTGATAACTTTAAAACATTATACAAGCACATTGGTGCTAATGGACCGTTAATGGGTGCATGGATGCCTGAGTTTTCAAGCGAAATGTATGATGAACCTAAAGACGCAACACACGAATTAGTTATATCTGAAAATGCAGGTATTGTTAAGTCATACGAAGCAGTTACAGAATACTGTGGATTTAGTTTTATTGAAGCAGGCAAAACTATGGGATTATTTCCATATGGTAAGCCAAACTCTAAAGCACCTAAAATCTTTAGAGATGACACACTTGTACCTGGCGCAGATAGAGCTGTAATTGTTCCAACATATCCTAATGGTGCTCATGTTAACTATAACATGCACGAGTACTTAACTATACATGGCAATGATGACTCTGACGTAACAACAATACAAAACAGACGTGACATGGCGTATGCTATTCAAACAGAAAGCCAAGACCAAGTTGTAAGATTAATTCGTAAAGCAGTTGAAATGTCAGGTAAGAATAAAGTAGTTATTAGTGGCGGATACGGACTTAACTGTGTTGCTAACTACTATTACTTAAAAGCTCTTAAAGACGAAGGCATTGAAATTTATGTTGAACCTGTTTCAAATGATGCAGGAACAGCAATGGGCGGTGCAATGTTGATGCATAGACGATTAACTAAAAGTAATAAAGTTGAACCACAACAAGAAACATTGTATGAAGGACCAGCATACTGTTATAACGAAAAAGATTTGTGGATGACAGCAGAAAAATATGGTGCTACAATAGAAGATGCAGACAACGCTAAGGCAGTAGAGTTACTTGTAGACAGAAAAATTGTTACTTTGTTCCAAGGACGTTCAGAGAACGGACCACGTGCATTAGGTAACAGAACTATCATGTATGATCCAAGCGATCCTAATGGTAAAGATTATATTAACAAAGTTAAAAGACGTGAATACTTCCGTCCGTTTGCAGGTAGTATCTTAGAAGAAGATGTACACGAATGGTTTGACCTGCGTGGCATGGAAAGTTCACCTACAATGATGTATGCTGTTAACTGTCAACCAGGTATTGCAGAAAAGATACCTAGTATTATACACGTTGATGGTACTTGTCGTATTCAAACTGTTAATAGAAAACAAAACGAACATTACTATGATATAATTAAAGCGTTTAAAGAAAAAACAGGAACTAGTATTATCTTTAATACTAGCTTTAACCTAGGCGGTGAACCGTTAGTTGAAACATTAGACGATGCTATACGTACACTTGCTAACAGTGATATTGAATATCTTTATCTTCCAGAATACAACAAACTAGTAACTGTAAAAAATTAAATGTCAGAGCAAGACTTTGTTCAGTACTTTGATTTAAAGATCAATTGGTCTAAAGATACAGATGGTTGCGGCAATCAAATGATTGACGACTTTTTAGATGCAACACAGGCAATAAGTCAAGATACAAAATTTAAAAATGTACTTGAATGGTGCAGTGGTCCGGGCTATTGGGGCTTTGGATTACTAGCAACCGGTATAGCTGAACATGTTACTTTGGCAGATATATACGAACCAAACAAGCCAGCTGTACTAAAGACAATTAAAGAAAACAATTTACAAGACAGAGCAACATTTGTTCTAAGCGACAACTTTACAAACATTCCCCAACAGAAATTTGACCTAATTGTTGCTAATCCGCCACACTTTAATATGGATCCGTATGTAGCACACTATGATGATCCAAGGAAGTATAAAGATTTAGACTGGTCTATACACAGAAACTTCTTTAATACTGTTAATGATTACTTAACTGACAACGGAGTAATTGTACTTGCAGAAAATGTGTGGGGATCAAATCCTAACACATTTCAAGACATGATTGACGACAATGGATTACAGATTACACGTCATTTCGTAAGCAAACAATACCCTTTAGACATGTGGTATTTAGGTATTACACGTTTAGACAGCTAGTAATCGTAACAGTCCATAATTAGGTAAATATACTAAAGAGGAATGTAAAAGGTACAATGAGCTTCGATATCACAAAATACTTTAGACGTGGACAGAACCAAACCATTGAGTTTCGTAACGGAACCAACTTGTCTTACGCTGGACCTAGTTATACATTATTAGAATCAGGAACCGAATTGGACCGCTGGTACGTTGGTAGTTACTTTGGAGTTGAATATACTATTGCCTGTGACGTAAACAGTACACGAAAAGAAATATTAAAATGTTTAGCTACAGCTAGTACTAGTGAAGCAAACATTGTTGTGTACGGTCGCAGTAATTTAGGATCAGACTTAATACAATTAGAAGTCGAAGTTACTGATTCTTACTTTAAATTAATGGCATATCCTAGAGTGCAAGACGATTCAACATCAATTCAAGGTGCAAAGGTAATTTATTCTGCAAACTACTACGCTACACAAAACGAACCTACAGCAACATTACAAGGATCAAACATAGCGGCAAACGCACCAATTTACACATTA